TCATACCAATGGGGACCCTGATTGTATCAGTCTATATTTTTCACTCATAGTAACTATATAGACCCTTACATTCGTAAGTTCGTCAGTCCTATTGGACATTCTCACCATAAATATTTTAGCATCTCGACCTTTCATAAGCCATATCCTATATAAGCAACTTAGGTTTCTTTCAGCCAACTTCACCTAGCTTCATACACATTCAGGCTACTACCATTACATTCATGGAGGAAGATTAGGTAACTCGTTTCAACTCAACATGACGGCTTTCCTTCTGAGTTTCGGTTAATCAGTTGTAATTGCTTATTTAGTAATTCTCCTATTTCGTGCCTTATGTACTTATAAGGAACCGTTTCGCACCTGTCATAGTTTGTGTCAGATATCAAAACTGTTCATTGCACTTATTTGACTATACCGCAACATTTGGTTGGTTATTATTCAAAGCAGATTAAATTTCTTTTTTGGGGCACCCTATCTAAGAGGTGACTTAATATGAATTTTCCAATAATCCATACAAATTTTTGGGATGCTGTGATAGCAGTACCGGTAGTAATGATTCTAACTCAACTAATAAAAGTTTTTTTTAAAGTCCCCGATAAGTTTGTGCCCCTTACTGCACTAATACTGGGTTTATTAATTTCCATTTTCATTAGTCATCGACACAACTTAATTGCAGGTGTTTTTATGGGCTGGTTTTATGGATATGCTGCTATTGGCAATTACGCTTCATTAAAAACGGCAGTTATAGCCTTTAAAAATAAACATGGAGCTCCTTTCAAGTAAGAAAATAATTGAATAATAATAGCTATGAAATAATGGCTAATAATTTCTACTATTTGATTTAGGATGGTTGTTAGAGAATTAATTAACAGTATGTGTCTAATAACCTTAAAACACCTATTTATAATTACGAAAATTTTGTGTAAAATGGCTAATGAACAAAAATGAACGTAACATCAATTGCTTAAATACAATTTCATAATTGCCCAGTTGGTGCTGTTAATGAATGATTTCTTTAGACAATTCCTTTGGATGTTTTAGTCCAAACGATTGTCATAATCATAGAAATTATTATTAATACATTCATTTAACTCAACTGGAGATTAAATGAACTGTACGGTCCAATTCTTTAAAAACATTTTGGATTCGGCTCCAAGTAAACAAATGAAATAAATATAACCGATAATACAACCTAAAAATCCTTCCTCTACCAACTAATATCTCCGGGTACTATCTTCAAGTGTCAGCTCTTTAAAACGGCAGTTCCTGCGGCAATCGATCCTGCAACTCATCAAGCCGCTGCCTATCTTCTGTATCTAAAGAGAAATCCATCATGAAATATAGATCAACTTCTTCCAGCAAAAATTCATAGAGAGCGATGTGATTTATGGGCAGTTACTTTTGAACCTATTTAATTTGTCAAACTGCCCACAAAACAAAACCCTCGATACCAATCGATATCAAGGGTTCTAGCTCTTAGTACATATTCATGTATTGCTCGCGTTCCCATGGGTGGACTTGCGTTCTAAACATACTCTGTGTCATTGAAGCAAAAAACCTATACAAGTTAAAGTAAACAACTATACAGTGTACAATGTCCCTGTTCTTCTTTCCTCCCATACAGGTGAAAAAAATGAGAGCTAGGCTATGTGGTAGACAAGATTAGAAATAAATATGGCTCCGCATCCCTGTTAAGAGCTGTTTCATATACCTCTGCTGGAACTGCTTTGCATCGGGTCAAACTGGTTGGTGGGCATAAGAGGTAACGAACACCATAATTATTTCAATCCCCGGTTAAGAAATAGGTGTGAAGAGTTGATGAGGGTATACATAAAAAAAGCACAAAGCAATTTTCCTTGAAAACTTATGATTTATTAAAATAGGGCTGAGCTTGAGGGAAGGTAAGAGATTAAATGATTAGTTTCATTTTTACAACCATATAGACACCATCACTTGTGAAGTAAGGGAGAAATGTCCAAGCAAACTTAATCATTTGGAATAAACTTAACTAATCCTATATAAGTGAGGTGTTAATTCGATGGGATATTGTTTTATCACTCGAAAAACAGGTCCAAGACAACTCAATCATGAATATTGTCCAACAAGCCAGCATGATTGTTGTACAACAAACCCAAAATCGTCGATATTTTTAAGTATTAACCCGTCTACACTATGTTCGTCAAATTCAGGAAATAACACAGGATTTATTTCTGGCCAAGTGTTCATAAATGGGAGTCCTGCTGAAGCAGGGGTGATTGTTAGCCTTTCCGTAAGTAACCCGTCTCTTGGTATTCTCATCCCCACTGCGACTATTACCAATGCAACTGGGCATTTTACAGCTGTATTTATCGCCACAAACGGTACGGGTACAGTCTCGATTATTGCCACGCTGCCAGATTGTCCCGGAACAATCGCCAGCATTCCAATTACCATCACCGACTGTTCTCAACCTACCGCAACTATTAATAACTTCAATGCTGCTCAAAATCCCATATGTACAGCCGGAACAGGTGGAAACACATCCAATCTTTCGGGTCAAGTGTTCGTAAACGGGAGTCCTGCCGGAGGAGTAACTGTACAATTTCAAGTAAATGACAATAATCTTGGTAGCGTCAATCCATCCTCGGTTACAACGGACACAGCGGGAAATTTTAACGCAACATTTATAGCTAATAGCAATACAGGTATAGCGAACATTACAGCAACTCTTCCTTCCTATGGAACAAATGCAACTACGTCAATTACCATTAATAACTGTGGTGTTTAGCGAAATAAAGTTTTTTTATTCAACTTACTGGCGCTTTAGTTTAACAAACGATTATCCAAAAGATGCCCATCTCGATTAAGAGAAGGGACTTTTTCTATGCAAAATATCAAATTACTCTTCAGGGGGCTTACCGACATGCGCACTAGCACTAATAAAAATGTCTTCTTCTTTATATAATAAGACGTTAAAATTTCCTGGCTCTTCTGGTTCATACAAATCATCAAAGACATTCTTTAGAGATTCACTCGTATATTCAATAACTTCCATTTGGGGATTGTCCCGATAGAAATATTCCTTAACCTTTACAGCATCGTTCGGAATCACCTTTTTCATTTCATTTAATACTTGTTCTTTCGTCCAATTGGCTTTGTCTGTCCTTATTAACATAAAATAAAAACTATTGGCTTTACCCTCCCAAAAACCTGGTTGTATGTAATCGTTTTTAAAACTTGCCAGGTCGTTATTTCCTGAATTAGGTCCATAATTTTGTTCAAACACTTTTAAGGTGTCACCTAACCCACCTTCTGGTGTAATCTGAGTAACTTCTTTCTCATCATTTTCTTTCTGTTCCTCTTTTGGTTGAGTCTCTATTTTATCAGTACATGCCGTAAGACACAGTAGAGAAAGTGATACTATACTAATTAGTAATATTTTCTTCATTTTTACACCCCTCCTAACAACTACCATTTATTTTATCATAGTATGTAGTGAAGAATTAGGATTTATTTAACAGAAATATCAATGGGGTAAAGCCCCCCTCAATTAAAAGAAGGGCTTTTATTTTACAAAACCTTTACAAGGACTTTTATCCTGTACGTCAAATATAAATGGTGTGAGTTTCTAACTATAGGAGGGATTAGATGGGGAATATTGGAGAACGATGGTATGAATTAAAGGAACATAATTGGTGTAATTACGTACTTACATTTTGTGATTGGTTTTGATATTACCGCAGAGGAAAAATAAAATTTACTGTCTATGATTTCCGAGATTGTTATAATGCGTCCGCTTCAAATGGAAAACTAACTGTTTATCAATGTTTCGGAAGTGCACCAGAACAAGCAAAGGAAATGGCTATTTGGATATTGTTAAATTTTAGCAGTAATAAAAGCAGAGCCCCTATTCGTATAAAATAAGGACTCTTTGTTTACTTCCCTGTGATATAACCTCGATCAATAGCTACGTATACCAACTCTAGAGCTTGAGCGACAGTTAATTCTCCCTTAGCTTGCTTTTCACGCCACTCTTTTCCTAGCGCTGGGTCTTTGTTCTCGAAACGTGATAATACTCTCAATACTGCGTTAGCAGCTTCTTGAGTACTTGGTTTAAATGGTTGACTCATTTCGTCTTCCCCCTTATTAATTGCTGCAGGTATAACGATTTTCTTTGCGCTTAAATTTAAAAACTTAGCGACACCTCGTGCATAGGCAGCTGCCATGTCCTTAATAAAACTATTATTCTTTAGCAGATCTGCATCTTTGGAGTCGATATAAGCAATTTCTGTTAAAACAGCTGGCATATTAGTTTGCCGAACAACAGCAAGATTACCTTGTTTCTTGTCGTCACCATGTGGGCCTAAACCGTATTTCTTAGCAGTTTCAAGGGCTTCCGTATTTACTAGGCTTTGCAGTTTTATAGAACCAGCACTTGGTTTTGTATAAATATAAGACTCATAGCCTGTACCTCCACCAGCGTTCACATGATTGGAGATAAATACATCTGCCCCATCTTTATTAGCTATATCAGCACGTTCAGATAGTTCTAAAAAAACATCTGTGGACCGTGTAAGTGTCGTGTCATGACCTGTAAAGTTTTCATCAAGATATTTTTTCATTTCTTTTGAGATATCCAAAACGAGGTTTTTTTCTTGCAGTCCGTTTGCTACCCCACCCGGATCTTTCCCGCCATGTCCTGGATCCATTTTGATTATTTTTACCATCGTTATCACCTCATATTTTATTTATATGAATAAAAAATCCATCCGTGTGGACGACCTATTTTTCCTTCTTAAACCAGCCTGTATGGGTGTTCTTCCAAATCACATACACATTGACGACTAGTGCGGCAAATGCAGAAACAAGAACCACAAAAGCATTAATACTTTGTTCCGTAAACCACTCAAATGCAATTCCAACAGTGGACAAGAAAAAAAGAAGGGCTGTAAGGAACCCTCCTAGTAACATAGCTATATCTTTTTTCATCTCAATGACCTCCCTTTAAAACATTATAAAAAAATAGCGATAGCCCCGCCGATAATACCGGTGCTAATCGCTGTGACAATAGTTGCTGCTATGGTCCTTTTAATCCATGTAGTATTCTCGTCAATTTTGTTCAATTTCTCATTCATCGATATTATCTGCTGATCATGACGATCTGATGTTCTTTCTAAGACATTGACCCGATTTTCTAGTAATTTAATGTCACTCTTAATTTCTGTTATTTCTTTATCATTCGTGTTCAGTGCAGTTCCCTCCAATGACCATCGCCCCCTTTTATACAGACTTTTTTTACAGTAAAGGTATTATTTAGATTATTCGCTACGCCGGTAATAAATTTTTTATTAACTCCTCCAGTAAGGCTTATTGTTGCATAATTATCCGGCTTACTAATCCATTTATTAGGAGTTAATTTAATTAAGCCGCTTTCTTTATTATAAACGACCACCTTTTCGTAACTTCCAGAACCAATATTAGGATTTTCTTTTAAATGAAGAGACTCGAAAATCTTGGCATAATTAAACAAGTGGCTATGAAACGTAAAAAAGATATGCTGCAGACAGCTAATGCGATAATCATCATCCCTGTGGAAAAACTACTGTCGAAAAGTCCTATAAGTGTCCGGCCATTAAAACAACTTCTAATCCCTTAAAACAAAATATAAATCATAATACACGTAATGATATGCCTCATTTTTCTAATGTGGATAATTCTGTGGATGAACCCTTTGAACAAGCTAATTTTATAGCTCATTGGATTCCAGAAAGATTTTCTAACCTAGCAAGCTTTTTTATCATGAGGCTAATACTATTCAAGAGTTTTGAAGAATTGTTAAACAGTGTAATAAAGTTGTTAATACCGTTACACAAGCTAGATGCTTCGATGATCACCATGAACTAAGTATTGCTATCCAGGCATTTAAGGCATTTGTCATGAAAATAAAAAATGGTGTGCGAATCGATAACATATTTGGCTACTTTAACGGAATTGTGAACAAACTCATGGACAAGCTATACTTTGATGTTGATTTTATGGGTATTAATTAATCTCTGCAAAAGTGCATGGACATCAAGTATAAGTTGTTACTTCGCAAATGGTTTTTTATGTTCGCAGGTAATGTATGAAAATACTAAAGGAGTTATCTCTAGGTACACACACTCATTTTGTAATATATTTGTAAGATTTATAACACAAAAAATAAATATGGTAGATTTATACATACAAAATAGAGTGAGGAGAGAGATAAATGTATAAAGAATTGTTGTTATAGCAACTATGAGCCTTTGTCTTTTTGCATGTAGTTCAACAGAAAGTAAAGAGGATAGTAACAGCGCAGAAAAAGTAAATGAAATTGAGAAAAATATTGTATCTATTGAAGACGAAAATAAAGAAACTCAAGAAATAAACAATCCTAACCCGGATGTTCAGGATTTTCAGGAACTAGCTATAAAAGAAGTAGTAACTACAAAAGATGAGAATAAGACAGAGCCAATAAACAATGATGACAAAGAGCCGGATACTTATGTCCTTGATGGTCAAACGTATGTAAAATGGATGGATGACCCATATTCTATTGATCATGCCATATATTATTTATTTCATATTGATTTGACCCTCTGCAATCTTTTTAACAAGTATGGATGGATAAGAGATTTCTCCCTTGTCGCTCATATACATAATATCAACGGGCATTTTCTCTTCGTATGAATACATAAACAAACCTTTCATTTTTATTAAGCCGTTCTCCTTGGGAGTACCCGCAGGTCTAAAAACACATATAAAAGTATGGATAATAGCAGACGAATCTGCATATGAACTCGCTCTGTTTTTTATTGATTTAACAACATTTTCGTGTGTATGATAGGTAAAATCGCATCTACTCTCCTTTTTGGGTAGAGAAAAAGGAGCCTATAAAGCTCCTCCTATGTTCACTCTACGAGATTATAATACTTCTTAACATCATAGCCATTTCCTTTGTAGTAATCTAATATTCCTAGAAAAATAGCATCCGCTGCTTTTTGACGCCAAGATGGTGATGCTAATTTTTCATTATCAGAGGCATTACTTATGAAGCCTAACTCCGCAAGCACAGCAGGCATGTTCGTTTTTTTAAGAACTAAATATTTATTGGTTTTCACTTTACGATCTCTGAGATTCCAAGCTTCAATTAGTCTTGCTTGAATGGCTTTTGCTAGTTCTGCACTTTCAGTAATTCTAGTATTAGTCGCAGCAGACTTATAATAATAGGTCTCAGTTCCGTTTGCACTGCTATCGTCAACAGAATTCGCATGAATGCTGACGAAAATATCCGCTTTTAAATTATTAGCAAAAGCTGACCGGTTATCTGGAGAGATATAAACATCTTTCTCTCTAGTAAGCTGAACATCAAATGGTGTTTGTTTTAACAATTGCTTGACCTTTAGAGCAGTATCTAAGACAACCGTTTTTTCATAGAGACCAAAACCAACTGCTCCCGGGTCTGTACCGCCGTGACCTGGATCGATGACAATCGTTTTATCCGCCAAAGGTGATGATGCAGGTGGTGCGTCGACTGAAGAACTTACGTATGAACTACTAACAAACCCTTCTTTTGCACCCGTTTGAATGTATATCCAGTTTCCTACTTTGTGCGCTGATTTCACACTTGCTCCATTAGCAACTGATGCAACCACTGGGTATTTCGTAGTTGGGCCTGATCGAACATTTAATGAATTTGATGTTACGAATAATTCATTGCTAAAGGTAACTGAAGAATTAACACGCAGTTTGGGATTTATGGCTCTTGCCAAGAAAATAGAAAAATCCATTCGCGTTAATGAATGATCCGCTCCAAATGAGCCATTCGTCATTCCTTGAGCAATTCCTATGCTCATCAGAGCATTTGCTGCACCCGATAGCGTACCTCCGAATTCGTAGCCAAATGCTTTACTAATCATGACAGCCATTTCTCCGCGGCTAACAACAGCCGCAGGCCTAAATATGCCACCGCCATAACCCGATAAAATCTTCTTATCTACTGCCGATTGTATGTATCCTGATGCAAAGTTACCCGAACCGACATCTTTGAACTCTGTTGGCCTCTGTTGTCCATTTAGTTCCAGGGCTCTTCCTATCATCGCTGCTGCTTGATCTCTTGTAACTAAATCATTCGGATTGAATCTACCATTCAGTGATCCGCTAACAATATCACCAGTAGCTAGATAGGTAATTTCATTGTAAGCTCGATGATTTTGAGAGATATCTGTAAACGTATTGGAAGCATGGACTTTTGAACCTCCCAGAGGTATCCAAAGACTAATCAACAAAACAATACTGAGAAGCAATTTAGTTTTCTTCATCCTACTGTGTGTTCCTCCTTTTATTTTCACTGTCATTTTACCACACAGCTCGACATTTAGAAACAAAAAATGGTAATTTATCAAAATAGTACTAATGAGAAATGGGCGATATCGGATAATGAGAAAGCTTGTGTAGTAAAGGATTTTTCTCCCGCTCGAATAAAGAGAAGAATGGAGCTGTTCTGTTCTCTAATATGCCATCATAAGCCTTCTCTCTTTAATTAGTAACTTTTGGTAGTAATAATGATGGTAATTATATGCCTAAATCGAGTTTATTTAACTCATTTGTCAGGATATTAAAAAAGTGCGGTCTCCCTTCACTCCCTATCCATTCATTGAGACATACACATGCTGTTTTGCAGTTAGAAGCCGGTGCAGACATGAAATATATCCAAGAACGGTTAGGCCATGGAAGTATGCAAATAACTTCTGAGGTTTATTCGCACATCAGTAAAAAAATCGATCAAGACCAAATGAACAAATTCGAAAAACATATGAAAAATGTCCTTGAATAATTTATTTTTTGGAAATTATTGGGCAATTGCTAAATTCACAAATTTAACGTTCAATAACTTCTGCTTCTATGATCTTATTGCCTTCAAAGTAAATATCATACACAGGGTATTTCGCTTTCTTATTGGCTAAATCTAAAGACATATTATTATACCTAGTAAAAATTCTTACTTGATTTTCTGATCTAGTATATTCATATTGGTATGCGATTTCCGGATCATCTTTAAATACAATCTTCTGATACCAACACCCATTTTTAGAGTCATATGAATCTACAAGTATATCACTATTCTCTTTAGATGCTCCTTGATATTCAATTACTCTTGCTATTCTTTCATTAGCCCGTTTTTCATAAAGGAAAAAGTTTAGTTTTATTCCTCCCCATACCAGAAAAAAAATTAGAAACATTGAAAATAAAACTATTAGAAACTTTTTCATTCTTTACAACATCCTTTTGGTGTAATTTTACACTTTTAAGTTTAATGTAAAAAATGGATATTGGCAAACCTGTTTTGTTACAAGCCACACATAAAAGAAGACATAAAAAATACACCTACTTTTCAGTAGTGCTTGCTGCACTTCTTCTTCCTAATGTATAAGAAAAAACCCCACCAAAAGGCGAGATTGTTTACCTGAATTATGGAAATTGAGTAACTTCTACCAAAGTCCATGTTTCTGAAACTTCATCATAGGTTGCTTTATACATGCTTACAGAATCATTACTTCTTTTAACACCAAATGAGACACTGATTTCATCAGAACTTGGTTGAATGTCTACATTAAAATTAAAGCTTTGGAACTTAAAACAATATACCTGGTTATCGTTCAAATAATCCCCATCCTGTGACATGCATCTGTCTTGAATAAGAAACCTTTCCATCTTCGGCAGCCTAGCTACTGCTCTTTCTAATCTTTCACAGTATTCTTTTCTATATCTTTGTTGATCAGCATTATAGATTGCGATTGAGCCTGTTTGATTAGTAGGACCATGATAACGAACTTTTGAGCTCTCTGTTATAGAAGCTCCCGTTCTTCAACGATTAAGTATTTATATAAGCGATATTTCTCCAATTCTGCTTCCACAGCTGATTGTGTAGCTTTTCTATCTAATTCAGGTAATTCAAAGGTCATCGTATCCCTCATTTCTCAGGAACACCCTGAGCCGAAACCCAGGGCGAAAAGATTAATGTTTAACTGCTGCTTCTTCTAGTTCAAGTTGTCCAGGAACAACACTTGCCGTTCCATCTTTATCAATTGAATATTCCACACCTGCATACGGATCTTCATAGAATTCCTCAATAGACATTTGTGAAGGTTGAAGTACTAGAGAAACATTCCCACCAGCATGAGGATAGAGTTTATTTACCTTACCTTCAGTATCACCTTTAATATTGAATTTAAGAACTGTTTTCTTATTATCCCGTTGGATAGATACGAATTCAGCACCAATTGCCTTCGTGTCGCTTTCTTCCACAGTTAGAAGAGTGATTAAACAGGCATTTTTAAAAGTTCATCAGCATGTGGTAATTCATCGCTTAATACATGGAACATCAGGACCTCTTTTTTTATCATCCTTTTGCAGCTTTTTAAATAAAACGTTCAATTTTACAGTTGTCATGAATAGCACTCCTTTAATAGTGGTTTTTAAGAGATTAATGAACAAGTAGACTAATTACACCTAAAACATAAGATAGTAGATTAACTGCATGATTTCTAGCCTTAGAAAGCCTTTCAGATGCTTTTCGTTTCTGTTCTTCGGACATCACACGGGGATTTCTCATACTTACCTGCTTTCCGATAAAACACCCTTTACAGCGATCGGTCTATCATCCTCCGATTCTATGACGATTAACTCACACAAATTTGAAAGTTTTCTAATGTGTTTCGGAACGGTAGAGTAAACCATCCATTCACCTGTACTGTTTTCAAAAACCAATGAAGTTTCTTGTTCTTCACGAGAATATCCCATGCGTAAATTACCACCTTTGTTTATTTGCTAGTTAAAAGCTCCTTACGGCCTTTTAACGATTGCGAGACCAAAATTTACCCTTGAAATAAAAATTAACGCGAATTTAACACTATTATGCGGTACTTATTTTTGTCGAATCTTGTAAAATAATTCTATTTCGTACTTTTTTGATCTTTCGGAACTTCCGAATGGGTTCCGAATGGTTTCGAGTGTTTCAGAGGGATGTTTCGAATCATTCGGAAGTTGAGTTTGTGTCAAATGTTGACTGTTGCGATTTTAAACATATTGTTACTTCTTCATAAATCAGAACAATAAATTGTTCCATTTTCACTCAATTTATTGCATAATTTACTAATACATTTAAAATTTAGGAGCTAAAATATTATGCTAAAACACTTAAATTGCACTGTATTGTACAAAAATATTAATATGTTAAAAAATCAAATGATTAAATCAGGTATGGAAAATGGAATCTCTAGTCCCGAAACTATTAAATATAGTCAAGAACTAGACAAGTTGATTTATCAGTATCAACGTTTGGATAAAACCACTTATTAGTATTACTTTTCATATCCAATTCACGAAACGAAGCTAAAACCAATTCGTATTTCAATTCATCTAGGGTGTCGATAGCATCTTCTTGTAACGAATGTGTCATGTTCATTTATTTCGATCGATCAATGACAATATTTCGTTTCAATTCATCTTGATAAACAGCATTCATTCGATCACCCCAAAGGATATAGCAAGCGCACTGTCGAAATAATACATGAAACGATGTATAACGCTTTTGAAAAAGCTATTACCTTACATAAGGTAGTAAAGAATCCTTGCGCTAGCGTTACGATTAAGGGCGAGCAGAAAGACCAAGAAATTAAGTTCATTGAATCGGAGCACATATCAGATTTCCTAAGAGAAGCTTATAATTATGATTATATTTATTGGATTTTTTATAAAACTCTTATTGAAACAGGAATGCGTAAAGGTGAAGCAGCTGCACTTCAGTGGACAGATGTTGATTTCCAAAATAACGCTATAAACACTAATAAGTCTCTTGATTTTAAAGAAGCACCTAAAGGTGATCCAGATACGATGTTTGGTGATACAAAAACATATAAATTCGAGACGCATCATCACAATTAGCCAGGGACTTGCTAATGATCTGAGGTTTCATCAAAAATACCAATATCAAAATAAAACCGCATTAAATAATAATTATCACTTTGAATTACATTTAGTTTTTTGCAGAAACGCTGGAAACTATATGCCTAAGTCAAGTCTTTTTAATTCGTTCGCTAGAATTTTAAAAAAAGCTAATTTGCCTAAACTTCCTATTCACTCTCCAAGACACACACATGCCGTTTTACAATTGGAAGCCGGTGTGAGTATGAAATATTTACAAGAACGTTTAGAACATGGCAGTATGCAAATAACCTCTGATGTTTATTCGCACATCAGTAAAAAAATCGATCAAGACCAAATGAACAAATTCGAAGAACATATGAAAAATGTCCTTGAATAATTTATTTTTTGGACAATTCTTGGGCAATTGCTAAAACGTCAATGGAAAAGGCGTAATCTGCCCAAAACAAAAAAGCCCCAACACTAGATGTGTCATGGCTTCCCACGATTTAATACATGTTCATATATTGCTCACGTTCCCATGGGTGAACTTGCGTGCGGAATATATCATAACCTGATATTTACCAATATTTAAGAGGAGAAGTATTGAATTTAAAGGGATTGTCAAAATCAATCAGCTAGTTAATATGTTTAGTTCTGAAGCAAAAGTGGTCAAATATATCTTGTTATAAAGTAAGAGTATAAACAAAAAATCTCTTCCAAATAAGAGAGAAGATTTTCAATAATTTATGTGATTCAACCTTGTTCATCTAGCCATGTTAACAAAAATTCTTTAGTCTTTTTTGCAGGGAATATCCATTTCCTACCCACTTTTCTTTTAGGGAATCTTGGATCATGGAAGAACTCTTTTTGTATTGTATCCCAACATAATCTAGTCTGCTGAACTAAATCCTTACTATCCCAAAACAATAACTCTTTATCATAACTTTCAATGTGCTCCTCTAATTTTTGTATATATATTTTTCTAACTTCTCTTTCATCTAGTTTAACTTCAATCAAGCTCAACCCATCCCTTCTGTGTTGTATTATTTATACCTGTAAAAGTTTGTCCTATTACTCAATTAATCTATGTATTTCGCAATCAACTCATCAATCAATCCATTAATAAAATACCTATAGTTAACCTTTTTCTTCACACTCTTTAATTCAGTCCCAATTTCCTCACAGGTGGCAATTGGAATAGAACTCTTATTCACTTTGCTTATGTATGTTCCTTTATTTGATTCTCAGCTATGTTTTGATAATCCAGAAAGTCATTTATATGGACAAAAAACGTTCTATTGTCAGGCTCACGGAAGTTAAACAAAAAACCCGCTATTACGCCATCGAATTTTGCTGCTTCTTTCAGATTTTTAATTTGATGAGCTTTGATCATACTTTCCTTCATTGAAATGCTTTTTGCTTTCGTACTTTTTAACTCAACAGGAAACAAATGATTTTTACGAAATATTAGAGCATCATATTTATTTTTTGGAACAGATTGCCCTTTTTTAATTGCCATAGGATTCACATCTCGTACACGAAAGAAAACGTACCCTGTTCGAAGCAACCTTGTTCAACCGACTGCTCAAAAATATTGCCTTCATTCGCCAAACAACCAATCATCTAAATCATATAATGTTATCTTTGTATTTTTTTCGAATTCTATGTATAAAACCCTCCTACTAACGCAAACTATTCTTGCAACACCATATTCTAAAATTCTAAGGAGATGTACATCATGACAAGTAACAACAGTAATAATTTAGTTGTTCCAGGAGTACAACAAGCATTAGATCAAATGAAATATGAAATTGCGCAAGAGTTCGGAGTTACATTAGGAGCTGAAACAACCTCACGCGCCAATGGATCTGTAGGTGGAGAAATTACAAAACGTTTAGTACAAATGGCTGAACAACAACTTGGTGGATATAACCGCTAATCTTCAACTGATATTAAAAGTTATAGATGAGGAGAGATTACCTTCTGACCTTTCTCTCCTCTTAAGTATACAATGAAACTCTGTTTTTATATGTTTAGCTCTTCCTCAACTTGATGAATTAACACTCTTCCTAACGACAAGTGATATCTACCAAATAGCCGAGTTATGAAGTCATTAACTTCTATTGCATTATGTTTAACAGCTTCATAACTGATAAACGCATCACGAAACGATGAACTACTCACATTGTCTAATCTTGCTTTGAAAGTTTCTATGAATTTATCAACGTGTGCTTCAGAATGACCAGTTAGCTCAATTAGTTTTTCTTTGTAGTTATCGATATTGTATAAGTTTGACATGTATATTTTCCCTCAGCGTCGGCTATTACCCGTTTTTTGTATAAAATTATCTTTATTGACTCTTATAGAAATACATCACTCACATATAACTTCCTTAATTCTAACTTAATACTTTCAGTTGAATAGGATATCCCACCATCCATAGAAATCAAAGCTTCTAATACAGGCAGCTCATTTAATGCTTTATTAAAATTAATTATTTTATGTTTTTGCTCATCTTTAGGTTAGACTACTATTGAAAAATTTGATGGTCGATTCTTAAGCCCTAATATAACCAAGAAACAACTCTTTTAAAAATTGTTGCTGGTCCATGGCCGTAATTCCTGATGAAAAATTAGCCACCTTTTCATGCAGCGTAATTTTAGTTGAAAACATACCAAAACAATTCGTTATTGTGGCAAGAGCTAATTCCGTTTTTATATCTGAACGAATGGAACCATCAACTTCGCCTTGCTTAATGATTTTGAATATCTCATGCGATAAAACCTCTTGTATTTCTATATAAGCATTAATATTTTCTAAAGGCTCATTTCTGTATGAAGAGTAACTTTCAAATGCTTCACGAAATAACGTAACTTTTCTAGCTGGCCCATTTGCTATCTCTAAAAAGTAATCAAATAATTGCTCTAGTTTATCAAATGCATTTTTTTCTGAATCAGCAATCTTTTGTAAGTCTTCTTGAAACTTGCCTAAAACAAAGACTGCTACTTCCACAATTATATTTTCTTTTTTTGGAAAATAACGAAATAATGTCGCGATACCAACATTAGCCTTTGTGGCAATATCCTGCATCTGTACGTCATATAAGCCTTTCTCTGAAAATAATTCCTCAGCAGCAAGAATAATTTGTTCTGTGCGTTGCTTTTTATTTTTTTCTCTAGTATTAATATCCAAAATTTTACAACCCTTTCTATTATCTTGATATATTCTTATAACTATTATAAAATAAATTTGTAGAAAATGATAGTTGAACTATCAAAATAACCAAAAGAGGTGCTATTATGACAAGATTATTAAATAAAGTCGCTATTATTACAGGTGCAGCACGTGGTATGGGTGCTTCACATGCACGTAAATTTGTTGAAGAAGGCGCAAAAGTTGTAATAACAGATCTAAACGAAGAAGCAGGTATAGCACTTGCTCAGGAGCTTGGCGAAAATGCTATGTTCATTAAACAAGACGTATCCAGTGAAGCAGATTGGGAAGCAGTCGTCGCTGAAACTGAAAAAGCTTTTGGCCCCGTAAATATTTTAGTGAATAACGCTGGTATTAGTGTCAACAATTCTATTGAAAATACAGCATTAGAGCAATATTTAAAAATCGTAAATATTAATCAAGTATCTGTATTTTTAGGGATGAAGGCAGTTGTATCATCTATGAAAAAAACAGAAAACGGATCAATCGTCAATATTTCTTCAATGAATGGCTTAGTAGCTGGAGCAATTGGTTATACCGATACTAAATTTGCAGTTCGCGGAATGACAAAAGCAGCAGCGATAGATTTTGCGCGCTACGGTATTCGCGTAAACTCAGTACATCCAGGTGTGATAGAAACACCAATGGTAACAGAAGGCGATGCTGTTGAAGTCATTAAAGAATTTGCGAAACATATTCCACTTAAACGTGTCGCAAAGTCAGAAGAAGTAACAAATCTTGTTTTATTCTTAGCTTCCGAAGAATCAAGCTATTCTACAGGTTCTGAATTCGTAATTGATGGTGGCTTAACTGCACAATAATTTATTCAATCAAATACTCTGGTTGACTTCTTAATGTTTTTAGAGGCAACCAGTTTTTACTGTATATGGTTGATCATCAACCTTATTCTGCTCTTCTTTAATAATATTCATTTGGTGTAAGCTCAATGTTCATACTAGACACTCCCTTTATTGTAAATTTATTTTTAATTAAAATACAAGTTTTGTTAATTTGACAATTTCACGTAATTTTACTTTTATTAATGTTAAAAAGAAAAGTCCTCAATATCTTTAATATGTATCTACTTTTCACCAATCATGATTACAGTCATGATATGGAAACCTTTAATGCTGAGTTGACGCTCAGTATTTTTTTGTCCTCTTCTTTCAAAATTTTTTCTTCAAACTCTACCACTGTCTCAAATTCTTCCTCATTGGCATTTTCTACTGTTTCCCATTTCATATCATAAGATGTTTCCTTTATTTTATGTATAATTTCCCCAGTATCTAATAGTTGATCCTTAAATTGTAGTGAATCATTCGTAAATGTTTTAAGTATTTCAGATTCCTTCACGACTTCCATGACCACTTCTATGTCAATTACAAGTTTACCTCTTACTAGTTTTTTCATGTATATAATTCACAAACTTCCAAATTTTATTTTTATAAAAATTGTAATGGATAATTTTATCTTTATTATATGTATTTTTAAATCCCTCTAATTATTAAGGGATTTAAAATTGCTACTTCATTCAAATATTTCTGGATACAAGTCCTTCAAATTTTCTATGTTGATATATTGCCTTAGAGAATGAAGATTATAGCCCAACTCACCATTTCTCATAATTTTTTTCATACCGAATTTATCACCAATTATTTTTAATTCGTCATTACCAAGTGTCTTTCTTTCTATATATAAGTCTTTTGCTAAAGCTATTTTACCTGATTTCTCGATGTTGCTAGCAGTTAAATATGGATAATCAAGAACATCTTTATCGGACATCATTGAAAGCCTTCTAAATATTAGATGCTTACTTGCTTTCTCTGCGTTCACAAGATTATTAGTTAAGGTTGATTTAATTACGTAATCATTATCCACCAGAAGGGCATGTGGTTTCTTACCAGTCGATTGTCCGTTCTTTAATAAATAATGGATATTTTCTTTATCTAGCGCACCTTCGATTATTTCTATTACTTCTTTAGATACTTCTAATGGTCGTTCGTCTCCATCATCATCTCTCAAATTAAGTATTCTATGTTCAAAATCTATATCATCACTTGTCAAATTTAATATCTCAGAAAGACCATCCCCTGCTACCCCTATAAATAAAAGACAAACTATCACTTTATCTTGATAATTAACCAGCTTCTCTAACATTTCACTTATCTCTTCATCTGTATATAAAAGTTTCAATGACCTATCTATAAAATTATCAAAATAAGACATATGCTTTGACGATATTAGGTTAATATTACTTCTTCTATAACCTTTAGGCTCTATTGACCATTCGATGTATTTTCTAATAAATCTCCCGTATGTTCTTGCTGAGTTTGTAGTTTTCGGATTTAACTCCCTCATCATATCTTCAATTTCTTCTATAGTGAAATCAAACAAGTCTTTTTCTTTTAATAACTCTGTTTCAGCACTCTTTATAAAAATATGCTTTATTGTATCTATTGTACTTTTATTATCATATCGACTTAAAAATTGTTCCTTTATGTGTTCTTGATATAATTCGGCCACAATTATTCAATACCTCCTGCAGCTTTAAACTTATTCAACTCAAGATTCCTGAAATACATTTTCACCTTTGGTTTAGCAGTACTTACAAAATTTTTATTTTTATCTAGAACTCCTGCTTTTTCCCAGACTTCATTATCTCTAGTTATATTTAGTTCATCTATTATCTCTTTAAGATTTCGAATTTTAAGTTTATCATCCAACATTTTTCTTGCTAATATAATATAACCTGCGAACATTATATTTTCACTAATCAAATTCCTATCTTTTCCTAGGTTATCTACAAATTCCTCCGAATAAGTCCCAATTAAATGATCAAAAAATTTAGTAAGATACTCACCAACTTCTTCCGCATCTAATTTGGTTTTCATTTGAAATTCTTCATCTATTGTATCTGCTAAAGTATTATAAGAAACAACTTCTCCCAAAGTCGGCTTTGGAGTTGAGGTCTGCGATACTCTTCCTTTTAAATCAGATTCTCTCATTAAATGTCTAACAACCATATCTGATTTTCTTGATTCCTTTAATGCTTCTATATGTGTTTTTGAAATTGGATTGAATGTACTTATTTGAGCTAAATGACGTTGAGCTTGTTTAGTGTTAAAGTTTTTTATTGAAATAATAAACTCATGTTCTAGCTCAGGATTAGATTCTAATGCATTAATTATCCCAAAGATTCGATGCATCCCATCAACAATGTCCAAGAATGTACCATCTTTAATAATCAATTGCATTTTTTTAGCATCATACTCTAACTCTTCTCCGTCATCAGCAGTACCAACTAATGCGTTAATAGTTATAGTCGTTTTCTCTAACTCACCTTTTAACGCTGCTTGTGCAATTTCATCTACAGATTTACTATTTAAGTTGATTACCTTTTGAATTGTATTATTTCTTTTTACTTTAATATGCTCTCTTTGAGTATCAAAGTTATACCTTAACAGCTGATTATCCATTAATTGTTTTATAAATTTACCATTCCAAACTGTAACAAAATTCTCAGAATCAATCATGATGACATTATTTAAATATATAGGAAAATCAATCATGTTAATGCTACTTAATAATGAATAATCAAAAGTTCTAGCCACTTTTAACTCTTGTTCTTCAAATATATTTGTAGGGTTTAAACCATCTAACATTGTTTCTAAATAGATTTCTTCAGTTAATAAACAAAGAATTCTCAGATCTAATTCCGGAAGACTTTCTTGAGGATTAGCAAAATATCTCTGTACTGCTCCAGGAGGAATACTGTACGCCTTCAATCCTGTTTTAATATTTTTAACTTTCTTCTTATCATGTTTTATCTCTAATATAACATCTTGCAATGTATTTTCTAATTCACTTCTACTTGCTCTCACTAAATAGTGCCACCCCTTTAAGCGTAATCTTATAAATATCTATTGATAATAATATACAGTCTTTAAAATTCAACGTAAACAATAATTACATATTTTCCCCTTAATTTCTTAGCTCTCTATTTTGATTTTCTTTAATCTTATTATTAAGTAACAGCACAAAAGATTCATCCATCTCACTTAAAGCATCCAATAAACTCTGATGACTAATCTTCTTGTGCAAATCTAAATCTATATCTTCAGTAAATGTAATTGCTCCATAACTTTCCTTCTGAATATATCTAACTGTAGTGTTAAAATTCTTATGATTTGCAAATCTCATAATTGCAAAAGGATCTTTAGTTAACTTATAAAAATTACTGCTGGCAGCTTTTCTAATACTATGAATAACAATGTTACGTTGTTTAGGAAAGCTCATTTTCTTCCTAATTCGATTGAACACGCTCACAATACTATCTGAAGATATATCAAATACTTTTTCTTGGCCTTTATTTAAAATCATTAACTCCTCATAAAACTTTGTAGAAATCTCTTTTCTAAATTTAACGTTTCCTTTACCTATACCACTTATAAAAACACTTGAACCTTCCATATGAAAGGCAATCCACTTTAAATTTAGTAGCTCTTCTTTTCTTAAAGCAGTATTTAATCCCAGTAGAAAGAAATACTTTTTTATAATGCCCTTCTCTCTTTCCTCAAGAGCTAAATCAGACATCTGCTTTACTTCACTAACTGTCAATATGCCGTGTCGTTCAGAATCATCTGCCTTACTTTTTATCCGTTTCAAGTAACTGATGTCATTTACAATTTTCTTTGAGTGTAAATACTCAAGTAACGACTTCACACTAGACATCTTCCTATTAATGGTCGCATTGGCGTATAGTCCTGACAATTCTAGAAACTCTATAAAGTATTCAAAGTCATCCAGTCTACTATTCATATCTTCTTGCTTTAAAAATTTAATATCTTGGTCTCTAATTATTGAAAAGAAATCTGTTACATCTTTGGTATAGGCATTACTCGTTTCATTGCTTTCATATTTATTACTTTTAGTTTTCTTTTGATCTAAAAACCTCATTATTTGCTTATATACTTCTGATGAATGTATCTCCGGAATGTTTTTTCTGTAATCTTATCTTTAATATCATTTAGATTAGCTTTCGATCATTTCTTTTTTAAATTTAATTTGATTGTATGTACTCCACTTAGGCGAATGCTGAACCACATGGTTTAATATTTCCCCATCTTTTAACATCATGATTTATCTTTCCTCCCAAGTATTCTTTGTATAAACTCATTATATAGTAAATTTATGCAACAACCAACTACTTTATATTTAATTTCATAAATTTATCTTTAAAATTATATTCAAATATAAAAACAAAAAAAGATTGTGAATTTACACATATAAAAACCCTTGATAAATAAGGGATTCCTTAGCTGAATTCACAATCTTTTTAAGTTAAAATCGCTGTTTTATTATATGTTAACCTCTTCTTCCGCCTCTACCGCCCCGTTTTGATTCGGTATTACGTTTAAGAGATGATAAGTTTTCTTCGCTGGACTTTAGAAATTTGGACATTTTATCATCAAAGGTTTCTTTTGGTTGGAAATTACTTTTTGGACGATTATCAGTTTTACGGAATGGTCGCTTAGTATAAGTTTCACGATGTCCTTCAGGTCTATCAATGGTTTGCTTTATCGATAAAGCAATCTTGCCTTCTTTTTCACTTAAGACTTTTACTTCAACCTGATCTCCTATTTTAAGATGATCATTAACATCTTTTACATAACTACCTGCAACCTCACTAATGTGTACAAGTCCGGTTATGTTTCCTGGTAACTCTACAAATGCTCCGAAATTAGTGATTCCTGTTACTTTACCCTGTACCTTGCTGCCTATTTCGATTGACATTAAAATATTTTCCTCCTAAATGTATCAATACTTCATTAATCAAATTAATTGTATGATCTATAATCATACCACAATAAATAGCATTCTGACACAACACTTTCAAGATGAATGAATCATTTCAATTTAACCTTTTCTAGTTTTTTGAACATTTCTGACATCATTTCTCTATTTTCCATCCTTAAGCTTTTTGCTTCAGAAGCATGATCTTTGCAAATTTCTATTGACTTTTTTATTTCACATTCAATGCTGGAAACCTTATCATCGGTTAGAATACCTTCTAGATAAACTAGCATATACTCTAGATGCTTAGTAATCTGATCTTGTTGAGCTTGTCGTTTACTTATTCGTTTAACATTGCCATTATTTAATTTTATTTTTTTGACGTATTGTCTAATTTTATGACTGTTCTCTCTATCCTCTGCATCAAGCGTAATGTCATATAGCGTAACTAATTCGGCCTTCTTTGGTTTCATAATAAGCAAAGTTTCCCCGTTTATATAATAATCGAGTGTGTCACGGCGACTTGGAGCATAATTTTCAATTAATAAAATAGATTCATTTATGAATTCCAGTATTCTGTAGACAACTTCATAATAATTATCATTGATATATTTTTGTATTTTGCTATCGTCGCTAACTCCTATTACTCTTTGTACAAACCTGTACATTACATGATTGTCGATTTTCATTTTATCACCTCACATTCTATTATAATATTCCGTTAATTTTTCTAGCAATATAGCAAACCTTCGTGCAACTGTCGTTTATTCATAAAATAAATGTTTTATTCAGGAAAATCTAGCGCCTACTGAGTAAATGGAAGTAACATAAATTTATCTATTACTATTTACCTGTGATACAATATATGTGGCAAATTTTATGAAAGTAAAAGACGCAAAGCCACGGGTCTAAAGTGATATCTAATCACCATGACAGCCGGGTTGCCAAGTTTATCCCCTTTCTAATTTGCCTGAAAATTAGAGAAAAGAGGGCGTGTCTTGCATTACCCCACAGTTGTATTGAGTAATACCAATGAGATACACATTGTAAAAGATGAACACACTTGTATTTGCGGAGAAAAATATAACCATTTTATAACTTTTACAAGATCTGACTTAAGAAAGATTAAATTCAAAAAGCTTGATAAAGTTGACTGTCCGCTATGTAAAGTGCTATTAAAAAAAGATTTTCAAGTTTAAATCGCTTTGACACCTCTCTATTTGGAGAGGTTTTTTATACTTAATCATTTCGAATAATTCTTATATTTCAATCTAACTCATCATTCTTAATCTTTTCATACAAATCTCTACCGCAATAAGAAAGTATTTCTCGAATACCCATAAATTAATGTACGATATAACTTCGTTCAATTTAACAGTGTAGACATTCTTTAGGTAACTTCCTTTTAGATTGTCTATTTCAATAGCAACCTCTTTTGTTATCTCAAATGCCATTTTATGATTCTCTTATAATGGTAAATGTAGCATTTCATTATTTTCACAAAAACATTCAAGTATTCGTCCTTCACTTTTAAGTGAGATACATCATTTAAGAATTGATTTTTATCTAGAATATAAGAATTAATCAGCCACTCATGCTGTAAATTATAGACTTTAGCCCATTCTAAACTTTCTTTATTTGTTGTTCCCAACATTCTATCCAATAGTTGTCTAAAGGCTTCCATTCGTCTGTTGCAGGATAGGTATTCCAACATTTGTCTAGCAGTCTTTTTATTTGACTCTAATGTCATAGCGTATCTTTCCATAATTTCTGTTTCTCGATCAGGGAAAAGATGTTTTACTATTTTAATTAATCCGTCAAAATCTTGAATATCACGCTTAGGATCATCCAACCATTTGATGAAACCACTTGTAGATGCATACCCAGCAAGTTTAGCAAGCTTTGATAGAATGGTTTCATCATTCGGTTGTAAATTTCTTATGTAGAGTTTCAAATCAAAGTATTTCAATGCTAATCACCTCAACAAGTATATTTTCCCTACTAGTACCAAGCGTGTTCATTTCCTATGATAGTCCTTGACTGGAAGATCTGGAATGAATTTCTTATCTATAATTAATATACCATGTATCGTAAAGTTCACCATCATTTATTATGTAAATTCATCTTTATAATTTTAATTATTTTTCTTATTAAATAGCCTGTACTTTCTCCTGATATTCGTACATAATGAAGCCGTTTTGCTCAGTAAATTTTACATTATTATTAAATGCCAATATAAGATTATACTTGATTTTCCGTTTCTCTCTTTTGTTTCTAAAGGGTAATGATCCAACAGTGACACGTTTCTCTAATTTAGGCTCTAAATCATATAAGCTATATGTATATCTCGACTTCCTCATTGGTATATCCTTCTAGTTTTATAAATTCACCTTCATATGTATTTTTACTGCACACTCATTAGAAGAATATGCAGCGTACTTCCTTATAAATTTCATGTTTTATCAAGTACCTTCATACTAGTTATACATGCTGTACAAGTAAATCCTCTTTTGTTTTCCTTAATCAATTGAAATTCCTTATAGAATTTTTCAATTGAACATATTTTGCAACGTTTATATATCGGGCACCTAATTGAATAATTAAATTCTGCAGAGTTTCGTTTAAGTCTTATTTTATCAATGTGCTTAGTCATTAACATTGCGGTGTGGATTGCATCATATAAACCACTGTGGAAATTTCCTTGTACAGCGATATTTGATTGGTTTATTGCATCCTTTAGTTTCATTTGGTCTCGGTTAACAAGTACATTGGATATATTCGGTTGAATGTCGTTATAATTTTTTAACCATTTTAAGGTGATACCTTCATTTACGCACTCATTTATTAAGAATAGCTTATCTGAATTCCCCCAGCAGCACAGATAATATTCTTCGCCTATCCAGTCAATGAATCTATATAAGGCTCTTTTAGGTGTTACAGCAGTATTTATATCTGATTCAGTCATCTTTATCATTTTTATCGTTGCTTTTCTTATACCGATATGAGGCATAATGTATACCTGAAAAGTATCCAACACTTTCATATCTTCTAAACATACTTTAACTGCGCCTATCTCAACTATACTCGTAGTTTGACCTTTTCTAAAAGTCTTATTTAACTCTAAATCAAATATTATAGCATTCACTAATTAGAACTCCCCTACTTTAATTTAAAGTAAGTATAAATAATAAGCTTATTAGCTCCATTTGTAAATAGCGCTGACCATAACTCCGAATGAAATGCCTCTTTTATTAAGAGTACATATCGTCAATTGTTTTTTGTATTTTAAGCATCCTATTATAATGCAGCTAAAGATACTTCAATATGTTTCTTGTCTAGCTTTGAAGTAAATAAAGTATATTGTAGAAAATACCCAAATAAATAGACAGGTTTTAGTAATTTTTTTAATAACTCATTCTCTAATTGGATTAGCTCATATGCGATTGTCCATGACATAATGTATAATATAAAATAGTTTATTTCTTTTGTGACGGGAATAAAAATCAACAATACAAAAATAATTACTATAAAAGATACAAAATTTGTACCACAGTTCTCATGAACTCTTGACTGTTTCAAAGCATTTTTGACATTTAATTTTTCATTATTATCATAACAGTTTGCCACCATGTGCTCAGCAGCATGATATTTTGACAATGGAGTGAATCTTATTAATAAAGCACCGAAAATTAGGATTGATATTATTAGTTGGTAAGGTATGTTTATAACTTCATTATTAACATCATCCCGGAATATCAATAAGTATGCTACAGTTAAAGTAATAAAAAGTATTACTGTTCTAAATATTGTTCTCAACAGCGCCCACAGCCCTCTTAAAAAAGGAATTTTACTAATAGTATAATCAATATCGAATCCTTCATTTTCTACATATTCATACTCATCGAAAATTCCACTATCATCCACTTTAATTTTCCCTTTTACTCTTCTTGCCGTAACTACGACGTCATCAGATTGAAATGTTACTCCGTTTATCCGTGCGCTTCCTCCGTAACTCATAGACAACTCCTATTATTCTTTTTATATCCTAGTAAATCTAAGATTTTATTGATTGCTTTTCAGATTTAACCATGCACCAAAATCAGCAAAAGGTGCTTCACAACTAATTTCTACCTTGTTAGTCTCATCAAAAGTTAAATATATAGTCTCTATTTCATTACCGTTATAAGTAAACTCTACATTAGTTAGTTTTTTATTAATATTATCCAAAAGAAGATTATTCATAACGCCCCTCCTTATCCTAAACTTTTTTGCTTAACCTGTTCGAAGAATTCCTTTAGAAGTAAAATTTCTTCAGGTGAGATTCCACTGTCTTCGAACATATCAATTTCAGGTTGCCACTTTGCAAAAATCTCATTACCATAATTAAATATATCAACGTTTATAATGTCACAAAATTGATAAAGTCGCTTTAGGTTAATCGGTTTCTTTCCACTCTCAATCTTGGACATAAAACTATTAGTGTCACCAAGTTTTTCAAATGACTCTTTTGTGTGATATTTAGTTGTTTTCTTCTTTCTTGAATAATAAGGTGAATATCTTTCATAGGTTTTTCTCCCTAGAATATTTTATATAATCTTCATATATCAGTTCTTTTCACCATCACCACTACACTTTGAATATTCAGCAGTATTTCATTCCACAAGCTTCATTAGTGGTTCGAAATCACCTTCATATAACGTAACTTTAGTATTTTCATTAGTTAAAAGCCGTATTCATTTCTTGGATATTCCTCAATCACTTCAGCAACCTGCCCTTTTAAGTTAAAACTATCACGAGTAATGACAACTTTATTCGATCTTTTCAACGGATTCACCCCTTCCTTACGAAACAACCATTTTTTTAATCCCACTCATTAGGAGACATTGCAATATTTTCGTCTGCAAAAATTTCATTGAAAAGAAATTCATAACCGCTACCAAACTTATATGGCTCAACAGTTGCATTATGAAAAGAAATTCCAAGCCTCTTTTCAATATCATCAACAGACAATTCAGTATCAACTTGTAAGTGTGCTCGTTTACCTTCATAAAAAATTACTGTTGCATAATCGAATACATCACTTGCTTCATAATTAAAACTATCAGCATTAACTATTGACCCGTCCTTTAACTGATACTTACCGTTTGGATATTGAATAAATGATTCTTCGTCAATGTTCAGAATGTAACTTTATTCCAATTTTTTAATTTCATCTCTTACCAGATTTTTAATACTTTCTAAATAACTAGATAAACTATTTCTAGTAAACAGCAAGTCAGGATTATATTGCACAACACGTATCCTTTTATTTCCAATTAAGTCAAATTGATTAATATATTCAAACTGACATTAATAAGCTATTAACTTTCCTAACCTTCCTATATTGTACTCCATCTCTCACATCAATCTCTACAAAATTACTGAATATTTCGCCTATTTGTTTAGTCACTGTTCTGATGTCACCTTCTAAATAACCATTAATAAACTCTATAGCTTCACATTCTGTCTTAATTGTTTCAATCGGCTTTTAATTTTATACATTACTCTGTCATATGCATATTTAAATGACGGCTCAGCTCGATTGGAATATCCCTCTGATTCTAATAACTCGCAAATATGTTTACGTGATATTAAGAATTCACACCGGATGAGATACGGCATCTTTTCAAGTTTGTCAAAATCGTAATGGCCTCCATTTCTATTTTCAATTACTTCTTCTTGAAAGAACTCTATATCAAACCCTGCTGGATAAATATGAGATTTGAACTGTAATTGCCCCTTAATACCTTCCCAATGTGTATCCGCTAAAATTGGACTTTCCCTCAAAATACGTTGGTCTGTTTGAATTTTGAATCCCCTCTCTTCAAGTAATCCAAACACTTTATTTAGAAGACTTTTTTCACCGTTCGAAACTGTAATATTCGTACTATTTTCATCAGTATAATAAGTTTTTATATCCATATTTATCTCCTTTCTCTACCGTACAATTTATTTCTAAATTCTATGAAAATCGTGATTTAATTGTAATTTTATCTATTTCAATATATGTGTTAGTCAAATTTAACAGTTGTTCCAATTAGTTTTATCATTCTCTCAAAATCAGTCTTATTAGCTGCTGTTATTTCCTTATACGGATGTTCCACATATCCAATTACACCTTTCCTACTCAGTAACATTGAATATGGTCTATTGATATCTCGACCTTTGCACATCTTACCCTTGTCATCTTCGTATACATAATCATCACGTTCAATCACATCTATTCGTATTTCGTGAGGCCTTTTGATTGTCTTTGTCTCTATTTTCCCAGTATGTACATGAGGAGCTAAATGCTCCTCTAATTCGTCTACAGTCATTACTATCATGATTAATAATCCTTTCTGTTATATAATTTCACTTTCAAACCGAATTTGTTTATTCACAAGTTCTTCTTCTAATACTAGTCGTGTAATCCAAGAAGCTTCAACTATACTCTTGTTCTTCCCGTTCTCTACCCACTTAATTAGATACATACCCTTCAACCTCCAAACTTCTGTAGTGATTTTCAATTCTCATTTGTAGTTCAATATCCATATTAGCCAAGTTGTATTTCGCGAGTATATTAAACGCTTCATTTAATAAATTTATGTTCTTAGTCATTTTATGCACTCTTCTTATTGTGTTGTTACTTCTTATTTTCATTACATGATCTCACACTATAAATTATGTAAAGTTACCTTTAAACTAATGAAACAATTACCTCAAACAATTCCAGATTATCATTCTCCCTCTTTATTGCCATTGCTTCATCTTCAGGGAATACATGAGCACGATCATAGTGTTATTTGCTTTCAGAAACACTTGTACCCGGTTAACTTAGTTGAAACAGCGTCTAAAATTACGTATTTTTTCATATTAAATTCTCCCCTTTATTAATTAGATTTTATATTGTCATTGAGTGAAGATATAAAGCTATCTAATTTATATCGTAAATAATCTTCATATCTTCACTAATGCCTCACCAATCGGGTTAGCGATTCAATAAATTCAAAAGCTGTGTATCTATCTAACTTCTCAAACAACTACTACATTGACCTCAATCAATTCCATGTTATCATCATGTTCTATTATATTGAATGCCTCTACTTCAGGGTATACGTGAGCATAGTCAAAGTTCAAAGTTTGTGTTTTATCTGCTTTTAGGAATACTTGCCTCCCTGTGATTTGACTCGAATTATTATCTTTAATTATGTATTTCCTCATGTTAGATTTCTCCTTTAATCAAATTGTTGGATTTTGTATATTTATGTCGACACCAATATAATACCATAGCACCATGAGCATTTTCTAGTACTAAATCTGATTATTTATAATAATTAGTAATTTAAAGTAATATTAAAGTATACTGAATGTAACCACAACTTATTTTTTGAATAGTTCTTTTAATAAATTTATCTTTAAAGTAGTTATTTTATTGCTTATAATTTTCGAATTGCATACTAAACAACTTTAACCGACTGTCATGACCTGTATAGTTTTCATCAAGATATTTTTTCATTTCTTTTGAAATGTCCAGAACGATGTTTTTTTCTTGCAGTCCGTTTGCTACCCCAGCCGAATCTTTCCCGCCATGTCCTGGATCAAATTTTTTTTACCATCGTTATCACCTCATATTCTTATTTATATGAACAAAAAAAGCCATCCGTGTGGACAGCTTATTTTGCTTTTCCTTTTAAAACAAGAACTGCATTTTTAATTTGCGATGGAACCGGTAATCCTGTTCTACCTGCATTTTCTAAAATTGATAAAAGTTCATTCGCTAAATAAAAGTAAATGGCTACGTCTCTAATAAGATGATTCTCACCAATTGCCGTATCAATTAAATGAGCGACAGCGACAATTGCGAATATCATCACTTTCTTTGCAATACCCCTAAATCCAATCTTGCTTGAAAGTTTGCCTTCATACGCTGATGCAAGCAATCCTGTCATATAATCGATTGCCACAAATACCAATAGAATTTGAAACAAAGTACCCCCTCCCGAATAAATAGCCCGTAACGCCTCCTGCTAATGTGGCTGCTACTTTGAAAAATACGTCTAATCTCTCCATCGTTTCTCCCCTTTACATATAATAAAAAGCCGCCCGATTGGACGACTTTTTTATTTCCTTATTTGATAAAGTCAATAATATACTGCCCTTTGCTTGAACCGTCTTGGGCGATCACGTCTATCCATGATACATAGACATTAGATATTAAACTTGAATCGGAATACTCATAATTATCATCGCCTATATTATACATAAATTCATAACTTTGGGTTGTTCCGTTTTTAGAATTAATAGCTGCTTTAATATCACTGACTTTTGCAGTAGATTTGACTGAAATGAAACCAATTGAATTGTTCACACTGACTACATTTTTGTCTTTAGTTATTATTCTACTTTCAGAATTTACTGGTGCAAGAACTCGTACACTTTCCCTCTTTCCGGGTTCTGTTAAAGTCACAAATACGTTTGATAATGATGATACATCTGATAGAGAAATAGCAGCTCTGTATATTACCTCGCCGTTCTCATTTAATACCGGACCACGTCCATTTTCATCATCATATGATTCAGAAACCTTCTGACCTAAAATATTACCACCGTTTTCCATAGCATATAATTTCACTGTGAACCCCTGTGGAGCGTAAACGAAAATCTCATCCGTACCTACAGTATTTAATACTAAGATATCTCCTGAGGAAGGATTAGTTAATGGCAGAGTTACTGTGACAGTAAAAAACATATCCACAGTTCCGCCATGATTATCATTTGCAGTGACAGTTATTGTTGTAGACCCTGCGGAAAATCCACTAATTTCCATGTCATAACCATTGCTAGATAAAGAAGCAATTGCAACTGATGGATCACTTGATTCAAACTTGTACGTTAATGCGTCACCATCAACATCCTCGAATCGGTTGCCTAGTGATGGATATGTTAATTCCCCGACATTCAAGGTCGCTCCTTCATACTGACTTATAATAGCTGGTGCATGATTGCTATTCTCGTCTTATACCCAAAGGCTTTATAACGAGCCCTCACCGTGCAGGCGACTTTCATCGCACACGGCGATCCGTCAATAATAGTACTTTTTGCTTATTTCCCCAAAATTAATTATAAAGAGAAATAAAAAAATGTCACTCTTTATTTTCTGAAACTTTCAACAAATTAAAAAGCCTACACTGTGTACGCTTTGCCTGTAATAACCCCATATTCATCTTCATTAATCCAATCCAGCCTGGACAAATACTTTCATCTGATTGTCCGTATATTTGCCCATATCATAATATCGTTTAATTGAGTTATACATTTGCGTTCGCCTCCATCATTACTAGTCTAAATAAGAGCTCCGCATTTTCATCTTGCAATGACATAATCGCCATATCTTGCATTGCCGTTTGAAACAACATAGCTGCACTATCATCCAGTAAAGGAAGAATAGGTGATTTAGCTTTTTCTTCTTCATTTCGGGCTTGAAGTTCTTCTTCGGTGATTATCCCATCGCCAATTAGTTTCTCGATAACCCGTTCAATAAATGACATTTTTTCACACTCCTAATCCTTTTATTTTGACGTACAACTCAATGATAGATTTGACGTTGACACTTACTGTTGCCACCACATCGTTAAATGCGGACTTAAACGATCCCTCCCAACTCACAGGAACACTCACTGGATTCACCGTATACTTTTCTTTGTCGGCGATGTAGGTTACGGTGTACTCGGCTGTTGAGTCGAATAAACTGCTGACAGCAACTAATCTTTCATTTCCGTAGGCAGTAGAATCAGATACTTTCGCCCACCCATCATTAGAACTGGCAGTAAAATTAACAATTGGGTTACCGTTTTTATATAAGCATAGAATTTTTAATGCTCTTTTTTGTAAAGAGCTGCCATCAACAGTGGTCTTATTTATATTATAATAGCCTCCCGACATAATGGGGTTTGTCTTCTCCCGCACAATATCACCCTCGACTAAGTGGTTAATGACTTCCGTAACAGGAGTAGCCATCACGTATGAAAGCTTATAAGACGTGTAGTTCGGTGCTAGATTAGCTTTTGTATATGCAAGGGTTTGCGTTGGAGCATCTGAACCGTCTAATGGATTTCCATGCAGTAGGCTTACTTACCCCGTCTGCCGTTTTGACTTGCCAGCCGTTAAACTAACTCTTAATTTCGTCTGGTGTTGGATTATAGGCTTCTACGAATCCTGAGTCAGTGTTGGATAGTGATATTACAATGAAGTTGTTACTGAATCCATACATGTCCGGCTGAATTCTATTATTATCTTCCAATAGCTTGCTACCGTTATATTTAATCAATCTAGAAGCAATAGAATTAAATCCAATTAAATACTGAAGATTTTTATATCCTGTTTTTGTGGAGGTTAATCTCCACGCCAAACTCCCATCCAAAACTAAATCCGCAATCTCTTTCCGCAAAATCCAATTCCCATCCTGTTTAAGTAAACTATCTTTTTTATCGCCAATTTATCCTAGTTTGACGTTAGCGAATAGGTAAGATGGATTTTTTGGTACATATGGTTTTGCTTTGTCGCCTAGTGTTAGCACATAATATTTGTGTATGTTTTCTTTTGTAAAGTTGCGGTACTGTTTATTGCGTAGATATAGAATAAAATTTTGTTCTCATTACCTGTATTGAATGTTTTAGTTTGTGACCCTATGCCGTCATAAGATGCTAAACCATTGCTGTCACTTCCTCTTCTAACGCTAATTCTAAGTGCGTCTACACCAGAAGTATTATCTGCTTCCCAACTTAATGTATAGTCTGTATTTGTTTTAACTTTATAGCGCTCGGAAATTATATATTTTGATAAACCATTACCCTCTATGACCAATTTTGTAGGTGTTTGTTCTACAATTGTTGCGGAGAACGGTGTTAAAGGACTTATATGGTCAAACAAATTCACACCTTCTGCCATCACGGAAACGCCCTGTAAATCTTGCTTACCCTGTACACGAGGATATCTCGATAAAACAGTATTTTCATCGTAATTTACAAGTATTTTGTCATATTCGGTTTTGCCGACTTCAAAAAGTGGCAGCCGTGGATCGTGTAAGATTACTTCGGGCTTGAGTTCGATTTCGAGCTCAACATAGTCGGTTGATATCGTAGATGGGACAACCACCCTAGGACTACTTTCCCCTGTTGGTTCAGCGTAAGCTAGGATGTGGACTTGAAAGAAAAAACAATCAATATTAATAAGTCACTTGATTTCCAAGTAGCATCTAAAAACCCTGACGAAATGTTTGGAGACGTTAAAACTTACCATTCTAAACGAACCATCACAATTAGTCAGGGACTTGCTAATGATCTGCATTTCCACAAGAAATATCAGAATCAAAACAAAACCGCACTAAATGATAACTATCATTTTGAATATAATCTTTTTCTTTGTCGGAATGACGGAGATTACATGCCAAAATCAAGTCTGTTTAATTCCTTTGCCCGAATATTAAAAAGGACTGGTCTCCCTAACTTACCAATTCATTCATTAAGACACACGCATGCCGTATTACAATTGGAAGCCGGAGCTAGCACGAAATAGTTACAAGAGCGTTTAGGCCACGGAAGTATGCAAATAACTTCTGATGTCTATTCACACATTAGTAAAAGTATCGATTTTGAAACTATGAATAGATTTGAGGAACATTTGAAAAATGTCCTTGAATAATTTTTTTAAAGCAAAACCGGGCAAAAATCGGGCAATCACAAAAATAGGCGGAAAACTATTTAATTGCCCGATGTAAAAAAAAGCCCCGATACTAGCCGTATCAGGACTTTTACCTATTAATACATGTTCATGTATTGTTCGCGTTCCCATGGGTGAACTTGCGTGCGGAACATATCTTCGACTTTCACAGAATTTCATAATGGTACATAATTACTTATTTATCGTGATTTATAAAACCTATTTACATCCTTCATTCATTCTAATTCAACTATAAACTTTTATTTGGTGGTCAGATAGTGGTCAATTATACTCCATTCCCGATTTCCTTTAAAGTTCATTTGTAAAAAGGCCTTGTAATCAATTGGATATTCCACAATCGCGCCCTATAATTGAATAACGGAAGCTGCAATCTCTTCAATAGAATCATGATATTTTAGAATTTGAGAGTAATCTACATATATCAATGAATTTGATATCTTAGATTTTTATTCTCGCTTTTTGGCGAACTACTCTCTATTTTTATATCATGCAACTAAAGCTTAAATTGACGAACTAATCTATTAAGTTTTTCAGCTAATTTCGCAAGGTCATCAGAACTGTTGGTTACTTCTTCCATCGAGCTGCTTATTTGTTGAGACGAGGCAGAGGTTTGTTCTACTCCAGCAGCTGTCTCTTCCGAAATAGCTGCAATCTCTGAGATAGAACCATTCATTATTTCACTGTTTGATGAAATACTTGATAAGTTCTCAGATACCGTTTTAATACTGTTTACCATTTCTGTTACAGCTGAGCTGATTGAAGCAAAGGTTTCTCGAGTCGTCTTTATTTGGGTTGTTCCTTGCTTAACTTCGTTATATCCATCTTGTAATGATGTCGTTACTAAACTGGATTCATATTGTATACCAGCGACAATGTCAGTAATATCTGCTACAGAACTAGAGACTTGTTCAGCAAGCTTTCTGACTTCATCTGCAACGACGGCAAAACCTCTACCGTGTTCTCCTGCTCTGGCAGCTTCAATTGCTGCATTTAATGCTAGGAGGTTGGTCTGGGCAGCAATTTCTTGAATAATCGAAACCAAATTCGATATTTCTTGTGACTTAACATCTAAACCTTGCACTTTATGTACTGCATCTTGCACGATTTGATCAATTTTAGCCATTTGCTTGTTGGATGATTCCATTAATTGACTACCTTCACTAGTCATTTGGAAAACTTCATTTGAGGCTTTTTGAATTAGCTCTCCATTAGAATTAGCTTCTTGAACTGAAGTTGAAAATAACCCCATAATGTTGGCCAGTTCACTTGCAGTTCTGGCTTCTGATTCAGTACCGGCGGCTAATTCTTGCATAGTAGTGGCAATTTGTTGAGAACCAGCGTTCACTTCATTTGCAGATTGAGTTAACTCTTCACTTTGACTTGTTATTGATCCAGAGGCTACATTGATTTCACTTAGTAATTCACGAATATTATTACTCATTTCATTTGTTGCAACAACAAGCTGACCTACTTCGTCTTGTGACTTTGTTTCTAATGGTTCATTGCTTAGATCACCACTTGAAATTAACTTCATTCGCTCCATCACTTTTATGATTGGTTTTGCAATAATATTGGAAGTAATCAGTGCTGCAGCTAAACTAACCAAAATAACCAAAATTGTTACTATCGTGGCTACAAATAGTGTTTTTCCCCCATTTGCTATAATTTGACTCTCTGTCTTATTAATCGAATCTCGACTTTTATTTGCCAGCTCTTCATAACCAACCATAATTTCACGTACAACCTGGTTTTTTTCTGCTAGATTTTGTCGAGCCAATTCGATATTTCCTTTGTCATACTCTTCGAATACTTCTTTTGCAACAAACTGTCGCCACTCAACGGTCTTTTCGATAAGTTGGTCAAATTCCTCGGAAGCCCCTATCTCTCTAACAATTGCTTCATTACGCTTACCCTCTTCTGTATATTCATTAAATCGATCTTTATAATCACCACCATATAACACGTAACCACGGGCTGTTGATATTCGATTCGCCATAGTTCTAGCCATTTGTTCATTAGCAATTAATAGCGGCACCTCTTTCTCTACAATATTTTTAGCTTCCTCGTTACTCTTCTTAATTGCCGAAAAATTATAAATTCCAAATAGAACGACAAGTAAAATAACTAATGAAAACCCAAATAACATTTTCATCTTAATACTTTTAAAATTAAATCGTTTCTTCACTTCTTGTACCTCAATTTCTTATAGTTTACATTCCACGGTTGTTCAAAATTGCCTAATGTACTAGCTTACTATTATTTCCTGCTTCAATTATCTCAAGGGTAAATTCCACACTATTTTTTAAATTGACTTACCAATTTCATCTAAACTTGTTGCGCTATTATGATAGCTAAAAATTCCCAAAATTAACATCGGTACAATCAATAAAAGAATTATATGAAAATGAGTTTCGCTTGAATGGCTGAAGTAAGTTTAAGTGGTTCAAATTTCATTAAGTTGACACCTTTCTTAGTAGTTTATGAAACTATTCTTTTTTTATAATACTTGAAATTTACCACCCAACTTATATCGGTTACTTATTTCAACTTTCAAGCCAATTATGGGTAAAAATAATTTGTTGGTCACGAACATCTTTCTGTGATTGCATGATACCATATAGAACTCTAGGTCATAAAAGAGTTTTTTTATGAAACTATTAAATAACAAATCTGCTTCGAATGATCAGCATCTAAAACCTCTTGCTGTCTCTTTCTTGGTATAGAATTACGCATGAATTACCCCTTTTCGAATCCGTGGTTTAGCAACTGATAAAATGTTGGCTTTTTGTTGGTTTGAAATAAAGTTCGATTAAAAATTAGTTTAAAACATTGATTTCATAATAAAAGACTCTCCTACATTTTGAACAAAGATTGATCAAAATGTAGGAGAGTCTTTTTCTCTGCACGAGCATTTTATAAAAAAGATTGATAATTTCGGTAGGCGAATCGTTAAAGAAATCCCCCAATTGCGAATTTGACAGTAACTCTCCTTAATATCGTTTTTCATAATAAATACAATTTCTTTAATTTTTCAACTTCAAAGTCATCTGATAAATCAATAAAATATTCTGTTTGCCATGATTGAGTCCTGGTAGCATTTGTATTCAATTCAGTTACCCAACTTGGATAAACTCTAAGTGCCATTTTCCCTTTCTGCTTGGGACTTTTCAATATTCCATATTTAAGAAGCACTTTTTTAGGAAAAATAAATTGCCCCCGCCTCTCGTTATCTATGACGGATACGATTAATTTCTCTGGTGAATTCTCATAGCTATAAGCGTGATTGATTCCCATAGTATCTTTTTCCCAAAATGCAACAAAATATCCCTTCTTTTTAGGAGTTAATTTAGCAAGTCTACTTCTGTAAACGTGTTTATTTATTATTAAAAGTAATCCCTCATATTCACTATTTTGGACTTCTCTTTTTAGAACACAGTTCTCTATACTTCCAACCTCATTCATAATATCTCGGAACAAACTTTCAGATTTCATTTTAACTCCTCTCTCCTATACATCCATCATTTTTCTTACACTTAACAAGTACCGAAATATTCATACCTTTTTTTACAAATAAATAATTAAAGATAGCATGAAAAACCAGTTTCACTCGATCTTTTAAACTACTTTCTTCTCAACTTTATTACAATCATCTTATACGAACAATCGTTTGATTTCAAGTTGTTTTCGAACGTTTGTTTGTATATAATAATAAAAAAGGAGATGATTATTTGATAAGAAGTGAACTTTTAAAGAAGACGGTATTAGACGAGCAAGTATTCAAGCAAATTGGTATTGCAGTGATGGAGTCACTCAACTACACGTTGCCAGTTCGTATCACCTTCTGGAAGGCAGATAAACTAGTCAATAATATAGGTATTGTGGCCAATGTGGATAAGCAAATGAAATATTTAATACTGGATTTATTAAGTGGGGATATTAGGATTGATCTCGATTGTGTAGTAGCTGTAGAAAGGTATAACCATGACTAGGATTCCTGAGAATGACAGAGAGTTTATAGAAACAGCTTTGTATTTACCAATGCTGCTTAAAATACTGGAACGAGATAAAGTTTTGATTGAACAAGGATCTTTTAAAATAAAATCCCCCTATGTGGATATAGTTGAGAATGCAATTATGACTGTACGGAAGGATTTAAAAATTGCCAGGGACCATTTATGTAAGGAAAAAATTAAACTAGAAGAAATTAAAAGAGATGCTGATTTCACTATGTACTCATTTATATACAAAGGCTTCGAAGAACATCACACCTACTTTAATCCGCGCTTGAGAAATAGAACCGAGGAATTGTTGAGGATTTATTTACATAAGGTTCAATAGGATAAGCCCCCTCTCGATTAAGAGAAGGGCCTTTTTCTATGCAAAATATCAAATTACTCTTCAGGGGGCTTACCGACATGTGCACTAGCACTAATAAAAATGTCTTCTTCTTTATATAATAAGATGTTAAAATTTCCTGGCTCTTCTGGTTCATACAAATCATCAAAGACATTCTTTAGAGATTCACTCGTATATTCAATAACTTCCATTTGGGGATTTTCCCGATAGAAATATTCCTTAACCTTTACAGCATCGTTCGGAATCACCTTTTTCATTTCATTTAATACTTGTTCTTTTGTCCAATTGGCTTTGTCTGTCCTTATTAACATAAAATAAAAACTATCGGCTTTACCCTCCCAAAAACTCGGTTGTATGTAATCATTTTTAAAACTTGCCAGGTCGTTATTTCCTGAATTAGGTCCATAATTTTGTTCAAACACTTTTAAGGTGTCACCTAACCCACCTTCTGGTGTAATCTGAGTAACTTCTTTCTCATCATTTTCTTTCTGTTCCTCTTTTGGTTGAGTCTCTATTTTATCAGTACATGCCGTAAGACACAGTAGAGAAAGTGATACTATGCTAATTAGTAATATTTTCTTCATTTTTACACATCCTCCTAACAACTACCATTTATTTCATCATAGTATGTAGTGAATAATTAGGATTTATTTAACAAAAATACCAATGGGATAAAGCCCCTCTCAAAACCAAGAGAAGGGCTTGTAGCATATGAATCACAGGGTTGATTATTATTTCCCCCAATCAACCAAGAAACAAACATTAATCGAGTAAGATTTTTTACAACAGCAATTTCTTTGTTCTTTATAAATTCCGACCATTTAACACAAGGTTCAAATATTCAATTTCATCAAAAGTTAAATCTTTTGCTAAGGCTTTTTTCTCCCATTGATCAGAACTTAAAATCCCTTTTCCTCTAGCTTTCTTATAAATACCTGATGCTTCTTGCCATTGCCAATCAGCCCAATTTGGTTTATTTCCACTCACTTTAGGTTCCTCCTTTTTCGCTGCCGCAATTTTTGCTGGTAAATTCAAATACTCCGCAACACCTCTTGCATATGCTGCAGCCATATCCTTGATGAAATTCTTATTTTTTAGCAGATCTGCATCTTTTGAGTCTATATAAGCAATTTCTGTTAATAATGCAGGCATATTAGTTTGACGGACAACAGCAAGATTATCTTGTTTACTATCGTCACCATGGGCACCCAAACCGTATTTCTTAGCTGTAGCAAGAGCCTCAGCATTAACTATGCTTTGTAATTTCACGGAACCAGCACTTGGTTTTGTATAGATATAAGACTCATAGCCTGTCCCTCCACCAGCGTTTACGTGATTAGAGATAAATACATCTGCATTAGCTCTATTAGCAATATTAGCTCGTTCTGAAAGTTCTATAAAGATATCAGTAGTCCGTGTAAGAGTCGCTTCATGTTCTGTATAGTTTTCATCAAGATACTTTTTCATTTCTTTTGAGATTTCTAAAGTAAGATTTTTTTCGAGCAATTCATTGCCAACTGCCCCAGGATCTTTTCCACCATGCCCTGGATCAATTTTGACTTTTTTCTTCATCTCTATCACCTCGTATTCTTATTTATATGAACAAAAAAGGCCATCCGTGTGGACAGCTTATTTTCCTTTTCCTTTTAACACCTGCACCATTCCTTTTATTTGCTCCGGTACGACCAGACCTGTACGCCCTGCATTTTCGATGATTGATAGTAGCTCATTCGCCATATAAAAATAAATGGCTGCATCTCTAACAAGGTCATTTCCCCCTATTACTCTATCGATAAGATGAGCAACGGCAACAATAGCAAATATCATTACCTTTTTCGCAATGCCCCTGAATCCAATTTTACTACTTAGTTTCCCTTCAACAGCCGATGCAATTAATCCCGATAAGTAGTCAATAGCAACGAACACTAATAGGGTATTTATCAACGCTTCCCCCCCAAATAAATACCCTGTAACGCCTCCTGCTAATGTGGCTGCTACTTTAAAAAATATGTCTAATCTCTCCATCATTTCTCCCCTTTTATCAAAATAAAAAGAGGACTCATAAAGCCCTCAAATATAAACTATTCCGTTGGTTCCGTCGGTTCAGTTGTCGGCGTTGGATACCAAAGACGAATCTCATTTTTATGCATACCTGTTGTGCCTAATAATACAAATTGTGTGCGATGATCGTTCAAGCTTTCTGCTAATGCTTTTGCATCGTAATTTGGTATTGTTGCGTTAATAGTTGCTCCACTCGCTAATTGAAATGTAATATTCATTTTAGTTCCTCCCTTTTTTATCCTACTGTTCCTGTTAGTTCTGTATATGATGAGCCGTCATAAATCCGCACTCTATTGCCACTGCGCCACAGCTTCAGAGATTGCCCTGTGTACGGCTTAACGTACTGATTATCCGCGTGGACATGTCCTGATAAACTAAAACTTTGATATGTGTAAGAACCATTTAATGTATTAGCATTCCCTGCATTTTGAGCATACAGCACATTACCCGGCACGTTATTACCCCATATGATATTACCTAAACGCAGGTCTAAAGTTCCGCCATCTAAAACAAATTGCCCACCACGAATAGTTGTTCCGATTATATTTCCTGCTGTGATGGTGCCAAGACTGCCAGTTATATCAGACAGGACTGATACAGCTCCAACAAGGTTAATCTTGCTTGCTATGATATCAACTGTAGTCGCAGATTGATTAATCAAAGATGCTATTGTATTGCCGTTAAAATCGCTCTGACTTACCCTTGAGGCTATCAACCCTGCTTGAACACTTAATGACCCTTCGGCGCTTCGAATCCGAGTATCTAGTCCACCGATAGTTGAATTAACGGCACCTATCTGCCCATCCACATAATTAACCGATGCTTTAAGGGCAACAGTTCCGGCAACCACATTTATCGATGCTTCCACAGCTTCAATCTGACCGTCAAAATAGTTATAAGTTTGATTTATTTCCGAATCCGTGTAAGCCTTAGACTCTATTAAAATACCATCTGCTTTTAGATCTATAAGAGATACGGCGCTTTGAATATCTCCATTTAGGCGCTCGACTTGTCCTGTGATATTATCTGCAGTTATTTCAAAAAATGCTTTTGCTTCCGAAACGCTACCATCGATGCGCTGAACTTCCATGCTGATTTTTTCATTCGTCTGCTCAAATTTAGATCGTGTTTCTTTTTTGTTTTCATCAATTTCAATTCGAGTTTCGGTAAGGACGTCAGTGAAAGTCTGTTTTTTATTTCCTAACGTGACGACAGGGCTCTTTTTACTAAATGGATACCACTTTCGAGCAATGATACGTGTTTTAAAGTCAATGTTCATAGGCTCGTAAATGGTCCATTGCCGCCAAAACCTTTTATCACCGTACGTAAATTGGTAGTATCAACAGACTTTTTAAGCGTTTTAACATTGTGTTTGTAACGAAATTGTTCGTCTGTATCTGCTCCAACGCGCTCATAAATTTTAATGTGCTTGTTGGGCATAATCTTAATTTCGCAATCAAAAATTTTGCACGCATCCCAAATAAGAGATAAAACGTTGCTGTCACCAAAGTTCGAAACCAACTCAAAATTACCGACATCCACATTCTCGAAAGTCCATCCTGTGCCTGTTAATATAAAAGAAAAAATATCATACGGATGTCTTGTGCCACCGATAAGGCCATAAACTTGATGTTCAATTAAATCGAAAAAGACATGTTGTGCTGCCACTGATTTTTGATTACGGATCTCTGACAGTTTTTTCACACGGAACTCATGGCCATCTAATTCCACAGTGCTTTCTTCTTCTAAAAGTGGATAGGAGTGAGCATTTTTATCCGTAAAAAAAGAAGTAAAGGTAATTGAAAAATCTCCGTTTACTTCTTCGTTTATTTCGGCGCCTTTGATATCAGTTAATAATTCAGTTTGGCCGGCTAGATTTTTAACTACAAGCAATAGCACCGCCTCCTTTCTTTTATTCCTGTCGCACAGAAAAACCCCACCAAAAGGTGAGGTTCAAAAACTATATTTGCTTAATGGATTAACTTGGATTAACTACATTTACAGTTACTGTAGTATCTTCATACCCTGTAGCTTTAATTGTCCATACATAAGTCCCTGTTGCAGAGTACACACCGTGACCAAAGAGCACAATATCAGCCGGAGTACTTTGTACTTGGCTTGCGCTTACTGTATAACTTACTGGACTTCCTCCATCTTTTTGAAGGGTTACTTCTGTCACTGCTGATCCATATTCTATATCAAAATCGTGTCTTACATGTGGAATGGAGTTTCCGACTGTATTGGTCATCGCACTTGATGTAGGTGGCACCAACAATGTTGGTTCGCTATTCTCGTCTTATACTTTTCAGCTTTATAACGAGCCTTCACCGTACAGGCGACTTTCATCGCATACGGCGATCCGTCAATATTAGTACTTTTTGCTTATTTCCCCGTAAAATAGATTAATCGAATTTTGTCGAAATGTAAACATAAAAAATACACCTCAATGGGTGTTCGTATAATTCCGTATCTCCTGCTAGATTTTTAACTACAAGCAATAAAACCACCTCCTTAGGGCATGAAAAAAGAGCCCTGTGATTGGACTCTCGGCATGTAATTATTCAATTTGAACTAATAGACAGTTTGAACCTGATGCGTAATACGCACAGATAAAAGAAGTGAGAATACACCTTCATAACTGGAATTGAAACTTGCTAATGCATATTCAAGATCATAGAATATGCTTTTAAAAAGTAAAGGCAATGCAGAAGTATAATCTCTACATTGCCTTTATTCAAACTATTCGTCTACTAACCTTGGACAGATTTCGGATAGTTACACAATCTAATTTAAAGCGCCCATAGGGACATATCCAATTACTTTAAGATCTTTATCTAAGAAAAGAACAGCCCAATAGGTATTAGAACCGTAGCCAAAAGTTCCAGATGTAATACCTGCCCCTGACTTTTCCAATTTGGAATAATTTTTAGCTTCTTTCATATCGAGATATAAATCAGTCTTTGTTATAACATTTGAATATACGGTAGGTACAGCATATTTCCAGTTGTTCTTTATAATTTCTGGAGCTATCTGATCCTCATCAATATTAACTATTAAATTATTTTTTCCAGGATTTTTTCCACCTGTTACTCCAGCATCCACAAGAGTAAATATCCTATTAATTTCGCTTACCATATTTGATATTTTTTGTGCTGAGTCTAACTCATCATCTTCGGCTTCTACAATAGCAATGCGATAGATTTCTAAGTTTTCCGCAATTGCGGTTACTCCATTTATTCCATTGATTGCTGAATTTAAAACTGTTTCATTAATACCGCTTGTATCACCTGTATCTTTTACAACACTATTAATATTATTTATAGCTAATTCTTGTACGCTATTCTCGTCTTATCCTTCTCTCTATCTCGGTTTATAACGAGCCTTCACCGTACGGGCGACTTTCATCGCATACGGCGATCCGTCAATAATAGTACTTTTTGCTTATTTCCCCAAAAAATAGAATAATCGAATTTTGTCGAAATGTAAACAGAAAAAATACACCTCAATGGGTGTTCGTATAATTCCGTATCACCAGCTAGATTTTTAACTACAAGCAATAGCACCGCCTCCTTTCTATTATTCTCGCTGCACAGAAAAACCCCGCCAATAAAGGTGAGGTTTTTCTAGAAAAGTAATCAATTATAAGGATTTATGAATGTTACTGTTTTAATGACATCTTCGTAACCTGTAGACTTGATAGTAAATGTCATTGTTGCCCCAGCAGCCCAACCAATTCCATCTGTAGAGATAATCCCTGGTTGATTTATTGTAAAATCAGATAAGTAATTATCGCCATCTAAATAAATTCCAGTAATATGTGCTCTCCAATCTTCAGTCTCTGGATTTATTGCAAAAGTAAATTCCATATCTCTATCATTTGTTGCTGTTCCAGTTACATCGGAAGGTGTAAATCCACTATTCTCGTCTTATACCTTCTATCTCGGCTTTATAACGAGCCTTCACCGTGCAGGCGACTTTCATCGCACACGGCGATCCGTCAGCAGTAGGACCTTTTTCTTATTTCCCCGAGAAATAGATTAATTGATTTTTGTCGAAATGTAAACATAAAAAATACACCTATTCTGCAGGTGCTTCTAGTTCTATTTTTATTTGTGTATGGTATGTCTCAAGAATAAAGCCGCCCATGTAGACGACTTGATTTTGTTACTATGCTTTTTCCTAAACAATTGGTAAATCTGATTAATTTAACGTTTATTAACTTCTATTATCTTATCATCTTTAAAGTAAACATCATATACAGGGTATTTCGATTTCTTATTTGCTAAATCTAAAGACATATTGTTATACATAGCAAAAATTCTTACTTCATCTTCTGATCTAGTATATTCATATTGATATGAGATTTCGGGATCATCTTTAAATTTAATCTCCTGATACCAACATTCCCTTTTATAGTCATATACATTAACAAGTATATTACTATTCTCTTTAGATGCTCCTTGATATTCAATTACTTTTGCTATTCTTTCATTAGCTCGTTTTTCATAAAGGAAGAAGTTTAGTTTTATTCCTCCCCAAACTAGTAAAAAAATAAGAAAAAACGAAAATAAAACTATTAAAAACTTTTTCATTATCCACATTCCCCTTTTTGGAGTCTAGTAGAATTTTCATTATACAGCCTGGCAGCTTCTTTCATTGAGATTCCTCCCGTGGTAAAATGTATTTGGGTGGCTGGGAGAAATCTCAGTCTTTATTACATATTTGGAGGTACTATATGATTAGAGCAAAGGGTGCAGAATTTGGACTTGCAGTAACTATTCTTTTGCTAGAATGGTCAGTAATCATTAAAATAAATTCTTTATTATAAAACCCTCTTCATCAATGTGTAGCAGATAATAGTCAAGGGCAATATATTAGTTATAGGGCAAGGCGTTTAGTCAGATACACCAGCAAGCCTTGCTCTTTTTATAAAAAATTAAACATTTATTCATAGTTTTGTAACATCTACTCGTTAAGATAAAGAAGTGAAGAGACCCCTAACCTTTTTCATATATATCCCATTATTTTATCCGGCAAATGCCGGATTTTTTTGTGTTTCATTTTCACTGTAAATGACGTTTGCTTTCACTGGGTTTACAATATTTATTTCTGCCTTATAATTAAAGGTTGATTGAGGTGAAGATTTGGAAAGTGAAACAGTTGAGATAGATTTAACAAAAACATACACTTATAAAGAGATGCCAGATAAACTGTCCGGAAGATGTGACAATTGTGGCAAGGCTCACTTTATGTCTACGGTTGGCAATGGTGAGTTCCTAAGAGAATGCGTCAATTGCGGGATGAAGAAGCTGATCTGATTAGCTTCTTTTTTCTCTGCTTAGTCAAACTGCATATTAGTAAAATCATTTAATGGTTCAAAATCCTAATTATATATGTTAACCTTTTAATAAAGGAAGTTTACATATTGGAGGGATTAAAATGACTCTAAACTGGCGCCTTTTTATAACCACAGTTACTGCTCTTTTATTTGTCATCCTTGTTTTCATGAACTTCTTGGGATATTGGACAGCTAACCCAGCAATACAAATTCTTTTTTTCTTTATCATGGTTGGATCTATTTTCAACGCAGGTATTGAAACTAGTAAAAATCTAAAGAACAGGGGCTGATTGAAATTTTTCAATCGGCTTTTTACTATACAGTTTGTGTCTACTTGTAATAAAATTTGATTTTCATTTTGTTTATTTACCTATATTTAAGGTAATAATTAGCTAAATACAGTCTTACATGCTATGAAAGGAGTGGCATTTTGAAGATTTTATTAGTTGTGTCTAGCATTGCTTTTCCTATTATTATGGTTTTTCTACAGAATCACAGAAAGATATTCCGAATAATTTTTAATATTATCGCTGTTATATCAGCTAGTATTTTTGGAAATATTGCAGCAACATCTATTTACCAGATCCTAATTGACAATGCTGTATTTATGACTACAATTCATGGTATTTTTCTTAATCCTTATTTCTTGATAACTGGATCTTATCTTGGAGTATTCATCATTTACAGATTAATGGTTCTTACATTGGATGAAAGATAGTATCTTCATCCATTTTTTCATCCCAATTCCCTGCGAAGCTTATTCTGTCGGTGTTTTTTCGAACTGTGCATATTTAGATTTATTAACTTATCGATTTCCTCTCTTTCAAAAGTTGAATTAAAAGCATTTTCTATTCAACTTTTCTAGTAATATAATTAAACGGAAAGGAGGCAATAAGAATGAAACATAATTCTATGCACCAATGGCATAAAGAGCATCATAAACGGGTAGCAGAATTTCACAAAAAACACGCTGCTCAAGTAGCTAATGGAGAAAACGGAAACGGTTGGTTAGCCAAGCTCGAAACGTCTTTTTTTAATAAAGTACTTGTTCCTCTTAAAGTTGTGAAATAACATCTTTTTTTCTGCTCCTGTTCTTTGAGGAGCAGTTATTTTTTGATTTTATATAAATACTTTGTGACACAGTATGTGTCATATAAGCAACGAACTGCGTGTTAAAATCGTTTAAAATATTTAGAGTGTTTTTTAGCCAATTCTTGCATCACTTTATTTCTACCCGCTAAATCGGATCTAAGGTTTAATGATTCCCCCAATAATTCTGAAACAGTTTTAAACTTTTCCCCTTCTTTATACTGTGCATATATCTCCATCATTTTTGACATAATAAACGCCTTTCTTTAATCGGAAAATATATTAATTATTCTCCAATTCCTCCAAGCAATCATCACAACAATCCACGTCTTCCAACAACTCTCTATCGCAAACTTCACAATAAAATTCCATGATTTTAACTCCTTTGTGTCGCTATTTGTGTCGTATATTATTCGAACTGTGATTAAGAACTATATTAAATTTGAAACTTATTAAGAATAGAACCGTATTTATATATAACATTCTTTTAGTTAGAAGGTGCGCCCATATGTTTAAATCAGAAGTGTTCAACAGAGTCCTCAATATAATTTGGATTCTAGTATTAATGATCCTGTCATTGAATACTTTTGGAACTGATACACTAAGTAGACTTTCGATAATCCTAATATTCACTTTTGGTATATTGTTTAATTTGTATAAAATTATCAAAGTGAGTAAACAGGACAATTAAAAGGATGCTAATGCCCAGTTTGTGTCAACCGTATCATCGTACTGTTCATTAACTACTTTTTACTGCTCCCCTATCCAATTACTATTAAAATAAGTGTTGGAGGTGTTTTAATGGTGAAAAAATATCCATTAGTTGCTTTTTGTTTCGCGTTGTTACTTCTTTTTATTACTGGATGCCAAGCAGATGATTCATATCTTAAGGAAGAAGCCCCTGCTCAAAGACAACCTGACTCGGAAAATGGTGTAACTATCAAAACTGAGAAGGCTGAATATCCAACATCAATTAAGGAGATCATTGTTGAAATCCAAAATGACAGCAATACAGAATTTACTACAGGTACCCATGTTTTCCTTGAAAAAAAAGTAGAAGATACTTGGTATAGGGTGCCAATGAAAGAGGACTCTTTCACAGAAGCCGGAATGCTTCACCTTCCAGGTGAATTATCAACTATGGGTTTTGATGTAGATGACTTGAAGTATAAAATAACAGCCGGTGAATATCGTGCTACCATCGGAAGTCTTGCTGCACCATTTATAGTTGTAAAATGAGAAGAACCGAGTTAGGTTCTTTTTTTGTTCACTTATTAACAGAGCGATTTATTAAACAGTTTTGGTCAACCGTATCGTCGCACTGCGACATTATCCTATTGAATAAATTATTGATAATGTTTACTCTTAGATTAATTACATTACAAGAGTGGAGAATACAATCTATGAATGAAAAAGACAAATGCCTAAAAGAACCTACAAAAACAGCCGTTTTTTCCTATGCTAGTTTGTTTCTTATTTCTTTATCCAGACTAATTTATGATTTAATCCATAAAAGAGTCTATGAGCATGTTATACTCCTAATAGCCAGCTTTATCTTATTAATAATAAGTTTGATTATTTACAGAAAGCACATGAAATTATACGAAAAGTTTAATGGTGTCCAACACAAATTAAAATAAGCTCGTTAAATAAGTAAACAGATCACAAAGAAGTGAGCTGTTATGCTAGACAGTTTGAGTCAACCGTATCGTCGAACTGTGCAACATTAAAATCTACCCTCACTTCCATTATTTAGGTTATAATGATAGTAAGGAGTTGTTGTTTAATTGAATGTTAAAAATATAAGTACATCCATTTCTGAAGATATTATTATTACAAATTTGACAGGTTTCATAACCCTTGCTGATGTAAACACCTGGTTTAATTCATTTGAGAAAACGTGCTTTTCATTTATTAGACAAGGAAAAAAGTATAAGTTGCTAGTTAATCGTAAAGGTTATACTCCAGAACATTTTTCTGTACAAAAATTGTGGAAAGACAAATTTTTCTCTAATAATATATTAGAGAACACCATTGCAGTCGCTTTTTTATTAGAAGAAGGGGACATTCTAATTCACCTTGAACAGTCTAATACCAATGACAACGCAATGTTCTCAAGTAACTATGACCAATTAATTGACTGGCTTACTAAATATAAATAATGAATTTCTACTCCTAAGTTGCTGAAGATAGCTGACTTTCTGGTAGTTCATTTTCAAGCTTCTTTACCTTAGTTGCACAAACAGGACCAATGCCCTTAGCAATGCTTTTCTTGCTTTTTAACGGGCGGTTACAAACTGGACAATTCACGACCTCACCGCCGATGCTTTGGCTAGTTCAATTTTCAATTCCTCATAAGTTAGTAAATCAATAGATAAACCGGTATGGGAATGATGGATACCCATATCTTTTAACCTAGATAAGACAAAATTCCTTTTCATTTCATTTTGAGATTGAACAGCTTGGTAAAGTAATCCCATCAAGCATCCTTCCTTTCCAACTATGGATTTATTTTCTGAAACATCTGGTCCATTTTACGTTTACGATCTTCTAATTCTTTAATGTTAACTGGCTCATTTGACTCAACAGCTGGATTTTTTTGTAGCCATTCAGGCACAACCTCAATCCTCGCTGATCCCCTTCTATATGGAGTAACCTTGTTCTGTTTCTGAGCCTGTTTTTCTTTAAATTCAAGCTGATAGGCTTCGACTTCTGATGTCTTTTTAAAACCTTTGTCAAACCAATCTGTTAAGATGGCTTCAACATATCTCCACGTCTTTTTACCCTGTTCTGTTGAACGCTTCATGGCCAATACAACTAGTTCATCCGAAAGGTCTGCACATCAGGAAGATATCTTTTCAGTATCGGCGAAATCAAGATTGACCTGGATCATCAAGATCATCCTCCTTACGAAATTTGAATTACTTGTTGCTGGCATATATCGCTCAACTCCAGTTACATGCCTTTTAAAAGCTCTGGAACCTCTGCGAAGGTTATGTTGTTAGCTGCTAATACATTGATTAAATCGTTTATGACTTGTTCTTTTTGTTTTTCGTTCATGCGATTAATCCTTTTAGGCAAGATTCTGTTTGATACATTTCATATCGATAGAAATCTGAAAAAGTTCCGGAAATAGATTTCTATCCTGTATACCGTATAATTGTTCAAACTTTTGTAGGGTTTCTCTTCCAGGGTTTCTCAAACCTTTTCCAATTTTTCTAACATATACTTCTGAAATGCCGAGTAATTCATCGACTTGTTTCTGTGTTAAATTTTTTTTAATTCTTTCGTTAACAAGTCTTTGTCTCAATGAAGGTCACCTCGTTTCTGATACGTTTTGTATCTGTAAATATTTTTCTGATACATTTTATACCATTCGTTTATTTCGATACATTTTGTATCTATAATGAATCTATAAACTGTGAAAGAAAGGGATTTCTTATGATAGGTGATAGATTAAAAAAGGTTAGGGGAAAGATGTCCCAAGAAGAAGCTGCAAACAAAATAGGAATATCTAGAGCGCGATTATCCCATTATGAAACCGGTAGAAGCGAGCCAGATTCTGAAATACTAGGAAGACTTGCTAAGTTTTATAATGTAACAACCGATTACTTGATAACGGGGAAAACACGATCAGATAATGAAGGTTCCACTATGAAAGAAAAAGACGAAAAAGACATTGCAAAACGTATGGAAGAAATAAAAAAAGACCTGTCCAATCAAGATGGTCTCATGTTTTCTGGTGAACCTCTTAGCGATGAAGCAATCGAATCACTTATGGAAGCTATGGAGCACATGGTTCGCAATACGCAAAGAATAAACAAGAAATACATTCCTAAGAAGTACAGAGATAAAGAAACCGAATAGGAATACGAGGCGAATCAAGTGGGTTGGATTAAAGAAAAGGTTATTGAACTTACGAAGAAATATGATACTAGAGATCCATTCGAACTTGCTTCATGTTTAAATGTATTTGTGTTCGAATGGGACTTTCATGAGGAAATCAACGGGGTATACAAGTATGACGAACGAAACAAGTACATATATATCAATTCTAATTTAAGTATAAATAATAAATTGTTTACTTGTGCCCATGAGTTAGGACATGTTGTGCTGCACCCAAGAGCAAATACGCCTTTTATGAGGAACAATACACTTCTATCGGTTGATAGAATCGAAAAAGAAGCTAATCGATTTGCCGTTGAATTACTTATCCCTGACAAAGCTATATATGACTACAATGATAGCAGTCTATCAATACATGACTTATGCCCGCAATATTCCGTACCAAAGGAGTTAGCTCACATTAAAAAATTTAACATTTAACTAGGTATATTCACACGTTACGATTTCATCACAAAAATACGTTTGTGTTTTTATTTTACGGTATCACTGGGCGCTTCGCCCGATAAACATATAAATACATAATAGTTGATAACAAAATATAAAGCTTAAATAATTTATTTAACACCTGAAAATGGTAAATCTAAAGGAGAGTACGCAAGATGAATCTTAAAGAAACGTTAGAAATGTTAAACAAAGTTGTTAATGACAATAAGGAACTAATAAATAATGAGGAATCAACAAAACAATTTTTGATTTTACCATTCCTCAGAGGACTTGGATACGATACCTATAGCCCCCAAGAAGTTACACCAGAATTCACAGCAGATTTCCATAAAAAGAATGAGAAAGTAGACTACGCTATCTCTATAAATGGGGAACCTAAAATTTTTGTCGAAGCTAAATCAATGAACAATAAGATTAATAAAAGTGCACCGCAATTAAGTAGATATTTTAGTACGTTCCCTAGTGTGCGATTGGGAATTTTAACAAACGGAATAGAGTATCACTTTTTTACTGATTTAAATAATGCCAACATCATGGATTCCAAACCATTTTTTATTTTTAATTTAACCAACTATATTGAAGAAGATTTCGACCACTTAGTTAAGTTTTCTAAAAATCTTTACGATTATGAAAGTATAAAAAATCTGGCTGAATCTCTTATGTACACTCAATCTTTCAAATCAGTTATTAAAGAAATTTTTGAAAGTCCAAACGATGACTTTATTAAATTTGTAATAAAAGAACGATTTAAATTTAAAGTAACTCAACAGTTTATTAATACCGCTCGACCTTTAGTTCAAAAATGTATTCAAGAATCCTTAGCTGAAATTATTAGCGAAAAGTTTGACGTTACAACGAATAATCAAGCAACGCAAGAAAGAGCAACAGATATAAGCGAAATACAACATGAAGATAAAAAGACTTATTACACTACAGAAGAAATCGAATCATTAGGAACTTTTGAAGAATTTGAAGGTGTAAATGTAGTTCTGCCAAATTCTGAATCCTATAAAAAGTTATTAAAAATGAAGATGGAAGAATACTCAGTTGAAAAAGGAAATCCTTTAAGCGACTTTTTTGTTTCATCGGTTCTTACACAAGGCAATGCAATCGTTGGGTATTTGGTTGGACAATATTCCAATCAACAAAAAGATACTACATTATACACAGTAAAATCTAACGGAATTGCTAATTTCTTGAAAGCAAATCCTATAGTTGAAGAAACAGGCTTTATCAATGCACGACTTGGATCTCGGACAAACAAAAACACAAATGAGAAAACCTACTATTTGAAAAGTTGTTTAACCAATCTTTCATTTAGAGATATTCCAGATCTTGTATCAAAAGTTGAAGATATTGATAAGTTTTTCAATAGTATCCAATAATCTTTCATTTAGAGATATTCCAGATCTTGTATCAAAAGTTGAAGATATTGATAAGTTTTTCAATAGTATCCAATAATCTTTTTTCAGAGATGATCGCAAGCTATTATGACATTGATAATCAAGAAACAATAGAGTAATTTGCTTTTGATTTTTTCCCAAATACAAACACACTTGCGATTCGGTAAAATCGAATGAAGAACAGATGAACAAGATTCTCAAAAATATAAAATAACAATTTTAAGATAGCCTCACTGTAGGCTTTTCTTTTAACCCGAATCAGAACATACATTCCCCAAAAGGGTTTTAAAATGCAAAAAAAAATATTAAACACGTTAATTTAAATGCTGAGATTGATAGATGCAAAAACAAAGATGAAGAAATGATTAAAATACCAATTTTTAATTCTGTCAGGTACATCAATGGTGAACTAATAGGTGAACTAGACGGGTACTCTGATGTAACAGATGTAGAAATTCATTTTGACAGAAACGAATTCAAGCACTAGACAAAGATAACGGATTTGTAACAGGATGGAGTGGTTTCAAAATATCACTTATCGTTTTAGAATTCAAGAAAATTAATTAATAAGGTGAATTTTGTCACGCGCGTATCATCATCTATATTATTATTCTCTTTCTTATTCTTAGTTCTTAGTTCTTAGTTCTTCTTCTTCCCCCCTAGTCTATGGATAGTCTATGCATACCCTATCCATATTGTTTATATAGGATATGCATACGGTATCTATACCCTGTTTATACCGTATGCAAAGAGTATATATAGATCATAAAATTGAAAGGTAGTAGAATATTTTGTCATATTTTCAAAAGGTACCTGCGAAAAATAAACAAGGTTACAAATGGAAGTGTACTGAAGAAGGTCCAAGGAATTCAGCGACAGGGAAAAGAACTCAAATTACTCGTCGTGCAGATACAAAGAAAGAAGCTTCACTTAAGGTTGATCTTGCGTTACAAGAACTCCAATTGAACAATGGACAGTCTTACAATAAAAATATATCGTTTAAAGACTATTTATCAGATTGGTTAGTAACATACAAAAAACATACTGTTAAAGAAAATACTTATAAACTTCATGAACGAAATGTTCATAAAAAAAATTATCCCTTTAATCGGACATATGAAAATAGCAGACTTAACCCCTACTCATTATCAAAAAATTATTAATGCACTATCTGAGCAAGATATTAGTAAAAGGACCGTTGAAATTATTCACACAACGCTTTCAAATGCCATGAATAAAGCAGTGTCGCTTGAAATAATTATGAAAAACCCTTGTTCCCGCGTCACGATCCCAGATAAAACTATCAACAAAATTAAAGAGGACGATGATCTAGTGTATCTGACCAAGGATGAAGTTTTTAGATTTTTGGAGGCTGCCATTCAAGATAACTGGAAGTATTATATTTTATTTAAAACATTAATCGACACTGGTTTAAGAAAAGGAGAAGCTCTTGCACTTCAAATCCAAGACTTAGATTTCTCATCTAGTAAAATCAAAATATATAAAACATTAAATTATGACGTCAACCAAATAGAAAAAATGTTTGGACCACCTAAAACTGAAACATCCTACAGGAAAGTATTAATAAATAATGATCTTTCAACTTTGTTGTCTAAACATCTTATTAAGCAAAAAGAAATTAAATTGAAATTAGCAGACAGATACCATAGTGAAACGAATCTTGTGTTTGACCGTGGAGACGGTCTTCCCTTTGCTAAATCCACATTACAAAGATCATTTAATCGAATATGCAAAAATGCCGGAATTTCAAAACATATAACTATTCACGGATTGCGACACACGCACGCAGTTTTGCTTCTTGAATCCGGGGCTAGCTTAAAAGAAGTCCAAGAACGTTTGGGTCATAAATCGATTCAGACTGCTGCGGATGTATATGTACAGGTCTCTAAAGTTTTGGAAGTAAGAAGCGTTGATAATTATTCAAAATACATGGATTATGAACAAAAGAAATATGAAATAAAATGAAATGTGGTCAAAATGTGGTCAATTAGAATTTTGCCGAGTATTCCACAATAAATATAAAAGCCTTGGTTACTGATAAACTCAGTAATACCAAGGCTTTCATTTGATTAGTACATGTTCATATATTGCTCGCGTTCCCATGGGTGAACTTGTGTTCTAAACATATCCCACTCAATCTCTTTTGCTTCAATGAAATGTTCTAATAAGTGATCACCTAGAGCGTCCATAATCACTCCATCTTCTTTTAATTTTTCCAATGCAGCAAATAATGTTGCAGGAAGATCTACGATACCATTTTCTTCGCGTTCTTCTTTAGTCATTACATAAATGTTACGGTCAATCGGAGCTGGTGGAGTCATTTTATTCTTAATCCCATCAAGACCTGCTTTCAGTATGACAGCAAGTGCTAAATACGGATTAGCTGCTGGGTCAACACTTCGTACTTCAACACGAGTGCTTATTCCACGAGAAGCCGGAATACGTACAAGTGGGCTACGGTTCTGAGCTGACCACGCAACATAGCAAGGTGCTTCATAACCCGGTACTAAACGTTTATACGAGTTAACGGTTGGGTTCGTTACAGCAGTAAAGTTCGGAGCATGCTTAATGATCCCTGCAATGAATTGTTCAGCCGTTTCACTTAATTGGAGGTTACCTGATTTGTCATAGAATGCATTCTCACCATCTTTAAATAAAGATACGTTACAGTGCATACCAGATCCACTTACTCCGAACAGTGGTTTTGGCATAAATGTTGCATGCAAACCATGTTTACGAGCAATTGTTTTTACTACAAGTTTGAACGTTTGAATATTATCACAAGCACTCACGGCATCTGCATATTTAAAATCGATTTCATGCTGACCTGGTGCTACTTCATGATGAGAAGCTTCTATTTCAAAGCCCATTTCTTCTAGTTCAAGTACGATATCACGACGGCAATTTTCACCTGAATCTGTTGGTGCAAGGTCGAAATAACCACCTCTATCATTTAATTCAAGTGTAGGTTCACCATTAGCATCCAATTTGAATAGGAAGAATTCTGGCTCTGGTCCAAGATTAAACTCTGTAAAGCCCATTTCTTTCGCTTCAGCTAGGACTCGTTTCAGATTGGTACGTGGATCACCACTAAAAGGAGTTCCTTCTGTCGTATATATATCACAGATTAAACGTGCAACTTTCCCTTTTTCTGAAGTCCACGGAAAAATCACCCATGTATTAAGGTCTGGTTGTAATAACATATCAGATTCTTCGATACGCACAAACCCTTCAATTGAAGAACCATCGAACATCATTTTATTATCTAGTGCTTTATTTAACTGACTTACTGGGATTTCTACGTTTTTAACTGTTCCTAGAATATCCGTAAATTGGAGTCGAATATATTTCACATTTTCCTCTTTGGCCAAACGAATAATATCTTCACGAGTATACTTTACCATGAACAACTTCCTCTCTTAATTCTGTTTTTTGATTTTATTTAATGAAAAAATCTGGACATATCTCCTTGACGCAGCGTTGTGCGATGTCTGCCACCATGCAAAAGTTCTGATTTTAAAAGCTTCCGCAATTCTCCGTCACTGAGATCTTTCCTAATTTCTTCTGACTTCTGAATCGGTTTATTCGAAACAAGTTCCGTTTCATTTACAATTATAAGTTTCTTAATACCGGCTAAGTTGACACCTTGTTCTAGTAGATCTTTTATCTCTAAGAGACGATCTATATCATTCAAGGAAAACAGTCGCCTATTTCCATCTGTTCTCATAGGAGTAATTAATTGATGCTCTTCGTAATAACGAATTTGACGAGCGGACAATTCGGTAAGCTGCATGACAATTCCAATTGAGAAAAGAGGCATAGAACGCCGAATGTTGCTACTACTCATCTTCAGCATCCTCCTTATTGGTTTTCTTATTTATATTATATTAAATGTTAGATTTGTTGTCAATCATATGTTACATTTCCTAACATGTTTTTATTTTAGTTTTTTTAAAACAGAATTGCTCATAAAAGTTTTGCAACCCATTCGTATGAAGACGCAATTTCACACACTTTCCATCATAACCTTCCCCTAGATAAGTTTCTTGTCAATCAAGGAGTCTACCGCTGTTAACACAGCAATTTTTACATGTTCGTACGTTAACCCGCCTTGAACATATGCTACATATGGTGGGCGAGTAGGACCATCTGCTGTCAATTCAATACTTGCCCCTTGAATAAATGTACCTGCTGCCATAATAACATCATCAACATATCCCGGCATATAATTAGGATAAGGTGTAACATGAGAATTTATCGGTGAGGCATATTGGATCGCTTGACAAAACGCCACCATTTTATCCTTATCATCAAATTGAACAGATTGAATTAAATCCGTTCGCTTTGCATTCCATTTCGGTGAGGTGTTCATACCCAACATTTCAAGTAATGCTGATGTAAAAACCGCACCCTTTAAAGCTTGACCGACTACATGAGGTGCGAGAAAGAAGCCTTGATACATTTCTTGAAGGCTGTAAAGAGACGCTCCTGCTTCCGCTCCAATACCTGGCGAAGTTAAACGGTAGGAACACGCTTCAACATATTCTTTTTTTCCGACGATATAGCCGCCTGTTTTTACAAGGCCACCACCTGGGTTTTTTATTAAAGAACCTGCAATTAAATCCGCACCTACATGACACGGCTCTTTATCCTCAACAAACTCTCCATAACAGTTGTCAACAAAAACAACTAGGTTAGGGTTAATATCTTTTACAAACGATATCATTTCTTCAATTTCAGATATCATAAAGGATGGCCGTGTTGCGTATCCTTTCGAACGTTGAATACCAATCATCTTTGTTTGTGGAGTAATTGCTTTTTTCACAGCATTGAAGTCTATTCCCCCTTCATCCGTCAACATAACAGAATTATAATCAATATTAAATTCTTTTAATGAACCGATTCCCGTACCACGAATCCCTACTATTTCTTCTAATGTGTCATAAGGCTTGCCTGTTATGTATAATAGCTCATCTCCCGGCCGTAGAATACCAAACAATGCAATGGAAATCGCATGAGTTCCGGAAATGATTTGCGGTCGTACTAGACCTGCTTCTCCACCAAATACCTCACTATAAATTTTTTCTAATGTATCTCTTCCATAATCATCATATCCATACCCTGTAGTAGGAATAAAATGCGAATCACTTACTCTATTGCTTTGGAAGCTTTGTAAAACACGAAACTGGTTTAGCTCCATCATTGTATGAATATCTTGGTGTATTGGGGCTATTTGAGCTTCAGCCTGTTCTGTTAATTTTTTAAGTCTATCTCCATTCGTTAAATGCTGATACATGTTGAGTCTCCTTCTTATTCCAATCATTAAAATCAGATTTTTAAGATAAAGTAGTGATGAATGTCCTAATCATAACAAATGAACATACCCTTTCACAATTCATCCTAATAAAACAGTCATGAGCATCCTGAACCCAACTAAAGCGTAAAAAAAGATTCAGGTTCTCAAATTGCATCACCTTATAAAGGTGGTGGCGCGAAGCTAATTTTGCGAAGTCCCGCCCCTTTTCCACAGAAAAGTCGTTAATAATCATAACACCTTCTAAGCTTGTTAGCAGTAGAAAACTCTTGAAAAACCAGTGATTTCTGCTAAAATCAGATAGGTTATCATAAAATAGAATAATGAAAGAACAGCGAGGAATTCCGATGACATGGGAAATATTAACAATAATTGGCACGATTGCTTTTGCTATAAGCGGCGCAATTATTGCGATGGAAGAAGAATATGATATATTAGGCGTTTATATTTTGGGAGTCGTCACCGCTTTTGGCGGGGGAGCCTTACGAAATCTATTAATTGGTGTTCCCGTTTCCGCGTTATGGGATCAAGGTACAAACTTTATTATTGCAATAGTATCTATAACAATTGTATTTCTCTTCCCCAAAAATTTATTAAAACATTGGAAAACATGGGGCAATTTTACTGATTCAATTGGGCTCTCAGCTTTTGCCATTCAAGGAGCACTTTACGCCATTGACTTAAATCGGCCTTTAAGCGCCGTTCTCGTAGCTGCCGTACTTACAGGTTGTGGCGGCGGAATGATTCGAGATTTATTAGCGCATAGAAAACCGCTTGTTTTGAAGGATGAAATATACGCTTTATGGGCAATTATTTGTGGCCTTTTCATAGGTCTCAACAGTTCTATAGAACCTTGGCAGTTATACAGCTTATTCCTTGCGATTACAGCATTAAGAGTTCTTTCCTACTCGTACAACTGGAAACTTCCGGCAAGGAATATTAAACAATACAACTGATTGTTAGTATATTATATAAGGTGAATTTAAATGAATTAGGGCTGCACTTTAGGCATTTCTCATCTCCTAAAAGCAGCCCTTTTCTAATATTCATCAAGAATATTGTTTTCTTTTAGACAATTTCTACTTAGTAAATCGGGTTTACTTTTATCTCACTTTAACAGACAATACCCCTCAAATTTACGAGGAACAAAGAAGATAGGTAGGGACACACTGCCCGTAAAGGTTCGATAGGTGAGATACAGTGAAACTTACCTTTGTGGTTTTCAATAGGTATAGTTGAGGCCACAGAAAGTGGTCACACAGATATTGCCACAGGACGCGGCGTACTTAGTCTACGATTCATTGAATCAGGTTCGTAGAGTCGCTTTATCGAAGCGTAGCGGAGATATGAGCGACTCTAGAACGGGACTAACAATCAGTAGGGATGAAGAAAAACCCCACTGATTAAAGTTTCACTTTATCTATTCTTCATCTTCATCAAAAACAAGGTCCTGACTCCTTAAGGTCACAAGGTCTCCTCGATCATATGAATCTTCAAGCAATAACCGCATCGCTTGTGACCGTATTGATTTTTCAATAATATTTCGAATATAACGACCATTTGAAAAAGACACCAATCTCGGATCGGCCTTGATTACGATTAAATGCTCATTCAATTTACGCTCCGCATCCCTGCTAAGTACATATTCCCGATCATCGATCATTCTTTGTCCGATTTCCATCAATTGTTCAATCGAATAATCCGGAAAGTCTACCACAATAGGAAATCTTGAATGAAGACCAGGATTCAGGGTTAGGAAATGATCCATCTCCTTTGAATAACCGGCCAGGATTAATATGAATTCGTGCTGACGATCTTCCATATGCTTTACAAGCGTATCAATTGCTTCTTTCCCAAAATCCTTTTCTCCTCCTCTACCAAGAGAATAGGCTTCATCAATAAACAAGATTCCGCCGATTGCTTTTTTAATTAAATCACGAGTTTTTTGAGCTGTATGCCCAATATACTCACCTACAAGATCCGCTCTTTCCACTTCAATTAAATGACCTTTAGATAAAACATTCATCTTATGGAACAGCCTGCCGATTAACCTAGCTACTGAAGTTTTCCCTGTTCCTGGGTTACCTTTAAACATCATATGAAGAGCTTGCCGTCCGGCCTTCAACCCTCGCTCTTCTCGTTTCTTATTCACATAAATCCATGCGTATATTTCTTTAATCATCCGTTTCATTTCATCCATCCCAACCAATTCTCCCAGTTCCTCTTCTATTTCTTTCAGCGCTATATGTTGAGGAGGAATATCTTGATCGTGCCTTTCACGTATCGGCGGATCTTTCGGTATAGGCTTCCGCTTTTGTCCATTTAAGACAATATTAATCTGTCCGTTATTTTTTTTACGGATCGGTTGTTCCAATGTATTCACCTCTCATAGAACGATTAGAAATGACAAACTCTCTTAATGTTCGCCAATTATTTTGTTTTTCCATAATTAAATGAGAATCATGTCATTTCCTGCGCTTTCCCAAGAAATAATCCCTCATTTATTTATATTCACGAACGAGTTACATCAGTAGTATTTGTTAAAAATAGTACAGCACAACAAAAGAGCAAACATAAGAAAAGCCAAGAAGGTGTGTTTTTCCTTCTTGAAGCTTATTATCTTTTCTACAGCTTTATCGGGTACTGGAACTAGAAAGACTAGACCTTCGTGGGGCTTCAATACGAAAAATGAAGCACGCGACTTGGATTAAACACCCCATTTTAATGAACTACAACTTCACCACAACTATATTTTCTAGACCAAATAAAAATCCCCACTTAAAAACAGAAGAATGGTTCTGTTTTTAAGTAGGGATCGTTGTACGTATAATTCCATTTATTCTTTTGCTTCAAAATCAATTTGCACATTTTTTTGTGGAGCAAAAGTGGAAATCGCATGTTTAAAGACCAACTGCTGCTTTCCTTCAGATTCAAATAAAACGGTAAAGTTATCGAATCCTTTAACAAGTCCTCTAATTTGAAAACCATTTAATAAAAAAACAGTCACATATGTACTATCTTTTCTTAACTGATTTAAAAATTGATCTTGAATATTTACTTGTTTCATCATTATTCCTCCTCATTCTCTCTATGTATTACATATTCGCGTTAAGTGATAGCTTTCCTGCTATATATGTGGATATTTCTTCAGAAACAAATGAATTATTTCCCTGTTCCTGCACCTCATACCATTTTACATCCATTTTATTACGAAACCAAGTAAGTTGACGCTTAGCGTAGCGTCGTGAATTTTGTTTTAATGCTTCAACTGATTCATCGATCGTTAACCTATCATCGAAGTAATCGTATAATTCCTTATATCCAATTGCCTGTATCGACTGACAATCTCTCAAACCTTGTTCATGAAAGCTCTTTACTTCTTCCATTAATCCCTGTTCCACCATAACATCAACGCGGTGGTTAATCCGCCGATAAAGTGCTTCACGGTTCATCGTCAAGCCGATAAGAGCTGTATCATACTTTAATTCGGATGTTTGCTTTTCGAGTTGATTAGACATCGTGATTCCTGTGCAATAATAAATTTCCAACGCTCGAATAATGCGCCTAATATTGTTAGGATGAATTCTCTCAGCACTTTCAGGGTCAATTGACCGAAGCTTCTCAATAAGAGGTTCAATTCCATCTGTTTCCACAATAGATTCTAGCCTTTTTCTATATTCTAAATTAGAAGGGGCCTCTGAGAATTGATAGTCATAAATTACAGATTGAATGTACAAACCTGTACCTCCAACAATAATCGGCAGTTTACCACGCTTCTGAATATCTGCAATTGCCTGATTCGCTTGTTCTTGAAAATCAGCCGCACTAAATGATTCATTTGGTTCTTTAATATCCAGCAGAAAGTGAGGGATGCCCTCCATTTCTTTAGGTGTTATTTTGGCTGTTCCGATATCCATCCCTTTATAAACTTGCATAGAATCTCCACTTATAATTTCACCATTAAAACGCTTCGCCATTTCTATACTCAGTTTTGTTTTCCCAACTGCTGTCGGGCCGATAATGACAAGTAACTTATTGTTCTCTTGTTCCAAAACATTCACTGCCTTATTTAAGTTTTACTTTTCGTACGTTTAAAGCAGTCAAACATCATTCATCATAGACAAATGATAAATCGTTTATACCTATTAAACGCACGTAAAGTTATTTTCTCCAGACCGCATACACTAAATTAGTCTTACCTTTATAAACTACATCACACGTTTGATTTACGACTTTCATAATATTTCTTGGTCTTTCGATTTACGTTTATACATTAAGACTAACATAAATTTTTGTATATGGACAGACACCAACTTTCACTTTCGGACAGAAGAAATGTGGTCAATTAAGTGGTCACGTGTACGTTGATGGCACTTAGATAAATACATCATACCGCCCGTTTATTACAAGAGCTTCGCAAAATTTCGGATTACTTCACTTCCCTCTTTTTTGGCGTGTTTCTTCTATATAACATAGATTGCAAACAATCTTAAAAGAAAACGGAATTAAACAGGGATTTATTGCTGATAAAGCAGGTGTCTCGCAAGGGACTTTCAGTTTAATTGTAAGGGGGAAATCAGTTCCTACTTTACCTGTAGCAATTAGGATATCAAGAGTTGTTGGAAAATCAGTTGAGGAATTATGGGGTGACCAAGCTTTCAGGGGTTTGAAGCCAAATGAAATTATTAAACAAACCAATTGCCATTAGTTTTTCTTGTTCAACGAATTACCTCATCATAGAAATATGGATACTTCTCTGACTTTATATGTACCTACATCTTTTTCTCCATATTTGCGGAATCTTTACAGAACTTATGAGTAAGACCGTTTATGATATCAATCGTAACCCAATCATTTTCATTAAATGTTTTTCGGCAATCCCTGCACTATGGGGTAGAGTCAGGGAAATGCGGATTTACAACGTTGATTGACTTGAGCCCTCTGTGGGTACAATTTATCCTGAAGCCTGAAGCAGTTTTCCCATCAGGCAACGAGCATATCTACCACTCTTTCGCTTACTGTCCTTGAAGTTTGGTCTGGAAGAAGCACATTTCCATACTAAACTTCAATGTTGTTTCTTTCTCCTGTTACCCAAGTCCATTTACTCATACCTTTGAATACGTTGAATACTATAAAAAATAACTGTAGATAATGTTTCCACAAATTTATAAATCTGGTCATTTTTGTATTATTACATTGAATACTGTAGATAAGGGCAGATTAGTTGAACGAGAAATACATATCGCAACAATAAAACTCGCCGAATGGGCGAGTTCTTTACGTAGCTTTACTACTTCTTTACTTTTTAACCTTTTAGGTTTGCATCTGTCATCTCATTCCAAAACCTTATTCTTCTCCTCTTTTTAAAAAGTCAGGATGAAGCATTTCAAGAAAATTCAACAGTAATCGCTTTTCAAAAATAATGATGGCTCTACACTGATCCGCTGTTTTAATCGGGATATACTCCTTATGAGCGATTGTATTGCGATAAGTAACTATTTTTTCCAATTGCTCTTTTAAAATTCTTTTTTCCCTAGATTGGAAGATGGCAGCATCCTCTTTTAAAATTCCAATCTCTTCAACAATTTCTTTTATGGTAATGGAATCACCAAACCATTCCCAGCCATCAAATAATATATGAAGGATAGAACCAAAGGTAAAGAGTCTGATTTTTAAGGAATTTTTGGTCTTAAATACCATAGTGTTCGGCCATTTATTAAGTTTAGACTTCCCTATATTAATCTTACAGTATTCTTCGATTGGTTGATGGATTTTGCAATAGAATTCAAATTCAAGGGCTTTTGTTAAATTAATGACGGCTGGTGAAAAATCAAGGGTTTCTCTGAATGCTTCATGATCCATACTTTTATAAATAAATTCTGATGTAATGATAAATTGTTTTGTATCAGGTTCTAAAAATACCCAATAATCCCCAAAGAAATCGAATAGTTCCTTCTCAATTTCTTTAATTTGCTCTTTTGGTATTTTTGTGTGGAACTTGTTGATGTTTAACACCCAATCTTCAATTCGCTGTATACTTTCTTCTGTTGAACAATCCTCTAATTCCAAGAGTTCTCGGAGTCTTCCTAAATTATTAGACAAACGTTTATATTCATTTTGAAGGGCAGTTATTTGAATATAACTCTTTAGAATATTTCTGTATGAAAAATCCTTTACCGGCATGGAGTCCAAGGCATCATTGGTAATTATACTGAATGGACAGCTGTAACTGTTCAATCTCTCCTTTGATACTTTAATGGCCTCTTCTGAGGAGTCGATTCCAATCCAACGCCTGCCCATGTTTCCTGCAGCCACTAAAGTACTGCTGGAACCTGAAAAAGGATCCAAGATGACCTCATCAGGATGAGAGCCCATTTTGATAACCCTTTCCATTAGGGCCAAAGGTAGTTGTCCAGCATAATTAGTTATTTTTTCATGTGGAAGGGTTCTCATGTAAATATCGCCCCAGTCAGAACCAACCTCTTTTTCCTTTTCGTAATATTTTAAGGATGGGCTTCCTGTACGAGGATGGTAGTAAATGAGTCCTTCTTTATCAAGTTGATTTAGCTTTTCTTCGCTGTACTTCCAATAAAGTCGCTCCGTAGGTGTTACGCCTTTCCAGGTGAATTTCCGGTTGCCACTTAATTCTAGAGGAGTAAACAAAGTAACGGTAGTAAAGCGACCAACTTTGTCTTCTAGACGGTATTGTTTTTGTTCCTCTGTTGTAAGTGGCCGGGTAATTTTGTTTAAATTATACTTCCCGGAGTTGCTGTAAATTAATAGAGTTTGATGGTCAGGACGAAGTGATTTGGTGTTGCCAAAAAACACGTGTTTGAGTTTAATTTCTAACGGCTGTTCCTCCTGCTCAAAAACTTGGTCTAAAATAAATCTAAAATTAATAGAGGAGGCTGGAATATGATAAAAGAATACTAGCCCATCTTCTTTTAAGACCCTTCTAATTTGCTGAAAGACTTTGGAATAATATTCTGATATTACTTCTAGCAATCCATCCGTTTTACTCATCCAATCTCCTAAATAGGCAGGTGGATCTAAGAACACAAGTGAAGCAACCCTTCCATCCATTCTCTCCAAGACTTTTAACGAATCTGCCCAAAACAAAGCGTTTTCATGCATAGATTTCCGTCCTTTTACTGTTTTTGTCTAGTTAATAGTTTACTATTGATAATAGATTTGATTAAGGTCAAATGCAAGTGTTTCCAGTGCTACTCCCTCTATATAATTCCTGCCTGATGCTTCCGCTTAGCTGGGCATATATCCGGATGGTTTCACTTTTTTCATGACAGAAAAACTTGTATTGCTCACGTTAAATCCTTTTTTTATGATATTGTTAGGTAAATTGATGTTCTTTCCGGTCTCTTATTACCTGCTTTGATAGGATTAACGAACAAACTAAAAAGTTTTAGAAGGAAGCATTCTTTGCAAGAATGTGAGGAAATTCACTTAAACTAATGGATGCGTTAGTTGAAGAATAAAGAATAAAAAAAGTTTATTTCCTCAAACTGGAAACCGGCTTTTTTTATGGGTTGAGACTCCCTTAGCGTTGTAAATTCGCATTTCCCTGACTATATATTTGAACTTAGTTTCATTAAACCTACTTCTTTTTTAAGGGATTCAATTTATTAGTTCTATAATCCTCCCTATTTACAAATACTTCATAAATCTGTGTTGCTAAATGTCCTGCTGCTCTTTTAAGAGTTGTATCATATACCTCAGCTGGAACTGCTTTGCATCGAAGTAAGTTAGTTGGTGGGCATAAGGGGTAACGATAATCTTAATTATTTGGATCTACAATATGTGGACTTTAGATAGTATTCCTATATTCTTAATTTAAGTAACCCCTTTTCTTCAAGAAAGTGGTTACTTAAATGGAATATTAAAATTATAATTACACAGCCCCTTAAAAATCCCCAGTACTTGACAGACGGCTTACTTTCTCATTAACTTTAGCCTGAATACTCTCTCCAATACCCTTGATTAATTCAATTTTTTGGTTAATCGACCAGTTTTCATTAGAGATATCGTTACCATATCTATCTATAATATTCGGAATAGCTTCTAGCGCAACCATTAAAACAACTTTTGCAGTTAATTCTTCAGTGGGATCCATAAAATAATCCCCTAAGTAATTTTCAAAATTTATATCAATAGATCCACTTAGCTTTAGAAAAAGCTCAATCGTATGATTTTTATACTCTATAACAGGTTTTACATATGTGACTTCTTCGTTTTCAAAAAGAAACGCAAGGGTACTTAGTGCATTCATAATTCGGTTTCCGGATCCAATCACTTCAGCTAATTGATCATGTGATGACCCCTTAAATCCCACAATTTTCTTTATAACTAGATGTGAAGATTCATCGATAGACTCATCAGTAGAGTTTAACACTTTAGAAATCATCCAGATAAATAAATCCTCGGTAATTTGAAAGGGATTACTTTTAATTTCTCCTTGACCAGTATAATTATTTATTTTTCTTAAAATAGTTTTTGTAGTATCATTATTAGATTTATTAGTAATATACTGTGTTCTTACATTATCAGAATAAACAATTATGTAACCTACTATTGAGTATATTCTTGAGGAACGCATTTCATTGGTTTCTTCTCCAGTTCTAACTCTTTCATATTCATATTTTATTATATTGTAATTAATCTCTGCGCCATTCAACTCTATCACTTTATTATTTTCAAATGACTTTGTAATATTGTATCGCAAATTTTCATTAGTTAATGGATCTGTAACTGAAATGTTCCAATCATCGTAATTTAACATATTTGATATTATTTCTTCCATCGTTTTCTCTGTATTATCTGACCACCTAGATAAAGACACATTAATTACCCCTTTATTTCAATTTTCAAACCTTGAAATTTAATTCTTCTTAAAGGATTTCTGTTCCCCTTTATTAGCTCAGGAATAATTTCAATTTTATTTTTTTCTTCAGCGTTGCCATTACCAATTAAATCAATAGCTATTTCCTTGGTTTGATTGATTTCTTTTTGCTGATTGAACATTTTTTTCAAATTAAAAACATATTGATTGTGTTCATCTAATGAGGTCAAATAAGGTCGGCCTTTTATTTGCATATCTAGCCAATCTGGATAATTTAATACTATTTCAGCAGGAATGTTTTCCCTTTTCCCTTTAGCTGTTATTTCTAATATTATTTTTTTATTTTCATTATGTTTTATCTTTACATTTTTAAGTTTATCTTCTGTATAAAATAATTTAATATCAATTGTAGTTTTTAAAGAAGAATAAAAATACATGATTGTAGATACAATTATTGAGAAAATAAAATTATAAATACCCAAATCCATAAACCATAGAAGTTTATCATTTTGTGAGTTAATGAACTTTTCTGCAAGTGATATTTCAAAATAAAGTGGAATTATTGTGAATATAAGTACTATTAGATTTTTCAGATAATTTCTAAATTCTTTTTCAATATCTTTTTTTAATTCTGTCATGATAAATAATTATCTAAAACTTTCTCAAGAATTCCTTTAAAAATTAAATTTAATTTATTACCCATTATCAATCCGTTTGAATAAACAGTATACGGATTTTTGTTATAATATAATTCAATGTTAAAAATATCTATTGAATTATTATCTAGAGCCCATTTTAAGAGTTCCTTTAAATTAATAAATTGTAAACGATCTTTTCTAATTTTTAACACTAAATTTTTTACATCAATTTTTAAATTTTCGTCTGTATTATCTGTGAAGTTAATACCTAATATGTATCCTTCGTTCATAATAATCGCATTTAAAATTTCTATCATTAATTCTGAATTAATGATTACTTGTTTATAACCTTTGGCTTTCATTCTTAATATAACTTCATGATATTTTTCTACATCTGGATTATAGGATTCCGTGCAAATATTCAGTTTATCATTAGAATATTTACGGAATATTTTTCCATATTCATCCATAAAAAAACTCCTCTAAAAATCTATAGTATGTTACTTTAAATAATTTCCTATTCCAACTTGTAAAGTATACTACCCCAATGGTTTATTTTAAACCTAATTTGCTAAATTAATTTATTCTACAACAAACTCATTTATCCTTTTTCTGAATTCTTTATTTTATATTAACAGATTTACGTTTCCCCTCTCAAACAAGAGAAGGGCTTATTTATTTTACAAAAATTTTACAAGGACTTTTATCCTAATCGTCAAATATAAATGGTGTAGGCTTCTAACTATTTATATAGGAGTGATTAAATGGATAAGATTGGAGAACATTTGTATTATTTATGGGAATTGATTTGGTATGGGTACGTAATTCATTTTTGGGATTGGTTTTGGTATTACCGCAGAGGGAAAATAAAATTTACTGTCTATGATTTCGGAGATTATTATAATGTGTCGGCTTCGAACGGAAGATTGATTGTTTACAATGCTTACGGAAGTACAATAGAAGAGGCAAAGAAAATGGCGTTGTGGAGATTGCGAAACTCTAACAGTGATAAAAGTAGCGCCCCTATTCGTATAGAATAAGGGCTTTTACGTAAATCTCAGGGGAACATTATTATATTTCCCCTTCAACTATATGAACAAACATTAATTGAGTAAGATTTTTTATTTTATTTCCCTGTGATATAACCTCGGTCAATAGCAACGTATACCAACTCTAGAGCTTGAGCGACAGTTAATTCTCCCTTAGCTTGCTTCTCACGCCACTCTTTTCCTAGCGCCGGGTCTTTATTCTCGAAACGTGATAATACTCGTAATACTGCGTTAGCTGCTTCTTGCGTGCTCGGCTTAAATGGTTGACCCATTTCATCTTCCTCCTTTTCAACTGTTGCTGGTCTAACGATTGCCTTTGCGCTTAAATTCAAAAACTTGGCCACACCTCGTGCATAGGCAGCAGCCATATCCTTGATGAAATTGTTATTCTTTAGCAATTCAGCATCTTTGGAGTCAATATAAGCTATTTCAGTTAACACGGCAGACATGTTAGTTTGACGGACAACGGCAAGATTACCTTGTTTACTATCATCACCATGGGGGCCTAAACCGTATTTCTTAGCAGTAGCAAGAGCCTCCGCGTTGACTAGGCTTTGAAGTTTCACGGAACCAGCACTCGGTTTCGTGTAGATATAAGACTCGTAGCCTGTCCCTCCTCCAGCGTTCACATGGTTAGAGATAAATACATCCGCATTGGCTCTATTGGCAATATCAGCTCGTTCAGATAGTTCTAAAAAAACATCTATGGTCCGTGTAAGTGAGGTTTCATGCCTTGTATAATTTGCATCAAGGTATCTTTTCATTTCTTTTGAGATATCCAATGTGATATTTTTCTCTTGTAAGCCATTTCCAACTGCCCCGGGATCTTTTCCTCCGTGTCCTGAGTCAATAATAATTTTCACCATATTAATCACCTCATGTTTTATTTATATGAACAAAAAAAGCCATCCGTGTGGACAACCTCATTTCCCCTTTTTCTTTTTAAACCAGCCTGTATGAGTGTTCTTCCACACTGCATACACGTTAATAGCAAGAGCAACCAATGCAGAAATAACAAGCACGAAAGCGTTAATACTCGCCTCAGTAAACCAGTCAAACTTAATCCCAATTGTTCCAAAGAAAAAAAGAAGGGCTGTAAGGAACCCTCCTAGTAACGTGAATACATCCTTTTTCACTTCAATGTCCTCCTTTTAAAACGTTATAAAAAATAGCGATAGCCCCGCCGATTATACCGGTGCTGATCGCAGTAACAATAGCTGCAGTTATCGTCCTTTTTATCCAAGTAGTGTTATCATCAATTTTATTGAGTTTTTCAGCCATTGAGATAATCTGTTGATCATGCCTATCTGATGTTCTTTCTAAAACATTGACCCTATTTTCAAGTGATTTAACATCACTCTTAACTTCTGTTATCTCTTTATCATGCGTGTTCATTGCAGTTCCCTCCAATGTCCTTCGCCCCCTTTTAACATAAAATTCTCTCTATCTGTGTATGTCTAGGTTGTTTTGCATATAAAAAAGCCATCCGAATGGACAGCTATCGTTTTGCCAATTTAATCTGTTTACTAGGTTTAAGTTGTTTGCTAGGTGTATTCGCTAGTTGAAATGGCTCATAAGCTGAAGCAGCTGAACCTTCTTCTAGCTGAATGGAATTTAAGTCGGCATACCCATCAGCATTCCTGTCACCTGTATCAATATAAATGTACTTGATCGGCTTATTTTCCGTTGTAAATGTGAGGATCGTTTCACTATAGTTATTTAAACATTCACCCGGAATAGTCGACGTATTATCCGCATAGAAAATAGTTACTTTGTTAAAATACGTTGTTCTTTTGAATCTACCTCTAAGTGTGTATGTTGTATTAGGCTTTATCTTATCCGATAAAATTAAAGGCGTTCCCGTTAATACGCCTGTGCCTATACCATAATATCCATTGAAGCGCAGGACATTTTTCCCGCTTTCTGTGGTTCTTAACACCCATTCCGATTCGTTGAATAAATTCTTTTTCGGAACCTTAACAGCACTTTTGTTTACGCCCACGTAGGGTTCGTAGGCGGTTGCAACTGAACCCTTTTCTATTTGAATATCTTTTACAAAATTAAATATATCTGTTGACTGATGATGTCCGAAGTACAACTTATTCCCTCTTGGTTTAATAGTGAATCCAGAGTTTTGTATAATTCCTGCGTTTACATGTGCAATCCATCTAGGAGTACCCGCGCCAGTGGATATATTATCGTTCACAATTAGATAGCGGCTTTCAAATCCTGGTGAGCGTTTAAAAGTTACAACGTAATTTACATTTGGTTCCACATCTACTTCCACCCAATAATACGCAACTGCTAAATACCATTTTGTTGTATCGTAAAACGAGTCATTCCATAGATTCTTTTTCGGCATTTTCTTAACAATCATAGGTTTTTCGACTATTTGAATGTCTTGGATAACGATATCACCTTTGGATTTAAGATCGTAAAAATAAACGAAATCACCCGTTTTAATCGTTCTCTCAAATCTATATTCTTTGAATTCCTCAGTTAAAGTGAGAGTGTGAAACTGTTTATTATCAACCAAATACCACAATTCTAATTCAGCTTTGCTTGGCGACTTAGCTTTAAATGACACTACGAGATCAGAAAATCTATTGCTGTTGGCTATTTTATTATTCCATCCAGTAGGTAAAGGGTTATAGCTGGTAGGTTGTCCACCAGCTTCCCATAGATTAATAGCCATATTTATTCACCATCAATCGAAAGTAAATATTCAGCCGTATCACCATTAATAACCTCGTTTGGATTCGCTTTGTTGTAAGTAGAAACTAGATAGAATGTATCGCATACAGGCTGTACATGAGTTGGTTCAAACGCTTCTAGAATGGCGATTAGCTTATCTTTAATTGTTACCTCTTTGGCTGGTGCCAATTCCATAATTCCATTTACATGTGGTGGTTCGTAATAGATTGTCATACTGTTACCCCCTTATGCTTTTAAGTAAATCCAAGCGTTCATCGTATGTGCTACTGTGTCTTGATTTGAAAGTCCAACTCTAACAAATCGTGCGCCTATTTCATAAACAGCTTTCTTAGTTGTTGTAGTACTTTGAGGTATATTATCAAATCCGGCTTCGTTCACACCATCAGGAGAGTAATAAACATACACGATAGAGTTAGCAGGTCCATCGTTCTTGAACGTAATTCCTATCTTGTCAAACCCGTCTGTGTCGAACCAAGCGCTTTGACTAAGTCCACTAGCAGGTACACTAACTGCGGCATGCGTTTGAATAGTCTTTTGATAGTGTCCTTGAATGTCAACAGGTTGCATGATTGCACTATCTTTTAACGAGCTAGGAATTGGATTATTTTCTCCTGTTAATACCATCGATCCGTCTTTTTTTTCATGTTGCGGCAGGGGGACAGCTATCCCGTATAAATAAGTAAAAAGTATATCTTTTATTTTCTTGGGCATGTGATCACCTCATTAATTAATTGGAAAAATGGTATAAAAAATACACCTATTTAGTAGGTGCATAAAATTAATCAACCTCTATGTTATTTTGCCAGACAATTACCCATTCAATATTGTTTCCATGTAGAGTAGAACTGTAGTTTAATAATCCTGCTGTGAAACTGTGTTCACCTTGTTCTAAAAGAACATAAGAAAACGGCTCTGTCCCATCTGTAGCTGATATTGAAAGCTTTGTTGTCGGATCATCCCAGTTTATTGAACCGTTCAAACCTGTTACTTTTATAAATTTTCCCTCTTCCAAAAATTGTCCAGAAACAGTTCCTTTTGCCCACTTTAAAGGGTAATTTTCTTTAATCAATTTCAAAACCTTTTTATCAATTGAGTTCTCTGCCTGATCTATACCTCGTTCTATCCCTTTACTAATAGAAGTTTTCACTAAAAAATATAGAGCTATCCCAACAGCACTAACTGAGGCAACTATTATTCCTAATACAGAATAAAACCAATAAATATTATTATTGATATTCTCTTGAAAAAGCGACACATTGTCTTGTAAACCTTCAAATCTTAATTCTAAATCCCTAATTTTTGTGGCTAATTCCTCTGTTTTCATAACTTCCTCCACCCCGTAAACTATTACAAGGTGAGTATATCACTTTGAATAAGAAATAAAAAGTTGGAGCTAAACATAACAGCATATACAAAACCATTAATAAAAGAGAAATATTGTAATAGTTTGTAATCCAATTCAATTTATTCTCCATCCTTCTTTTAATTCACTTTATGAGAATTTCGGCATAAAAAATACACCTCATTGGGTGTTTGGTTTGTTGCATATAATTTTCCTGTTACGCATTAAGCTACTCGTTGATTATCCATTAAACCTTTTAATTCTGTGTATTGCGCTGGTGAAATTCGGTTTCCTAAAAGGTAAACGTCTAATTTATTAAGCATGTTAGTATACTCGTAATTTCCACCTTGAATAACTTGTTTTGATAATGAGTAAATCATTTTCGCACCTCCCTTAAATTCCGTTTCTTATTTCAGTTAGTACCGCGATATATTCTATGTTCAATAGAATTTGCGCTTGAAATTCCTCTTGCGATATGGATTTTTCTGACGGTGTGTATCCTTCAATCACGACGTATTCTTGAATTAACTTCTTTGTGGCAGAATCCCATGTATCGGAAATCCGAAACCCTTCTTTTTCTGGTAATAAAGCCACGTTTCCGATATCTATTTCGTTAATTTTTGATGAGTCATATGGGATTTTAGAACTAGAAACAGTTACTAATTCATTTGTTTTTGTCACATATACAATCATACGTTCAACACCTCCGCTTCTTTGATTTTTTCTGTTATGTTGCACGTTATTATGTTGTTGTTGTATGAGTTTCCTCCTGAGTACGAACCCGGCGATGCCGTTACAAAAATTTCCCCTTTATGTTGGAAAATACAGCATTGGCCGTAATCGCTATTTATATTCATAAAATCGAATGCTATTAATGGCTTCAAGGAAATTGTGTTATTTGCGCTATTATATTTCCATCCGTTTATAAAAATTTTGCCAGTTGCCTGAGCGATCATATATATATTGCCATTGAAAGTGATAGTGTTGAATACCCACCTACCCCTTCCCAAATAATCATCGACATTTAATTTCAAAGTCATTGTTTCTATATCAACAATGTTATTCTTGTCCGTTAACCATAAACTACCACTGATATTTTTTATACCAATCACACCATATTGGTTTTTAAAGGCTGAAAAGAGTATGATATCCGATGAATTTTGCGCAGTGGTTTTCTTAGAGTTTTTACATGTTTTCTGCGCCATATCTATTTCGAATAAATATCCGTCATAAGAACTACTGTAGCTATAGTAAGCGCCGATTTTGAATATGTCTGAGTCCAGATCACGGAAAGCCGTTACTTCACCGCTTATTGTAGAATCTCCGTTCAACATGGTTATTGTTACTTTTGTCCATGTGACGGTCGTTAAAACGCTCGGTAGTTGAACATAGAAATATTCACTATTACTTGTCATACTTCCCGGAGCTAACACATGAAGAACATTTCTTTTATCTATCATAGTTACTACATTGTAATTTGACGCTCTCCCAAGCGTGAGAGCTTGATTCAAAACCATCGTTGTTGTTCTGTCGCTGTTTATTTTGAACGCTATTATCCTTGCTGTGGATCCACTGGTACTTAGCATAACGATAAATTCATTGTTAGTTGTCGTATATACATTATTGAAATTTAGAATAGTGGGCATTTTCGGTTCCGTACTTAACGGATTATACATAGCGCCCTTATTTGCATTGTTCGACTTGTAAAAAATAGGGATTCCGAATCTTCTTGTTTCCTCGGCTGGGAGTAACCCGTAATCCGTTCGACCTTGTTCGTCTTGCAGTACCAAAAAACTAGGTAATTCTTTGTTTCCGATTCTAATGATATCACCTGTAGCCATATGATTAAACCTCCTTTAAAAATAGTCCGTTTTTATCAACGTGTAATGTGTATTTTTTTCCTGCGTAATCACCATCGCCAAGTGCAACACCGCCCACATTGGTAATGGCTTGTTTTACCCTTTGAGGGGTCATGTATTTATTGGTAGCCGTACCCGCTTCAGCTTCAGCTTGTGTCGCAATTCCGAAGTCTTGTACGTTCGTTAAACCAACCTGATCTTTCGTAACGGCGTGTGGGTTGTCTTTTTTATTGGCATGAGCATCAGCTTTGTCATAGGCGGTTTTTACCGCTTTTGATGTGGCTGCCATTGTTTCGCTATCGCTTGATGTACTACTCGATAGCTGTACATGCCCCTTTTTTGTTGTTGACGCATTTTCAGCCTGATGTTCAGTAAAAGCCTTCTCTATATCATCGCCACTTCCTAAAAATGTTGTTTTTGCTTTAGCGTGTGGATAGTAGGAATTCCCCTCTGAATCTTCTATTCTAATATTTCTTTGTTCTGGCATAAATCATACCTCCTAAACCTTTTTGAAGAATAGACTGACTTGTGTTGCACCGGCATAGGTTGTACCATATTTTAGATTTTCCCCAGAATCTCCTTTTTCCCCCTTGGGACCTTGGGATCCGGTTGCTCCCGTGTCACCTTTAGGTCCTTGAGGGCCAGTTGAACCAGAAGCACCAGTTGCTCCTGTCGGTCCTTGGGCTCCGGCGTCACCCTTTGGCCCTTGAATACCCGTGTCGCCCTTTATACCTTGATCTCCTTTAAGACCTGGAATACCCTGCGCACCTGTGTCCCCTTTAGGGCCTTTAAAATTCCCTCGATTAGTCCATGCGGCAGCTCCTGTTTTTTCATAAACGTCCCCATTTGTTGTGTTGAGAGCCCAATCCCCAACTACACCTAATCCTGTAGCAGGTGCTGCCGTTACATTAAAAAGTTTCGTTCCCGGAGTACCTGCTATCCCTTGCGCTCCAGTATCTCCTCTATCTCCCTTGTCCCCTTTTTGCAATACTAAACTTGAAATATAAGATTGAAGATCAGTTCCGTTGGCAAGAAGAACAGCTTTTGCTTCTGTTTCTGGAATTACTGTTTCTATTACACTTCCTGTATTCGGGTCTAATAATTGGATCTGAACGATATTTCTTGCCATCAAATTCCCTCTATTCTTTGAATTTTATCCCCATCATTGGGCTTACTTGAATATTTTCACTGGTTCCAATTGGATTTGCGTCAGTTATATGGAAGTAAAAAGAACCTTCCTTGCGATTTTGGATTGACGGAGGGTTACTAGTTATTATTATTTTATCTTTCAGTTTCTGCGTTATTTCCGTCTTATGCGTAGCAAGCTCTTCTTTCCTAGCAAGTTCACTGAGATCAATATTTTCAGCCTTTTCATCAATTGCTTTTAATGCAGCATCAACTTTATCTAAATTTTTATTTACGACTGCTACATCATAAAATTCTAATGGGTCTTGCTTTACTAAATTATAATTCGTTGTGTTTGTTGCCATTAAGTAAGCACCTCGTTTCTTAATTGCTCATGTGTGTAGGCTGCTAGTTGAGAATGTGTATATTTTGCTAATGTAATATGTTGATTGTATAAAAGGCTTAAATCAATAATTAGGTTTGCAGGAACAATCCTATTAAGGAGATTACCAACATCCTGAAAGTTTGATTTTGCAGTTAAAGCTATACGAACTTTTAATTTATAGTTGTTATGATCTAGCACTAATGAATAACCATCTTCACCACAAAGATTAACGAGTTGCCTTGTGAGTGTTCGTAATGTATTAGGCAACTGCTCGTTCATCCTAACTAAAATCCTAAACTTTCGATCTTCTAACGTATCCGCACCTTTTGGAGTGATATTCATTATTTTTTCACGTCGTTGGACACCATTCGATGATGATGTGCTTATAAACTGATCATCTTTAAGTTGGTTTATGGCTGATATAATATCGTCAATTTCTCGTTTTTCAACATTCGATAATACTTGATATTCCTTTACCTCATGCAAAATGGGGGGCAGGTAATTTAATAAATCAATGTCTCTATCCACTCACAGTCCCCCTTATAGGGATATTATCCGGTTCCAGTACAATATTTTGCTGAGCTCCATTAATCGTCGTATTCATGATATCTATGACTCCTGTTACATTTAACAATCTAGTCTCAATCTGACTATTGCGGACTACGAGGTTATCCGAGTCCGCCCAAGTCTCGGCAAGTTCAATAAAATATTCATCTATTACAGAACATAATGATGATTCTACATCGTCCCAAATCCAGCCATCTTGTAGGGTCACATTAGTGGCAATGTTTAATATCGTTTCTGAAACTCCAACTACAGTAACGATATGCCCGATTGGAGCAATACCAACACCTTCCCCTTGATTTGTCAGAGGGTCAATTGCCATTTGCACTTGATCTATCAATACAGAACTCGGCTTCTGGAAATCAGAATTAATGATTATTAACTTAACAGCTCCGCCGCCATTCCATGCACGATAGACTTTGACACCACCGACACCGGGTAACTCATTTGTTTTTTCTTTATAATCAGCAATATTACCGCCAAACGCTTGCGAATCGAAACTATTAAAATATTTATTTCTTAGTGAAGCATTATCTTCTTCATCTTCACCTGGCACAAGCAACTCGGTTAATCGGGCATCGGTTAAATCATCAATATATTCAATAGGAATCAGGTTCCCTAGAAGTAAATTCGGTTCCGCACCTTCCGTTTCACATTCCATTTTAAAAACCCCATCACTAATTTTTTCTCTAACCACATAGTTATAATTCTCTAAAGAAAAACGAGATTCAATAGGTACATCAATATTAAAAACACCTTTGAATATTGCGTGAGTTGCTGGATCAGGAGTAATACCACGCTCTGCACATCGTCGTATTAAATACTCGTCTTCGGCCGTATCGGCAAACGTTTGATCATATGTGTAATCTATTTCAGCATATATATTACACACTTCGATAGCTGCAGGGGAAAGTGCATTCCAAATAATCGAACCTTCTCGCTTATCAACATCATCCGGGACCTCATCGAGCATTCTTTGCATAACCAGATCAAATGTTATGTGCTCGTACATTAGATATTCACCGTCCTCTCAGCTCCAAAATCACCAAATATGGTGTTAACGGTAAATGTAAGAAAAATAGATTTCTTTTGCACATCAAAAGAAAAAGCATCAACTCCAAAGATTCTGTCATCTTGTGTTAACGCCTCATATATTCTCCTTTTTAATTCGGGGATTACATATGAGGTAGGTTCCCCATATAAATCATGAAGTTCTATTCCGTAGTTCCACGAATAGATAATATGCTCATATCGCTCTGTATTCAGAATTAAATAAACAGCCTGTTTAACTGCTTCTAAACCATCTACAAAACCTAAAATAATATTTTTATTTAAATCTATAAAATACGATTTAGTAGGTTGTTCCTCTATTTCAAAATCATCTTGTAAATCATCATAGTCATTATTAGGAATCATCATAATCACATCCGATCTAAGACAACGAACAATTGCCCTTTTTGTTGCCGCAGTAAAATTACACTGTCACCTTCTTCAAGTGGTTGTTCCGTTTCAAATCGACTAGGTATAATCAAATGGATAGCCTCTAAATTTAATTTTTGCTCAACATTAATTTGTAAAGGATTATCACTAATAACAGTACCAAATACAACAGCAGTCGGTTTGGAATCTTCAATCACATTTAAAGCTATCTTCTTAATTAGATCAACTAGGTTAGGCAATAAACTCACCGCCCCTTAATGTCAAATTCATGTAATGCTCGTCATCTTCATAAAGATGCTTGACCTTTTCAACAAGCATATAATTATTTGTTACTAAATCCCCTAGACTTAAACGGACAGCTATTAAACTACCGCCACGTACACGCCAGTCTCCCAAAGCATTATTTATTGTAAGATTACGAGTTTTTTGATTAAGTAATGCTAGTAAGGCATTCGCTTTTACATTCCCATTCATGTTGTTATCGATCTTTTCATAATGTTGCAGGACACCCCAGCTATTCATGTTAGCTCCATGCTGAGCGATATAAATTTCACGTACACCTTTTTCTTTATTTTCAAATGAAAGTTTGATTTTATTATAGGTTTGTTCGTCAATTGATGTGGAATAAGTAAAATTCTCTCCCGTTTCTTCATCAATCAGAAGATCCAATTTCATTTTGCTGATACCTTTTAATGTTAGTTTTCCAAAATCATCATAAAGTACGTACATTCTCGACTTGGAAACAAGCGTATCATCCAAAGCACCTTGAATAATATCAAATAAAGTCTTGTTGTCCTCGATTTTAGAAGCAATCTTATACGCTGTATTTTCAAGGCTACCAACATTCAAACGGAAATCATTTGCAATCATACTTATCACTTCATCCGCACGCTTATTAGCATACACATACGTATCTTTGTTTTTAAAATATCTTAGCTGGTCATAGGCTGTCACTTGAATATGATGATCTTTATCTCTTTTTTTCGTGAAGACAAAGCCATAAAAGATTTTTATGCCATTAATTATCAAACGGACAGGGTCACCCTCTTGTACAGATATCCCATTGTCTTTAACGACGGTAAACTTTAATATACCTGGGGAACCCTTCCGTTCAGTTTCCCAAGTAATTTCATCTTTTAGCATAGGCAAAAAAATCTGAGATTTGCTTAGAATGATTAGTTCCACCGTATCTTTTGTAACTGAACCAGAATAATTTAATAATAAATTATCTCGTTTTTGCATGGATTGCCCTGTCGTATAATTTACTGTACTAGTAATAGGTTTATTTGCTGTTGTGGAAGTGCTAGATGAACTTGATGCGGTTCCTCCAGTTGCACCCGCTGATGCTGACGAACCACTTTCTATATACCTAATAACCGCACATATTTTTGTAGTATTGTAGGAAATGCTGCCTTTAATAACACCTTTAGTTTTATTCGCAGCATGAATAATGCCGCCATCAGTATTAACGGCAGCAACATGAGTGATTTTATTCGATCTAGATGTACCACTATCTGTGTTATAAAAAATAATATCCCCTGATCTAACTCCTATACTACTTAAAATATTCGATGGGGATGGGAGATTTTTTCCGACTTTGGTATAACTGCTTGGATATAACAAAGAAAAACCTTTAGCATAGACCTCCTCACTTGAAGTCGTTACAGCTCTACCGTTATCCTTATGCACAAGATTTACTCCTGCTGATTGAAAAGCACGGTAAATAAAACTGGAGCAGTCAAAGCTATTTGCCCCAAACCTATTCGCTTGGCTATAAGCCTTCCCTAATTGCTGGTTCATGTATTTTAATACTTGATCTATAATAGTTACCGATTTAACAGATGTTTTCGTTGCTGCTGTTGATGCTTTATTGTCATACTGATCCAATTTATATTTTTGTATGGTACTAATTAACTTAGATGTATAATTAGGATCTTCCGCATATCCGGCCTGATAAACATATCTACATGCCATTTTATAATCAGTACAATCTATAAGGTTCTTATACCGACTTTGCCTTAAAAATAGACCTGAATGATCAGATATGCTTTCTGACCATGAATTATACTTTCTATATCCATTGTAAGATTTCCCGTTATAAGTACCTTTCATCCCAAATAAATTATTCGCATTTTTAGCTAAATTACTACTACCAAACCCACTTTCAAGGCAAGCTTGAGCTAAAGTTAGACTTGCTAATATACCCGTCCTTTCCATATCAGCAACAACGATTGGAGCAATTGTATTAATAAAATTACTTGCGCTCAATTCGTCACCTCATTTCTAACTTAACTTTATAATCTGTCCGGGATATATTTTGCTTGGGTCACTTATTTTATTTAATTTTGCTATCTCTTTATATTTATTGCCATCACCTAGATACTTTTTGCAGATATTAAATAAAGAATCGCCTTTTTGGACTTTATAAGTCTTAACAGTAGGCTTATTTGTAGTAGGCCTGTTAGTAGTGGTGGAACTGACAGCTTTACTAGTTGTTGTAGCTGCTTTTTTAATAACAAACTTTTTGGTGGAATAAGGTTTGAATTGTTTGAGATTAAACGAAATGATCAGGTCCATACCTTCTTCTGCATCTTCGTCAATGCTGTAATCTTCAAGAGATACAGTTAGATTCGTATCGAATAAATGCTTGCCACCAGGTGAAGTTCTTGTAACTATAAATTGAAACGGCTTTTGACTTAGTTTTAATTTCTCGATAATCCCTAAATAATAAGCAGCATCTTTGAATCCATCCTTATAGATTGCGAATGGATAACGTACTTGCGGAATCATTGCTTTGAATTCAACATCGGTTAATCCAGCTGATTTCAAAATATTAACCTCACCATGATTGATGAGGTTAATCGTTTTGTTCTGATTATTAATATTAGTAGTGATTCGTGATGGGGTAACAGGCAACGGGACCTTATCTAAATACACAACATATGGCATTAAATATGATCTCCTTCCGCAGCGATGCTCATTTTTTCATAAATTGTTTGTTCTAAATGGGCAACTACGCCATCAAGGTCTAATTCGCTGTTAATATTGTTTTGCATACCACTCATATCAACCTTGATCTCAGCTGTGGTAAAACGGTTTACAACTTCTTGTTCTGCCAAGTCACGTAGGTATTTAAGGTCCTCTTCTGTCGCTTCCATAGATTTTGCCATTTTAGCAGTATTAGCCGCTGTTTTAGCGCCATCTTTCCCCACTTTATCCAGCTTGTCGGCAACAGGTGAATTTGCTCCACTCACTCCTGCAACCTTACCCATTAAGTCCTCAAAAGTACTGCCAATATCAAGCGCACCGCTTAATTTATCCGCAACACCTGACCCCCAATTGTAACCAGTATTATAGGCATTACCAATACTCTTCATACTCATTTTTGGAGCTTCCCAGTAACCAGATGGAGCATCTCCGACCCAATTATTAATGCCGTTTTTCAAATGTGATAGATTACTAGTGATGGATGATTGGTATGATATTGTGGTCCCTTTCCCTATGTTTAGAAAATCCTTAATCGAGTCTGGTAAAATACTAGTAAAAGCGTTCCACGCTTTAATGGCAATATTCACTGCAGCAATAATCGCATTTACAAAATTTGTTGCAAATGTATCCCATCCGTTTGTCATGGAAATTGCCATATCAAGAACATTGGTTGTAAAGTTAGCAAACAATCTTTTTGCAGAATAAATCGGATGATTCCACACGTTCACGAAAAATTCAGCAATAGAGGCAAACAAGTTCCACCAAAATGCTACTTGATTGTAAATTGTTGCTCCCAAGGCAGTGAAATACCCTGCTATCATTCCTGTTGCCGAGTAGGATGTTCCTGCAAATTTATTTATAGCTGCTACTGCAAGGTAAATTACAGCGATAATAGCAATAATCCCAATAATAATCCATGTAATAGGACAAGCATATAACGCTGCGTTCAACCCATACTGTGCAGCAGTTTGCATAAATGTTGCTCCAGTAGCCATCATTGCCGCTGCTGCTTGACCAGCAGTTCTTATAGCTAAAATAGAATTCCATACTGCAACACCGATTAACGCAGCCTTATGTGCAATTAATACGCCCGTGTATACTCCTAAAACAGAAATAAGCCCCCATACAATAGGTGCAATTAACGACCAATTATCATACATAAATCCACCAATTGTCATAATTACAGAAAGTACTAAAGTAGCCACATCCGCAAACATATATAAGGAGTTTGTTATACCATTTATGAAACCATGGAATTTATCGCTGTTTGCTATGTCATTGATCTGCTGTAAGACAGACTGAAAAGCCCATAATGCATTATTCTGAAAACTAGTCCATATTTGTTCAAAAGTAAGAGGCATTGAGTTGAACTTATCATTTATTTCGTCAGTGGCAGCAAACATCGCTTTCTTCACAATGTCAGCAGTAATTTGTCCTTCTCCAGCCATTTCTCTAATCTTACCAATCGGAACTTCTAAGTAATCAGCAATGGTATGAATGATATTTGGAGCGTGCTCAAAAATACTGTTAAGTTCCTGACCTCTTAAAACTCCACCACCAAGGGCCTGAGTCAGTTGGATTGTGGCGTTTTTCATACCATCAGCACTTGTACCAGCGATACCAAATTGCTTGTTAAGTAACTCACCAAACATTACAACTTCACTATTAGATGAAAATGCATCTCCCGCATTCATCGCTAATTTCCCAACCAAATCAGCAGTATCTGAATACACTCCATAAGATCGTTGAGCAGAGTCGAAAATCATTCTTTGTAATTCAGCAGTAGTTTGTAATCCATCATTAACCATTTCTAGACGGGCAGTTGTGTTAGTTAACTCATCAGATAGTGCGATAACATTACCACCAGCCTGAAATGAAAGATAAGTCGCAGCAACTGCTGCTAATTTGGACAAGAGACCATTTGCAGCAGATGTACCGTCCCTTATATTATTATTGAAGCGTTGCTGTTGTTGATCTGCTTCACGGATTTCGCTTTCAATTCGATCAAAAGCTGATTCTGCTCTTTGTAATTCTTGCCTTGCCGCCTGAATACTTGCTGTATCAATCGCATTACTTGATGCCCTTTGTAGACTCTCAAACGAACTCAATACTATATTCATCGCATTATTCATAGACTTAAAAGCCGGGGACATACCATCATATATTTGAATTGCAGTCCTTATAGTAGCCAATTAAACCACCTACTTAAATTAAAAAAACGCAACATTAAGTCGCGTTTAAATGTTTTTTAATATACAAAACCCATCTGTCTATTCCGTCTAAATAATCTTGAAGTGTACCTTCCAAAGTTTCATATTCATATAAATCTATTAATATTTGCATCCATGTTTTTCTTCCTTGCAACTTCACTTTCCCGATAGGATAAGTAATATAATTCACATCAATTGCTTTATTACTCATTCTTCTTAACGTCAAATTCTTTGTTTCGCCATTTTGAGAAAGCCTTAGTATTAAATGATGAATAAATTGCTTTTCTTCTTCAGAGATCTCACAATATTTACTTTCCCTTAATTCTCTTGTAACCATATCATAGATGTCCAAATTAACTCCGATATGCTTAACTTTAGCTTTCTTAGAAAATAACTTAAACAACATAATCAGAACAGCCTTTGGATTAAAGCTTTGTATAATTTCTCATCAATCTCTATAAGACTTTTGTTTCCATCATTAAATTCAATTGCAATGACATGAGTTCCTTTTGTTTTAGCTGTTAAGCCTGCTAATAATCCAACAGGTCCCAATAAAGCACCACCTACTAACCCTCTCGCAATTCCACTAGTTGCACTCTTTCGATGATCCTCTGTAATAACTTCGTAATTGGCTACATTTTCTTTCGTCAATTCAATTGGAGTGCTCGGTGTAGCATAAATACCAGGAGTTACAAATCCCATTACCATACTACCCTCATATTCTCCAGCAATAACTTTATTTCGTGCCATGTTTAACCCCTCCTATTCCATAAGTATACAAAAAAGGGAGGGATCATTCTATCACTTCCGACCACGTCGCTTTGCTTTACTCTTCTTTTCTTCAGCCTTTTCGTTTTCAATCTTAATTTGAACAGACGCAATAACCATTGCTTTCTCAAACTTAGGCAGATTCAAGAACTCTGACGGCCATTTATGAAGCTTATGAAGGCAGTAATACGCGACATTCGCTTCATAATCGCCGTCATTGATTAGTTTTTTGCTTCTTCTACCGCATCTTCCATAGTGATTTCAAAACCATTTACTTCCTGAACCTTCGTTAAATAATCGGCATATTCACCAGGATTGAGCATTTTCTTTAGCATAGAATCATCACCCATCACCCCATAACTGTTTTGGAGTTCAGCGTCGTTTAGATTTGGGAATACAGTACACTTGGCTGCCAGTTTCCCTAGATATTTCGGATAATCAGTTTCCGGAACAAACTGATTTTTCTTTCCTGGCACTGGTACGCGTCGAGTGCAAGACTTTCTCAATGCCTCATCTTCTTCCGATGTAATAGCACAGATTTCCCACTCGATTGGCTTGCCATCCTCTACAAATCGTTTAGATGCAACGTACTTTTCATTTTCAACCTTCAATGCGTTTTGACTCAAAAATGCGCTTAAATTACTCATAAATAAATTCCTCCTAAATTGTAATAGGTATTTTCTCACTTCTTGTCGAAATAGGACTATAGAAGGAGGTGGTAATTATGAAAATTAAAGGAATGAAGGAACTTCAAAAACAACTTAAGAATATGGAACGTGGCGCTAAAGAACTTCAAAAAACAAAAAGTGCTTCCTTTGATGAATTATTTATTCAATCGTTCATGAGAAAAAACACCCAGTTCAATTCATTTGATGAGTTTTTAACAGCTGGTAATTTTATTGTTGAAACTCAAGAAGATTTTGAAGCTATTCCAGATGAGGACATGGATCAACATGTTGCCAAAACGACTACCTTTAAAGATTGGCAAACCATGCTCGATACTGCCGCAAGTGAATATGCTTTAAGAAAACTAGGTTTTTAATTTATTTTCGATTCTATATCTAACTCGAAGCCATCAATTTGTTGAAGAATTTCTTGAAGTTGTTCAGAGAGAGTTGCAGCTCTCTCTAACAATTTCTGTAACTCCTCTATATTCTTTATTCGGATTTTCGCCTTCAAAGATATCCACCCCATTCAAAATAAAGCTTTTTTTAATAAGAGAGTTTTATTGCATACCTGCTAACATTTTGAACTTTTCTGGAATTTCAAAGTCATCAAAGGTAAAATCCATATCCTCATCCAAGTATTCTGCATCAGCATCGAATTTAGCAAGGATGCCGCCATCGATATTACAATCTTTTAGAATGACAGTTTGACGACCAACGGAAGACGTTGGGTCCTCATTAGTGATTTGGATATCAAAATAAATATCCTCACCAGTCTTTTTATATCGATACAACAATTCACGAAAAATCGAAGTGTTATAGTGGAATGTCGCAGATCCACTACCTGTCCACCCAGTTGATTTGTTACCTCGCCCTGTACGACCGAGGATAGGAACCTCACTTTTTTGTTTTTCGACTGATGCCTCTAGATTGATAGCTTGCATAAAGTTATAACGATTGCCGTTTAGCGTGACAAAACATTCAGCAAGTGAAGCGCTGACAGCATCTTTGGCGTTCATTGATTGAGCAAAATGTTGTAAATCCAATCGTAAAAGATCTATTTTCTTATCATTCATACTTACAGCCCCTTTCATTATTTTACTGATACTGTCATATATAATTGGGCCATCGCGTTTGTAACCGTCACAGCATCACTAACAACAACTGATTTCTTTGAATCACCTTGTTCAACAGTAACTAGGTCTGCATTAAAATCTTCAATTGCTTGAATTTGCTCTAGCTCTTGATGATGTTTGACGATATCATTCCAAAAGCCAATACGGCCAGATGGATTGTTTTGAATCTTACCGAGATAACGAGTATTAAACAGTACAGCAATATCATTAGCGATTTGATCTAGCACCCTAATTGTTTGGTTATATTTGAAATCATCATTTTTTTCTTGAGTAAACGATACGAATGTATTGATATCTTCTAGCACTCGCACTTCATCGCCCACACGGTGGAAAATAAATTTACCTGCTTTCAAAGCATCTTGTAGTTGCATTTGCTTATAGTTCACATCTACTGTAAATTCACCGTCATACTTTTTATTCGTATTCGATTTATTGACGGGACACCCTGCCTCGGCTCCAGTTACCCAATAAACTAAAGAGGATTCATTCACACCTGCATCCGTCACTTTATTTTCAACAGAGATAATTCCTTCATAATCAGCCGAATTCACCTTATAAAGCACTGTTTGGAACTTAGCCCCTATATCTTCTCTTAAACGTTTAGTGAAGGCGGTATACAATGCCTTGACTGCTTCTGTTGTAGTTAAGCAACCAAGCGTATGGAAGCTAAATGCTTCAATTTTATCTAAAAACGTTTGATGATCATCGCCTGTAATGGAACTCGCATTAGTTCCCCCTGTCAAAGGTACCCCTGCCGACACAGCTAAGGTTGCACCTGTTTTAAATTGAACAAAATCATTATTAATCAGTTTAGTTGCAGAAGAAACCGTCTGAATATCCACTTTCTTATTACCAAGCAAAGTGGATACATCGAAATCAGATGGATTATCAGCATTTTTTGTGATCACTATCTTTAAATCATTTCCTCTAGTACCACTATATCTCGCTGAAGCAAAGGTATTTTGAGCTTTCACGCCCTTACCAAGGCGGAATAAATGTAGTGTTCTAGCATTCAAGAACAACTCCCTAATCCCAATCAATTTTTCATGAGTGTAATCATATCCAAAAAGAGATTGAGAATCCTGTTGGAAAGCCTCGTGATGAACAGTAAAAACGGCTTCCTCTTCTCCCCAATCGAGTTCGAGGGCAAACGCTGCCACGCCACGATCAGATAGTGATGAGCTTGCTCTAGCTGCACTAACAAAGTTTATATATGAACCTGGTAATACTTTGTTTTGACTAGTAAATGTACCTCCACCTAATGCCATTTAGTTCACCTTACCTTTCAAAAAGCCTTTTATTTCTGTTTCTACTTGTTTGAGGGTATACGTTTGATTATCTTTTAATAGAGCTTCTACAAGATCCTGCTGTACTCTATATTGATCTGATGCCAAAATCTGTTTTTTTGTAAAAACAGGTTCATCTTTACCTAAAGAATCTTTTTTCTTTGTCACGAATTAACCCCCTCTCTCAAACCACTTTTTACAGATAACCCTTCCATTTCATCATCCTGAACAGTTTCTTTTCTGACAAATAGGTTATAATTAACGAAAAAATGAAGCACCCCATCGAATGCCTCACTATTTAAATTTGTGCCACGAACAAGATCACCATTAACAGTGATGTATTCCAGAGCATCAGTTAATTCCTCGGCAATCTCATTTAATTCAATGTTTTTTTCATGCTCACTTTTAGGGAAATAGTGGATATCGAAAAAGTGTTCCCTGAAATATCGTGGCCCGATGATTTGAGTCTGACCGAAGCGCAAAAAGGCAATAAAAAAACAAGGCTCATTAAAACCCTGCTTGATTTCTTCGCTATATATATCGTATTCATCCCCAAACACTTGATTCAGCTTAATAGAGATGCCATCAACGATACTATTAATCACTAAAACACTTCCTTAGGAATTCTTCTACTTTCCGATCAACAATTTTCTGAGACTGTGATCTTAATTCATCCTCTGAGATTGTCAGCATAAATTGCCCCTTCACCCAGCCTTTATGAGATCGAGTCCTATGTCCAAATTCCACGTAAGGGGCATAATGAACGGGATTTATGACCTCGATTTGAAACACATGCCCAGTTTTAGTAACAGGTAATGATTCTGCATAAGCTTTGGCGCTTTTATTAGATGATGAAGCCGCTGCCTCCGCATGTGTTTTGGCAGTCCACCCACGTCTTAAAGTACCCCCATTTTTACCTGAAGAATTTGGATATTGACCAACAGGAGTACGTTTAATTACTTTCGCAAGCAACCGAGCAGCAAGCTCCTTAGCAACACCCTCACAAAACTTTTCGAACTCTCTGCTCTGCAGTTTTTCCATTCTCTTTTGCAGATTTTTCAACTGCTGGAAATCAACACTACCCCACCTAGCCATTATGCCCACCCATCGAAAAGATTTAAGGCGATTTCTTGATGGGTAGAGTAGACTGCCGGAACCCCGCTATGGGAGTAATCCGTAGTCCTCCCATCTTGGGTAACTGTAATTTTTGACCCTGCTTTTATAATAATTTCTGGTGCTATAAATAGCTTTGTCACTTGAGATATAGTAGGTGCATTATCAAATTCGCTTGCAGAGGACACTGTTTTAAAGGATAAACGACAAGGTTGATTCTCTAAAACGGTCACTTCTGTTTGCCTCGTCCTTTTTGTCTCTGGGTCCTTTATCGACTGATATTCAGCAATTGTACATATTCCCATATACAATTTTTCAATCAATTTTCGATGACGAGTCATGCTCATATTGCTCTAAGCTTCCTAAATTTGTTGAGTTCATGAGTGTAATTTAAAACTAAAGTGTCAAGACTGCCCTTTGATGCACTGGTAATGTCATTGCCTTTATTGCCATAAGACACGTTGGTATCACCTAATTTAACGGAAGAAACACCTTCACTGACATTATCTATAATCGCTTCCTCGTTCGGATGCTCAATACGAAGAATATCCATGACCATGGATGCCCAGACAAATTTAAGGGCCTCTGGTATCTCACCTATATTGCAATATAGCTTGATTTTCCACTCTATTTGCTCTATATAATCCATGATTAGTTCAACAAGAGAATCATCAGTCAGTTTCAATCGGCGTTTGACGATAGCAAGAATTTTATCATTCATCGATTAGTCCACCATTTAAAAATGCAGCATGTTCTGATTTGAGAATTTCAATTTTCTCACCTTTTTTATATCGATCTTGCCCATATTTAATATTACTTTTCAAAATTACCTTAACGGTTTTTTCCTTTTTAGGTGTCTCCGGCTTTTGCTCAGCCTCAGAAGTCTCATTGAATTTTTCTTCAAGATCAGTTGCATTTTCATTATTCTTAGACATATGAAAATCTCCTTTCTAAATTAAATAAGGAAAGGTATTACCCTCCCCTTAATTAACTTTCGCAATAAAAATATTATCGATTGTTTCAAAGCTTGGTAAAATGATCATACTGACGATGGTTTCAACGTTTACTGGATGAGGCTCTTTAATAGTGGTAACAGCTACACCAGTATTCACAATAGAAACATCTGCAGTCGCATTACCAGCCATCAAGTCAGACTCCTCAGGTGTTGTTCCATAATACGTACTCCCTAGGTTGCCATCAGGAATCAACGTGAAATAATCATCTGGATAGAAATTATGCAGCGATCCGTCCTCAGCACGGTATTTCTTGTTATAAACAGCAACAGAAAGTCCTAACTTAGCAGATAGGTATTGTTTTAACATTGACTCAGTCATGATAATGTTTTGTCCCCCCAGAGGGTTCATATCAAGACGGATACTCTTATGCTCAAGCAACGAGGTAAAAGTTTTTCGAGACACGATTGCATTAGTCGGACGAACACCCGTATTATCTTCCACTGTGTCCATCCAGGTTAATATATCTTGAATTGGAGTTGAACCTTGATCGCTCCATTGTGCACCTGCAGTTAATGTTTCCTTGTGATCATTTTTCATCTTGTAATCATAATCGTAATCTAAACGATTGGCCGTAATGCGGATTTTTCCTGTAGAGAGCAATTGCATAATCATTCTCTCTGGCTGCACCATTGCTCCATTTACAAGATTAGTGATGTCATCATAAATATTATTGATAACCGGCATAATCATGCTATCAAGGTTAGATGTAGCAAGACGATTCAATTCTTGGCGATCTTTTTCCCCAATCCTCATCGCTTCACGGAAGAAAGGCATCTCAGTTTGTACTTTATCGAATCCAATACGGTCTCTAAGAGTTGCCTTAGAATCGAACTCAGATGGCATAAGGGCGACTGGTAACCCCTTTGAACCCTTAATCCAGCTCAAGTCCAGACCAAGCTGCTTCTTGGCAGGGAAAAGAACGGAACCTAGATATGGAATGGTGTTTGAAGGGTTAGTCTGGTAATAGGTTGCAATATTATTTGAATTCACTAAATCAAAGATTGTTGGCATATAATCATTCCTCTCTTATTTCAAAAATGTGACTTGCTTTAGTGCAGTTACCGCTTCAGCAACTGGTGCGGCAGGAATCTTGTTTAAGTCCACGAATCCATGAATAAGCATCGCTGCTGGAGCTGGGCCATAGGTAACATCCGTATCATTGAACAAGACACCTTCTGAACCTACCCCATTTACTGCTTTTACTTTTTTAGAAGGGTCGGCAAGAATCCCCCCACCAAGGATAGTACCAGCAGGAACAATTTTCTTTCCATTAACAGCAGTAATGCCTGCATCATCTACCGTCACCGCTACGTTCACATAATGATCTGGGAACTTTAAAATCCCTTTTTTATTTGAATGGCTTTCAACTACAAATTTACTCATTCAATATTCCTCCTTAGTTAAAATAGTGGCCGCGGGCTTTTTCAAGGGCTTCTGAATTTTGCGTTAAAGCCTCAGCTGCCTTTTTACCATAGTTAATCGCACCAGACGCAGAACCACCTCCTGGTGTTGAACCTTTAAGTCTTTCTTCTACTGCAGTTTGGACTGATTCACGAAAAGCTTTTTCAAATGTGTCCACATTCAATTTCGTTTTCTCTGCATCAGATGCAAGTAAAAGTTCAGCGAAATCGATAGGTAACTTCTTTTCATTTAAGATTTTAATAGTTTCAATTTTGAGCTCTCTTTGTTGGATAGATAGTTCCCTATCCTCGATATCCTTTTTCTGTTTATCTAGAAGAGCCTGTTCTTTCTCAGAAGCAGACATTTTAGCAAGCTTCTCAGCCTCTACTTTCTCAGCATCAAGTTTGGTTTTAAAATCTTGTTCCCATTGTGCTTGAGCTGTTTTCAAAGCTTCAGCAATTTTTTTATCTGTTTCACTTTGCAGAAGCGTTTGCAGTTCCTCTTGCGATTTTGGTAGCTCCGTTCCTGCTGGTGGATCTCCTTGGCCTCCGACTTGACCTGCTCCAGGATCATTTCCACCTCCTCCTGCCGCGCCAACTCCTGCGCCTCCACCTGAATCTGGTGCTAATAATGGAACCCCAACAAACCTACCACCAATCTTTTTGAACATTTTCATTCCTCCTAATGTCTTATAAAGTTCTTGTGCAAAATAAAAAGCCGCATTAATTGCGACTAATTCGAAACGTATTTTTCTTTCCAAGCCTTATAACTCATATTTGCAGGCACATGATATGTTTTACCGTCAGACCCTCTTGCCGCCCTCTGACCAAAGTTGTCCTCGAAATAAGGAACTGTAACAGATCTGCACCAAGCGTGCAATGGGGGAGCAGTTATGCCGACCTGGTAATCTTTCATATCGAATACTTTCCCATCAAGGTCCTGACAAACCTTACTGGTCTTTAAATCGAGAGTTGCCACCATCTCAAACTTTTCAACGTTCAGATCATTGAAAGTCTCTTTTTGTGATGCAGAAGCAAAGAATGCTGATTCGGTCATAACTAGCCTTCCAGCTTTCTTTCTAGAAACGTCAAATCTCTCAGAAATTGTTTTGATTACCTTGTCTGGTGCATCTCCTCTAACGATGGATTGTGTCAGTTCAGTGTGAAGGACATTCACCAATTCAGTTTTGTTCTTCCAGATACGGTCTGAAAAGTTTAATCCATCCGGCGCCCATGGCTTTGAAGCAATTCTTTCAATTCTCTTTGTATCTATAGCAGGGATTGCCCAACCAACACTAATTCCCTTTTGGATTTCGAATGCTGATTTGTAATATCCATCAGAAATAATACTAGAAGCTAAAGAATTGATGGAACCATTTTGGCTCCCATAAAGCACTTCGATTTGCTGTTGAATTGGAAGCATCATTGCTTCCAACTTAGAGATATGAACCCTCGCAGAAGCATTCTCCAATTGTTTAAGCCATCTTTGGTTCAAAGCATTATCTTTCCCGTATTTGATGTAATCATTAACGTCCCAAAGAAATTCTTTAAGTTCCCCTTTACTTAATAGCTTCTTTGCATCCGAGAGGGAAATCTCATTATTGGACGCTAAACGGGTATACCATTTGAGCAGATCCTTTTCAAGACTTACCAAGGTTCTTTGATACTGCTTAGCTATTTCATTATTGGTTTGCTGCCCTTGCTGTATAAGATGAGATTCTAGATCTACAAATCTTTTCTTCCAGTAATCTCTTGATTTCATTCTTGATCACCAGTATCCTCATTCCCTTTCTCAAAAGAATAAGGATCACTTTCGTCAATCATCTTCTTACGTTCCTCATCCTTACGGGCAATCTCAGCATCCGCATCATCAACAAAAGGTAGCTGACTTAGTTGAGTTTTTTCGCTAAGTATACCTGATAAATCCTTAACCATATCCACCAACTCTACAAGATTTCGAGGTATGTTTCTATGAAACTTAAGATTGATCTTATTGTAATCATATTGACCGCCTTTGATGTTAAGAAAATTAGTAATCATCCGCAGCCGTTTGATAAGGGGCGATTTGAATTTTCTCTCCTTGATAGATGCAATTTGTTCTAATCCCCAAAGCTTATACTTCATCGCTTCACCAGATACATTTCCCGCGAATTTCTCATCAGTTAGATCTGGAACTTGGCTAATACGATGAATGTCTGTTTGGAGCCGTGTCTTATTATTTTCGGTGGCAGCATCATTAATATTCTTAATAAGCCAGTCAGCCTCACCTTCTGGTGGTATCAATAATACTCGATTTTCCTTCATTGTCTTGATATCAGTACCTTCAGTGGCATCCATACCAACTAACTTAAGATAGGCATCTGTAAAATACTCAAAATCATTAGCCGTGTCAGATTGCGATTTATTATAAGCATCTATTAATGATAGAACAATCTCGAAGTCACCCATGAGTTCGTTGTTATTCGGATACTCAATGATTGGGACCTCTCCGAAGTAATGGTCTTTCCTCTCGAACTCTTCAAGGCGGCCGTTAGATGAATGGAAATATATAATTTCATCAGCAGTGTATACTTCTGCCTTGTCCAATTTCTCCCCAGTGATGATATTTTCAGTCTGATATTTTCTAATGGCGAAAATCATAGTTTCTTCAATATCATCCGAATAGACAGGAATAATGGTCTTTTTGTCAATCTCCTTGAATCGTACATTGGCGGTCTCATCCGCATAGACTAATTCAAAAGCACGTCCACACATGCTCATGGATTTAGCGAGTTCAAAATTGGTATCCTCTTCACAATTATCGTCTAAGATCTCGAATACCTGGTCAAGCAACGCTTTATCATCGCTTTCGTAAGTAACAGGAACACCCATGAAGTAACCAGTTGCATTATCAGTGATTAGCTTCGCATAATTGATAACCAGCTTATTATTTGGTTTATCAGGTCCAACTTCTCTCTTAAGAATTTCATGTTCGCCAGTATAATATTTCTCGAGCTTATCAATACGCTTTTCTTCGAGCACACCCCACTTAGAGATAATATTCGCTATCAGCAGGCCTGTAATTTCCGTACCCTTAGGTATCTTAATTTTAAGCATTAAACAACACCACCTTTAGAGACCCAATAATTTCTTATCCATAGAGCCAAGTTTATTTTTGTTAAATAGAATCGTATTCACAAAATATCGATCACCATCAAGTTGGTGGTCATTTTGTTTAATCGGCTTATCTTCACCGCGATCAGCAGCCTTTTCATCCCAAATATAAGAAGAAAACTCACGGAAAGTTTCTACGCATCGATCATTGTATTTAATCAGACCATCATTGAGGGCATTACCAACATTACGAATTCCATCGATGACCTCATTCTTTGCCTTAATCACTTTAAATCCGTTTTTCTTCAAAAGGGCAATAAAAGAAGCAGCCGATGGATCTACAATCACACCTTTAAGATTTTTTATATCATCTGTAAACGCCTGTAGATCCTCTAAATACTCTTGGTCTGTTTTTTGCTTACTCTTTTGTCGACCATCGTAATGGTATTCCTTGTCCTTGTACCAAAGTTCATTGGAAAGACCCCACAATCCAAAGGTTGTCGGGTTCTGCGTACCATAATCAATACTGACATAGCACTTGGAGTATGGTCTTTCTTGTGTAGTCACGACATGCTTGTCCTTATTAAACATGTCATAAATAACGCCCTCAGCAAGCACCCATAAGCCTAGAATGAACCGCTGATAGAAGATGCCCTTATACATCCTCTTGTAACGCTCTTTGGTCTTAGCTGTCAGGGAAAGGTTATCATCCATCGTGAAATGGATATGTAGCATGTTCTTATCTTTTAGTTGGTCCAGATATTCCACCTTGAACCAATGATATGGACCAGCTGGGTTGCAGTTGAACCAAAACTTTGCCCCATCAACAGAACAACGAGCTGTTGCCTGATTAACAAATGATTGTGGCATCAATGCAACTTCGTCAAAGAACATGCCAGCAAGCGTAATCCCCTGTATAAGATCCTGTGAACCTTCATCCTTACCACCAAAAATATAAAAGTAATTCGTTTTACCTTTATAGGAGATGGTCAAGAAATTATCTGCTCGATGGTCCTTAACTCTATAACCTCGCGCCTTTAACATTCGCTTCAATGGAGTAATAACGTTACGTCGAAAAGAACCAATCGTCTTTCCGGCCATACCTAAGTTCACTTCATCGAACGTATCCATTCCCCACATAACGTAGGATAGGGACATAACGACTGTTTTCCCAGCACGGACGGAACCATCACAAATAACCCCGTCTTTATCTTTGACAGGGGAACCATTTCGCCACCAGGTTAAAACTTGCTTTTGCTTTACTGAGAAAGGTTTAAAGGTAAATGGTGCTGGCTTTTTCTTCTTAGCTGGCTTACTCGTCAGGAAAGCAAACGACTTAGCTTCAATCTTCGTTTGTGTCATTATTCCACACCTCCGAAGTTGTAGCATCTAAAGCGGCTTCAAAACCATCATCCTCATATTCTTCTTCTTCATTCGCTCCAAAGACTTTATGATGAGAAATTTTAAGTTTCTCTTCCTCAACTTGACGCTTGAATTTGTCTGGGAACAAGTCGAAGTATAAGGACAATTTATCCAAGGCCTTCATCTTGTCAGCAAGCTTAACCGATATACCGTCTTTGCCCTTTTTAACTTCTGTAATTAGAGTCCCATCAACTTCATTGGCATTCTTGAAATCAACATAGTTGTAGCTATACATCACAGGTTCGCCGTTTTCATCTAATATAGGTTCGCCAGTTAATGCATTGACTTCCGGCTGTTCCTTTTGCCCAAAATCAACAAAGTCTGTAATGTCAGCAAATGCTATCTTTACCCACTTATTTAGAACGTCTTGAGCATCAATAAACAGATTTCCTGTCATTTCTTTCTTCATTCGCTGAATAAACTCTTTCACCCTAACATTCCCTAACAGCCTTGGACCTTGCACATGAGCTGTATCTAGAGAATACCCAGCCTTAATTGCTGATTGAGTAGCATTGAATGACTTAACGTAATGAAAACAAAAAAGCCTTTGTTTATCAGTAAGTCTATCTGAATCAAGCTCATCTTCTTTTATTATTTCTGGCTCGCTTTGTGGGGATGCATCCTTCTTTTTTAGGGTTGCAACCTTTTGATTTTTGGTTGCATCCTTTTTCGTTGGATTCCTCGACCAACCTTCACGGCTTTTTCTGCTTTTCAAGGTACCAATTTTCACATCATGCTTATCAGCAAGAGCCTGCAAAGTAATCTTAGAAGTTTCATATTCATTTCTTATTTCATCCCAATTAGGCATGTCATGTCACCTTCCACCTCCTAGTATTTGAGTTGTTTTGGGCAAAAGAAAAAGCACCCTTTATTGATGCTTTTATTCTTGAATTTCCTGTTTAGTATCGCCATTTTGCAATTCTGTTTCCTTCACTTTCACAGAATCCATTATATTGTCTAAAAAGGAATCGTATCTATTCTTAAACTCTTCTAATTTTTCAGCAGTAGGATTCTGATTGCTTTCTAGATAAAATTGTACATCTAAAAGCAGCCTGGTTACGAGTCCAACTCGAATCGCTATTTTTTTATCACGAGTAGTTAAGTTTAAAAATTGATCCATCGTAGTTAGAACAGTAAGAATTCCACTAAGTATTAAAGCCAACGAAGGCCCAAAGTTATTTATTTTCAAACCTAATATCACTGTTATTGTTGATGAGATTCCAACTATTGTTATTTTCATCCAAAAAGCTTTCCTTTTAGCAACCTCGTGACTTTTACTAAGCGATTCCATATTGCTATTTAGTAATTTAATTAAAAAAAGAAAATTTTTTACAACTTGCAAATCTGTCAAAATATCACCTTCTTTAATATTTTTGTCATTAATCATATTCTAATGTTAGAAAGATTTCTATTGTACTCCATTTGGATACAATCATTGATCTATATTTGAAAGGCACCCATTAAATGAGTGCCTTTCAAACTATAAGATTATGGGCGAACAATACCTTGATATAAAACAGGATATCCGCCTGTACCTGGATCACCTTGCAACATTGGGCTTCCACCACTTCCTGGAACTTTCATTTTACACACCCTCCTTCTAATAGTAGTGATGAATATGAGCTAACTATCACTTTTTTATTGTTATTTTTTTATAATCTACATCAAATGTATTTGGGTAGCCACATTCATCACGAGGACAATATGCATATACATTAATTGGTGTTCTATCTTCATTTCTCGTATTAGGACTAACCGCAACTTTGTTTTTAGGTAAAACATGTACAGTTAATACTCCACTATAGTGTTGTGGCACTTGATAATACCATTCAAAATCTTTATCACAATCCTGACAATTATGCTTGCCTTCAATTAACACTTCTCACCACCCTTTTGCCATATAATTATCAGCGACAGAAAGTTCATGTACAATCTCTATCGTTCGACAAAACATGACAATTCATCCATAAACAAAGACGACATTCCCAACCTGATCACCTTCTTTCTCCATAATAAAAGCACCCACCTAGGTGAGCGCCGAATTTAGTTCGTTTATCTTTCTTCTTAATTTCCCATCCTACAAAAAAAGAACTGCTTTTTTTAAAAATTAATTCTTCTTCATTTTTTCAAAATCACCAGATTTAACCAGAATCGCTACTTTCCGACCAGATGAAAAGACTTTTGTACTAATTTTCATAGCACCGATTCTTCTGAATTTCTTTATTGCTTGTTCAACACTATCCTCTGTAGCATGAAGATTATTATCAACTAAATATTTTTTGAAATTTTTTCTAACGAATGATGATCCCATTTCTAAATCGCTTAAGTATTCAGCTAACGCAGCCTCTATTTCATTATCAATGCGGAACATGGTATCCTCAAACTTGCTTATGCCTTTATTTATTTCCTTCTTAAATTCTTGTTCAATAGCTGCTTCGACATCTGGGGTTATCTTTATTGATTTTTTATCAAGAATCTTTGAAATGTCAATATTCCCCACTTCCTCTTTAAGGTTTGAAATTGCCTCTATAATTGTTGTTGTATCAGTTTTAGTATGAGTTTTAAGCTCCGACAATTCATCCTTTATATCACTTAAAGAATCTGTTACTTTGTTAAGTTCGTTAATTTTGTTAGTTACATCTATTAATGCTTGATTTATTAACCTGCTTTGGCTAGATGAATCTATTGATTGAACGAAAGAATAAATAATCGCAACCCCAGCAAGAATTAATGAGGCTATTCCTACCGCAAAAGAAATCTTATCCAGTAACACATCTGTTGTTTGTATTCTTATGGTCCAACTTAAAATAATGATAAAAAGTAAGAATCCAATCCAATAAACAAAGTCCCTATTTGTAAATAACTTTTTCTTTTCCATATGTCCAACTCCCCTCATTTACCTATTTCGGTAAAGAGAAGCTTTTTTTTAATAAATTCGTTCGACAAATCATGCAAAAGAAAAAGCACCCGATATTATTCGGATGCTCCAGAGACTTTATTTAATTCATTTTTAAGAAGTTCATTATAGCCTTCCTGTTCTGCAATTTCATACAATAATGTTATTCTCTGTTTCAACAACTCTTCACAATCAACCGATCTTTCCAAACTATCATTTCTTATTACTTCAAAAAAGCCCTTATATTCATTATTGATTATTTTTCCAGCAATATCCCAAGCATTCTTTTCCGCTAAAATTCTATTATATTTAATTGTATCTAGAATCTTTTCATCATAACCAGTTTTTATTAACAAATCGTAACAGGTAGATATTTCACGACTTATCTTATCTAAGTCTTTATCTATCGCATGCCCTAATTCATGACATAGTACAATTTCAGCATACACATTCAATGGTAAATCATAATATCTAGAACCACCAGTCAATGTATCAATATTTACTTCAATGGATTTCCTTATTGGATCATAATTCATCTCTACAGATTCGTTATTTGTAAGACATAAATCCGCATCAATATTATGACTATCAACCTTTTCTTTGAGGATATTCATTAAATTTTTTATCAATACCCACTCCTCACCAAATATTTTCCTTCACATATGTAATTTGACAAATAGTTACTATTCCCCTGCTTTTCTTACAAATATTTGATTGAGTACTTAGCTCTTTATTGTATATTTGAATATGCCTGTTTATCTAACTCAAATACCGCATTGTCTTGAGCTTCTTCTAATGTATCGCCAATACCAACAGCCAAGTAATCCCTACCGATGATTGCAGTACTATCTTCATTTTCATCATATAAATTTAAATACACTTCCACACGATCTGCGAAGAACAGAAAAATGAAATCAACAGCATCTTTATGCTCGTTAAACATAATACCTGTCTCATTATCTAAAGCTCCCAATCCAAAACTTTCGTCTTCCACTAACTTTTCTAATTGTGTTTTCATGGTCATCCTCCTTCTATAAAGAAAGATTCAACATGCAGGCAAATAGTCCTTGTAAAAGTTTTGTAAAATAAAAAGACACCCAATGATTGAGTGCCCACCAAATTATAGTATTATGGACGAATAATACCTTGTTTCATAATGGCTCCTCCACCAACACCCGGATCTAACAATACGTTTCCTCCGATTGGTGGTTTTGTATAACCGCCTACTTTCTCACTCTTCACGACTCTTTTCATACTATCCCTCCTTTCAAATATCTCATTTCGACAAAAGAAGATAAATTCCTGCATACTTACCCTAGCACTATTATTATCGTTTTATACAGCACAAATAGCATGGCAGCTATAGCTATATAATTAGAAATACTCTGCGGTAACTTGATTGTAACAAGAACAAATTTAACAAGTAGTCCAACAATTAATGGGATAATTACTATCACAGCAAGTTGTAAAGCTAAATTGTCCATTTGTCCCTTAAGTGGACTAAAATCTATCTTTTCCATAATACACCCCTAATGTTATATCGGATGATTAAGGATATATAAAAGCACCCCGAAGGATGCTTGTTACTTACTTTTTAATTCATGCTCAATAACGACTTTTTTTTCAGTTATTTTATATATTAAGTCCTGTTTTTCAGTAGTATTCGTGGCTGTAATATTAGGCAAAAACTTACCTTCAACTTTCACGTCACCCAACTCCTCCTGTATTTTGAATAAACTGTCTTAAAGTTAAAGTGTTTAGCATTTCATTCGTTTTGGCGTAATCAAGATTTAAAAAATAGCAGCAGTAATCTTCAGCGTTCTTAATAACAAATGTAACGGATTCTCCACTTAAGTTAACTGGAGAGAGAATTTTATTTGCTTTTTGCTCTAATTCATAAGGAGTAAATATGGGTTCCATTCTAGTTAAGTACCTTAAAAATAAATCATGTTTCATTTCTTTTTTTAAAAATTCATCTACATATTTAATTATGTTCACAATAGTCTTCCTCATATCTTTTGGAGTTGAAGTATTCTTAGATAGACGCCTTAATCTTTTGTATATTTTATATTCTATAGGTTGAAATTGACTTATTTCTTGTTCAATTCCTTCTACTAAAGCAGGGGTTCTTACATACGCTTCAAAGATTCGAAGAGCTCTATCTAACTTGTTTGGGCCTGTATATTCTGTATGTATTTTTTCTTTAACACTTTCAAAAAACTCATTATCTAATATACTTTGACTAAATTTTTCTTGCTTCATCATCCGATAAATTTGTGTATGTTGAACCGTATTCTCTATATTCGTCAATGCACTATCTGGTCCTGAACCATAATTAAAATCATATAGATAAATTTTTGGGAAACCTTGGAGGAATAATTTCGCATGAAATATTTCATGAACAAACGTTTCAATTAATTGTTTGCAATCAGGTCTTAGATAAACTTTTAATATTTTATTCCGTTTTTCCACTTCCTGCGCACCGTATGCCTCATCAAACAAAGGATTTGATTCTTCAAGTTTATGAATTTCTATCGTGTATCCTTGTTGAGACGCAAGACGTTTCACCTCATTATAAATTGGTATTTCTTCTGGATTTATCATTTTCATCTCCCCTTATGCCTACTCATTTCGACAAAAGGGGAGAATTTCCTTCAAATAAAAAACGCCACCACAAGGTGACGCCCTAATCATATTCCGTTCATAATCGGAGAGTATTTCCTACTCCCCGTCCTGCCTTCCATTCTAGCACGCGGATTTTGATTTCGATAAATCCGTAACCTCTGTAACATTTGGAACATATACACTAATTTGGTTAACTATGGAATCCTTAATACGTCCTATATGAGAATGAGATAACCCCATATGAAGAGCAATCCAACGATAAGACTTGCCTTCTAATATCCAATGCAGAACTTCAAAATCACGATCATCTTGAATAATAGCCATACGGTCCTGTATAATTTGCACCTTTTCCTCATATTGAGCAATCTTCTTATACCGTTTTTCTCTACGTACAACCTCTTTGAAAATAGGATCACTGGTTACGCCTTGTGGCTTCGGGAGTGTGGCTTCAATACCATATTGAACAGTAAGTCCTTCACCCGCATCCTGCATTGAATCTCGTAATATCTTTATGGAGTTCATCATCCAATGGTAGTCTTTCAAAATACTCTCAATCTGTTTGCTAGCAGTTTCTTTCAATTTAATCGCTCCTTTATTAATCAAAATAAAAAAGGACACCAAACAAACGGCGTTAACCGTTCATTCAGTGTCCTCCAGAGGGCTGGTAGAATACTCAATCTTTCTTTATTTAAAATTCTTCAAATAATATTCATAACTAGCTTTATTTCTAAAATGTTGTTTTGTAACTTTGATTTCCTTTTTCAGTAGTAATTGTATAACATCATTAATGAAATTATAAAGTCTAACTACATATTTATTAAGACTTTTATAGGCATAATCATACGGCTCCTCAAAGTCAGCACTTTGATTTGTATCATCATAATTAAACAATTTTACTTCCAAATGTATTGGGAATGTTCTTCCATCTATGGTGTGTTGATATCTTGTACTAAAATCATTGTAATGCGTAATTAAATCTCTTGGAGCAACAGCACCTTTAATCCAAGCATCATAATTTTCCAAAATGAAATCCATTAATGGATCACCTTTTAGCTCCATTACCTTTTGCATTAATCCTCTTGCCTTCCCACTAGATTTAATTCGTCCAAATGTCGACTCTAAAGAAATACCAGAATAATAAAACGACATTAAGGGCACAAGCCGATCTATTAGTGTTTTTATAGAAGAAAAAATTGATTGCACATATATATTTAAATGACGCTCTAAATTCTTATTGTCCAAATTTTTAAAATCATTTAATGTGTATTGATTTAAAGTATCTAAATACTGATTTAAAAAATATGCAGGTGATATATAGCTGGTTAGAGACTTAGATAAATAATAACTTGGTAATGCGGAAATTCCAAAATAGATTTTATCATCTGTTTTATACTTTAATTCCTTTTCACCAATTTTTTTTTCAAAATAAGCTAAATTATCTACTAATGAATTAATATCTATTTTCAATCTTAGGTATTGATCCACCTGTTCTACTTCTAATTCTCCAGATCGAATTAATCTTTCCAGCTCTCTTTGAGTTTTTATATAATCATCTATAAACGACTTTTTTTCTTTATTACTACTCATAACTCTTCCCCTCTCAAACTAAGCCACTACATACTTTTGTTACGCATCATTAAAGATAATCCCAAACTAAAGATCGCTATATAAGATGATAGCTTAGATATTACTTCATCTGCTGCATCTACAAAAAGCTCTATAATTACAAGTGGTATTATAAATGATAAAGGGATAGCCGCCGCGATTATTAAAGATTCAACTAAACGAAAAAACTTAATCCCCTTTATTTGTTGCGAGCTTAATTCTTCATCTTCTTTTGCTTGGATTTCAAAAAAATCAGAAACAGTAATGCAAAAAGCAAAGATAGATAACCCTAGAATTATTCCGCTATGTATATTAAAAGCAAAAGCAACAATAGCAGAAAAAGTAAAACCTACTCCTAATAACCATATAAATTTATGATCTTTCAAAAATCTTCCCCCTCATCAAACTTAACCCGCTTAATCTTACCTTGATGAGTGACGATCTTCGTTTCCCCATGTTCGGGCAATCTAGTGAGCTTGACCTTACCATCACAAACAACAATGGCAAAGCTTCCTTTTACATCCATTATATCAATTTCTAGTCTATTTGTCCTAGGGTCTATTTCAAGATTTTGGAGTCTAGTAGAATTTTCATTAATAAGCCTGGCAGCTTCTTTCATTGAGATTCCTCCCGTGGTAAAATGTAATTGGGTGGACTGGGAGAAATCTCAGTCTTTTTTTATTTTCTATAACCTTCCATCAAATACTCACTCCAAATTTAATTCAAAAACAAAATGTAGTCTTTTAGAACCATTTATCATAATGCTAACAAGTGATAAAATACCCATTAGGCAAATTTTACGAAAGTAAAAGACGCAAAGCCACGGACCTAAGGTTTTTAACTATGGTAGCCGGTTGCCAAGGTTTTTTTATCTTGTAATTGAAACATTCTTTCAAATTTGCCTTATCATAATGAAAGAAGGTTTTCAAAATTAAATCAGTTCTACTTGTTGACGACTCTAAATTTATGCGCACTATTCTTAAGAAGCTTGTAAACAGTAAAGATTACTCTATACTTAGCGAGGCAAGTAATGGTATTGAAGCCATTGAGCAATACGGTTTTTTTCGTCCTGATGTAGTAATACTGGATATTACAATGCCGATTATGAACGGAATAGAAGCCTTAAAAAGCATCTTAAACAATGATCCCAAAGCCAATGTGATCATGTGTTCTGCTCTAAGTCAAAAGTATTTAATAAACGAAGCACTTGACTTGGGTGCTAAGGGATTTATTGTAAAACCAAATTTTGATAACATTCTTGATATTTTACAAAGTATTGTTCCTAACAGATAACTTTCCTTATTTCAGTAGACAATGAATTAGTGGGGCAAGGTGTTCAGTCAGGTAAACTACTCCACCATCGAGCCTTGTTCTTTCTTATGTTTTTTATAAAAAATTAAACATTTATTCATAGTTTAGTAACATCTTCTCGGTAAGATAAAGAAGTGAAGAGACCCCTACCTTTTTCAAAAGTATCACATTAATTTGTCCGGCAAATGCCGGATTTTTTTGTGTTTTACGAAGATGCAGTAAATCTGCTTCTCTTTCCCCCCCCATATCTCTGGTATTTAGAGAGTAAATTCTATCCTTAAGTATATTTTTTTCATTTTTATCCAGTCTATAATAATCGGAGGTGATTTTAATGAACAACCCAAACCCTAAAAAAGAAACACATGTAAACAAAGAACTGCAACAAAGTATTGATGAAGTCGGTCTTGATGCAGATGAACAAGCTATGAATGGATTATACGGAATGCCAGAAACTGATTTAGAAAATAGTCAAAACGATTAAGCACTAAGCAATCTAAAATGTTTTGGAGGTAAAAATAAATGTCACATCAAACGGATAGAATTTAGAAACAAAAAACTAAATCATTAATAGACAATCGTCAAGGTTCAGGTTCAGAATATCACACAGAGCATGCTGGTCATGTTGAAGGATACGGTCAGCCGCACCCAGTTAATGGCGGAAGTAATTCGACTAAAAACAAAGGTTAATCCCAATTCTTTTAAGAGTGAACAAATTTTAGTTCACTCTTTTTTACGGTTTATTCGAAATGTTCACTACCAAAGTCCATTTATTTTTATTTACTATAAAGGTAATTTTCAATTATACTTAAGTGAATTATTTTATTAAGGAGATTTAATGTGAAAACCACTTTGCCTTGTCCGAATTGTCAAAATGCTATAACACTTGATGACTTTGAGAACTTTTCATCACCTTTTACCATGAAATGTCCGAATTGCAAGGCCAAATTAAAAGAAACTCGAGTAACCCCTTTTCTATTAATCGGTGTGATTGCTATCATTCCTTTATTTATTTACTTAGGAGAAACAGCAAAAACTTTTTTATCTGGCATAATACCTATTATTGATAAAATACCTACCTCTATCGTATTTATTGGTGTTCTATACCCCGTGTATGCCATATACGAACGATTTAATGGACTTATCATGTTTAATAAAGGCAATTTGCAATTAAAAAAGCGTCAGTGAATAGAAGCGTGGTATTGTCACGCTTTTTTAGTTTTTAAATAAGTAGGTTTTTTATCTATTACTCATAATATTTCAACCTAGACTAAACTAGATTAGCCGATTATTTAACGAATATATTCCTGCCGGTCCAATCGTTCCATAATCCCAAGATGCTCCTCATACCCGAATGGCTTTTCCCGTTTCAACCATAGCTTGTACTCATTCCATCGTTTCCAAGGATTCTCTTCCCTGACCTGTTCTATTTCACGCTGTAGGATGATGCCTGATTCTCTGACGTTGCTAACTATATCCCACCTAGATTTATCTGATAGATGCATGCTTTCGTTTTCCTGCACAAGATAGATAATGTTCTTAGCCATTCTTTCTACTCGTTCATCACGTTTCATGCACCCACCCCATTTTTTAATATAAGGAAATTCAAAACGACAGTTCTTGAGGCAACCTTTCCTGCAACTCATCAAACCATTGCCTATCCTCTGTATCCATGGCGAAATCCATCATGGAATATAAGTCTTCTTCCTCCAGTGAGGACTCACAGAGATCAACACAGTCGAAATTAACCCACATCTTTGAGTTTATTTCCGTATCAATAGGAGTCCTTGTAAAACGAACGTAATATTGCCCTCTTAATAAGGAAATCCCTTCGATATATCCTACAAACTGAAAGTTACCCTTAAGGATTATCCAATCACCAACATGCAGAAGGTTATCTTCGGCCTTCATTCTGATCGCCCCCTTCATCAAATTGCTGCATAAAGTAATTTTCGATTTTCGCCGCAGTCTTCTCACCGATACCAGGAACCGTTTCAAGCTTTTCTAATAGTTTCACGAAATTATCAGCATCCGATTCTTGCTGCTGTTTTGCTCCTGCAGCATAACCTCGGTTAAATGCTGTCATGATGGCTGGATTAAGAGGGGAAACCTTTTTCTGTTTCAATGCATTATTCATAAACCTTCCATCCTCTCCGTAGCCGTTTATTTAATTCGTTTTTCCTTAACGGTTCATAAAGAAAGACCTGTTGTTTCTGCTCCCTATCCCATCGAAAAAGGAGCGTCCATTTACGACGAGACATTATTTCAGCTCCCTTATAGATACTTCAATACCTGTTTTTTCGCTGTATATCTTCAAAGCTGTGACTTTAGCAATCTGGTTATCGTCCTGCCAAACTATTTTATTCAATGCGTCAAACACGCCTTTTACTAGATTGTCTGCATCAGGCTTTTTCGTGTGATAACTGAAAACGGCGTCCTCTTTTTTCTTTTTACTCCAGCTTTTCGGTATCGGCATAAAGAAAGTAATTCGTGCTTCTAATGGTCCGGAGGGGAAAAAGTCTCCTTTTAACTGCTGTTTAGCAAGTAATTGAATATGGGATTTATAAGCTAGGTAACGTTGCGCCGCAGCATTTATGTATTTTCCACGTTGAGTCATTCTGACGGCACCCATTGGTGTGACTGGTAAATTAAGATTGATCAACATCTTCACCTAACTTCGACTCTAAAAAGGATAACTGACCTTCTGGCGGTTCATTTTCGAGCTTCTTTACCTTAGTTGCATAAACAGGACCAATGCCCTTAGCGATGCTTTTTGCACTTTTTAATGGACGGTTACATACCGGACAATTCAAGACCTCACCGCCGATGCTTTAGCAAGCTCAATTTTCAATTCCTCATAACTTAGTAGATCAATAGGCGATCCTGCACGTGAACGACGTATACCCATTTCTTTTAGTCTAGATAAGACAAAATTCCGTTTCATTTCATTTTGAGATTGAACAGCTTGGTAAAGTAATCCAATCAAGCACCCCTCCTTTCCAACTATGGATTTATTTTCTGAAACATCTGGTCCATTTTACGTTTACGATTTTCCAATTCTTTAATGTTAACTGGCTCATTTGACTCAACAGCTGGATTTTTTTGCAGCCATTCAGGCACAACCTCAATCCTCCCTGAACCCCTTCTATATGGAGTAACCTTGTTCTGTTTCTGAGCCTGTTTCTCTTTAAATTCAAGCTGATAGGCTTCGACTTCTGATGTCTTTTTAAAACCTTTGTCAAACCAATCTGTTAAGATGGCTTCAACATATCTCCACGTCTTTTTACCCTGTTCTGTTGAACGCTTCATGGCCAATACAACTAGTTCATCCGAAAGGTCTGCACACCAGGAGGATATCTTTTCAGTTATATAACTACCTATCACACCAAAACCATTCTCTTCATAGAACCGAAATGGATTCTCTTGTGGAACTGGACTTACATCTACAGGTTCATCTATCACAAAGGGTTCTACGTATTCCTGCTCCTCTTCTTCTACACCTATCTCAGGTTGAGCAATCTCTGGTGGCTCCCAAGAAGTAATAGTAAGGCCATCTATGTGATATCCAAGAGCTATGCAGTTATTGATAAACTCGTTTACTAGATCTTTGTTTTTGATACCATCAAGTTCTTTTTTTATACAAGCAATCACTTTCGGACTCTTGATAAAGTTGTACTTTGCCCAATTGACAATCATGATTTCCTTCGTCTTACCGTCATAAATGATTTTTCCGTAATCAATGAATCTCTGAAGCAACTTATCTACAGTTTCGCGGTTATATCCCGTCTCTGTTTCGACGATGCGCTTCGGGAGTTCATAAATGCCGCATTGTGAGGTTTTACTGTTAGTCATTAAATACAAGTAAAAATATTTTTCCTCCGGTGTAAGGTCAAGAACGAACCCATCCTGCCAAAACTCGATATGCACTTGTCTATATTTCGCCATGCTCTTATCTCCTTTCACAAATAGCAAAGCTATTTTTAACTACTTTCACGGTATAATCTGGATACGATTTTTTCATATATTTAAGGACTAGCTTTTTTAAGTGATCCTTATCCTTTGCCTCCTCCCAGATCCACGCTGGAAGGAGGACATTTGTCTTATATTCGAAATTACTCATCAGTCAAATTTAATTTCCTGATCAATTACAGAAGGCTTTTCTTTCGAATCAGTTTTCCCTGTTTTTGGTACTACATCGATAATTTCCGGCTCGGTAATATCTTCAACCTCACTTGCCTCATCAGTTATATCCTTCATTTCTGGTTCCTTCTCGTCCTCAGCAACAGCAGTTTGCATTTCAACAGATAGAATTCCCCACTTGCCAAGCATGTTCCTTAAAACAGTCTTCATAGCCATAGCATCATAATCAGAACGCCAAACATTGTTTAAACTCGTTTTGTCCTTAGCTTTATTAAACTTAATGCGATGCGCTTCTATTTCATCACGGGTCCAATAGACGGTCTTTTCAAAACCATTTATCAGTTTGAAATATCCGCAATATCCGATCACCTTATCGCTTGTAGCAGCATCTAAATCAAGGTCAATTTCTTCTGTAAGGCGGTTCCACTTAACGAGTTCACCTTCACGAACCTCAATGACATTAATGCTTTTATATTGGCCTGTTCTAAGTGCTAACTGAATGTATCCTTTGTATCCTAGTTGGAATTGTGCCGCCTTATGGCCTTTCTTGCTGTCATAGAAAGGAACAATCCAGGCATATCCAAGATTCTTATCAATCGGTAGATCCAGAGTGGCTGCCACCATCGCAGAGGAAACGATACTCATTGGCTCAGCTGCCTGAATGTTAGGATCTCCGTTATATAAATTCAGCAGAGATGACATAAATTGAGGTGCCTTTTTTTCTAAAACCTGTTCAAATTTCTTTTTCATTGTTGGGGCACTAAGTAAATTTTTAAGACCCAGAGATTGAGCAGCAACCTGTTTTGATGCTTCTGGTTGTTTATTTACTAATTGATTTTTTAAAGCAGCATTTGTAGCCATTAATTAGCCATCTCCTTCACAGCGAATTTACGAAAACTAGTTTCTTTCAGGACCTCACGGTAAATATCAGGGTATTTTTCTTTCAAGGCCTTTGTATCGACTCTGCTTTGTGATTGGTTTTTCCAAGATACAAGGAAGCTGTCGACCAGACCTGTTTCAGCATCCTTTAGTTCAGCCTTGATTTTATTTTCAATTTCCGTTTTCGCTAACTTGATGAGTTTTTCGTCAGCTTTGATTTCTTCGTATTGAGCCAAATACTCTTTATAGTCAGATGGGAGAATAATCTCCTTGTCCTTTTCAGCGCGGTCATATTTTTCTTTAAGGTATTTTTCAGCAGCACTGGACCCGTCCAACTCTGGAGGGATTCCTTGAAGAACATGAAACTCCCAGAAATGCTTTTCAGCAGAGAAAATCATGTTGATAAGCTCCTCATCACGTTCTACTTCTTTCCAGATAAATTTATTTCCACCGACAAGCACAGCGATATAACCCTTTTCCTTACCTGTCACACCAAGGTAATGTTGAACTTGCACAAGATAGGTGGCCGGGACTTCATCTAACTCCCATTCCTTTGCTAGATAAGCACTTGTTGTCTTGCATTCAAGCAAAGAAGATTCACCAATAACGAGCCGATCCAGGTTAGCCTTAATAAAGGGGTATTCTGGATGGGTGTACATGAAGTTTGTTCGACGAACCTTCTTATCTGTGCGCTTTTCAAATTCCTTGGCAACCACATTTTCCATTTCATTTCCCCAATAGATGGCTTCATTATCAATTTCTTGTGGGGTAACCTGTCCCGTTTTCTCAAGCCATAATTCAAACGCTGTACGGTATTTATTTAGGCCGAGAATGATTCCAGCATCACTGCCACCGATTCCTTTAGTACGTTCTTCAAGCCATTCCATACGGCTCATATAACGAGTAGAAATTGCATTCATATTCATTGCCATAATAAAGTCCTCCTTTACCGTCACTGGACAATGTAGTACAATGACGGTAATTCAATTATTTTTAAATCACTGGTTCCTGTTCTCAGCAGGAGCCATTTTTATATTGCTGTTGAAAATATCGCTTGATATTCTTCTGCAAGAAAGCGTTCAAGATTATCTTTCAAAATTAATTCGCCATCAATTTCAACATAATCATCACCGGATAGAATCTCTGTTCCAAAATAATCAACGCCTGCATGTTCAAGTTGATCTACCATGTTCGGGTAACCAGTACGTTCAATTTCTTCAATTACTGGATGATCTCTCACATTCCTCACCCCCTTTCAAATCATGAGTTAATCCCATGTTCTTGATGCGCAGTTGGAATTTGCCGTAGCAGTTAAAAATTTCTATAATAGACTTATCGATTCTAGAGCTTTTTCTCTGAAAGTAGTAAGTAGCCGCTTACTGCTTTTTTTGTTATTTTCTCTAATAAAAACTGCTTTGTTATACCTGATAAACTCAGCCATTCTCCAGCTTTGATTCTCATGAATTCCTCACCACCATTTCTACCAAAATCCCTTTAGCTCTCATCAACTTAACAACCTCTTCAAATCGATCACGACGAACCTTTTTGTCGTGCAGTCTTTCAAGTTCGCGAATAGAATTTAACAAATCAATAGCCGTCAGCTTTGCTTCCTCAAAATCCCCTTCGTAAAGTGACTTTTCAATACGTCCATAGCAACTATGTACGGCTCCAAACTCTTTGGCAGCATGCTTTATATCTTGCGGTAAAACTGAATTTTTAGTTAAATCCATATAATAAATCCTCCAATCAATGTTGATAGACTTTGAACAACAGTTGTAATATCTATTCCACATAGAAGAGCAGCCAGTGCTTCAGGAGCTTGAGTTGCCTGGAACCATCTAATAGCATCCGCTAACTTTAATTCCAGCTTGTCATTCTCCAATCTCGAGACAGCACTCCTAGATATAAATATCTTTTCGGCCAGTTCCTCTTGGCTAAGTCCGGAGCGAAGCCGCGTTTTACGGAGCATTGAACCAAATTGCATAATATGCTCACCTCCCTATAATGTGCAGATATTGCACATGTGCAGAATATGGACAGAATTTAAGTATTAAATTTAGTAAAATTTACATATAGGTAGAAACTAGATTGCTAGCTTACTTTACGAGGTAACCAGTTTTCTATGTAGCGGATTGCACTTTGTAGTTCCTGCCTCTTAACATCTTTGTAGCTGGCGACGCCGAACCTGTCTTTGATTTCCCGATAGATTTCTTTGAAAAGCCTGGCAGCTTCTTTCTTATCTTCGGTAAATTCATATACTCGGCGCGCTACACCTTTTTGTAAGCGACGTTGTTCGCCGTGATCAAGGGTAATTTGTTGTTCTACTTTTATTTCAAGCTCTTGAATCTTATTAGAATGTTCGGTAGTGACTAGTTTTAGCTCTTCTGTTTCCTCGGCTGTGATGGCTGATAGTTTCATGAGAGCGACTAAGGATTGTTTTTCGTTTAATGGGACGATCTTGTCTGTAGAGTAGCTTCCTGTTTGCCGGATGGATGGAAGAACTTCTTCTACAATCCAATCAGTGAATTTTTCTGCTTCCGGTTTACGAGAAGTGAAAACTAATTTATAAACACCAGCTTCGTTAATAACAGCCATTTGTTGCATTCCACCAAGGGTATTCACAGTATGAAGTCCCTTTTGTTTCGGATTTAATCGATCAACAGAACGAGTAACGTTTGTTAATTCCAAAATGTCACAAACATCTTTTGCTACGAACCAAGGCTGATTATCTTTCAAAACTGTTCTAACTTGTTGTTCTTGATAATTGAACACTTTTTGTAATTGATTCATTCGTGGACCTCCTATAAATCGTGATATTCAAGAAACTTTACTAGAGCTTTTACAGCATCCTCTTTGCTATAACTGGGGTCATTAACAAGATCATAAGCAATCTTCAAAATATCTGTTCTCATTTCTGACTTTCGAAGCATTTCTTGGATGTCTGGCAATTAGACGACCTCCTTCTTGAAATAGCTTGTGTTTTCATCAACCCAGCGAGTGTGCTGCTCGATCCACTTGAACAACAAATGAGTCGGTACCAGAACTCCAGCTTCTCGAAATACCGGAAAGTCAGAACGATTTATCAACTCTGATGTCTTTGTCTCACCAATGTTGAACAGCTTCATCAACTGCTTTCTTGTAAGCAATGGAGGTAATTGGTCTTGTTGAAGTACTTCGGTTATAGATCGTTTAATCTCTTCTCGAAATATTTCTCGAATGTTCTCATCAACAAGCCCGAATACTTCTGTAACAGCTTTTTGTATTTCTGCATGGAAGATGCTTAAAACGTGTTCATCAGCTAGCTCTAATTTAACTTGGGCCATTATACTTCTCCTTTCGTACTTATAAATCGATCTTAACAAATTAGCTTTTTTCCAATTTTCACAGATAAGAATGCCGTACAAATTCATAACAGTTTGTTTCGCAAGGTAATTAGCAATTCCTGTTTCTTATGCTTTCATGATGTTTCATTTTGATTAATGAAATTGGGAATTTATTCATAGGTTCATGTCAAGTGTTTTTTAATAATTTACGAAATTTGAATTACTTGTTGCTGACAGATGTCACTCAGTTTCAGTTTCATCCCTTTTATAAGCTCTGGAACCTCTGCGAAGATTATGTTGTTAGCTGCTAATACATTGATTAAATCGTTTATGACTTATTCTTTTTTTTTTTGGTTCATGCGATTACTCCTTTTAGGCTGAATTCGCTTTATCAAGTTCCCCTAAGGAACTATCATTTTCAAAAAAAATAGTCCATTTGAAACTTAGTGAGCCAGCAATTCTTTTAGCGACAGCTACACTTGGTGTTTTCGTGCCATTTTCAACATGTGTATAAAAGCTTCTAGATATGTCACACATTTTTGCTACTTGATCTTGTGTTAGCTTTCTATTGGTGCGTTTTTCTTTTAGCCAAGATCTCAATTTCGTCACCTCCACGTTCCTTTTAGGAACATCTTATATTTGTATTATATGTTCCGTAAGGTAACACGTCAACAACATATTAACTCTTTTAGGAACATTAATCGAAAGTTTCTAAAAGAAACATTATAATAGCATTAAGAAACATAGGAAAGATGTGGTTTTGTGGATATTCTAGGTAAAAGAATAAAACAATTAAGAGAAAGTAAAAAACAAACAGATAGTAAGTACACCCAAGGGTATATAGCGAATTTAATCGGTGTTGCTAGAACTACATATACAGCTTATGAAAACGGGACTAAGCAACCATCTCTTGAGACTGTTAATAAGATTGCGGATGTATTTAGCGTTTCTACAGATTTTTTACAAGGACGAACGAACAATCCTACTCAATTGGGCCACGCTGAAAAAGATGAAAAAGACATCGCAAAGCGTATGGAAGAAATAAAAAAAGACCTATCTAGTCAAGATGGTCTCATGTTTTCTGGTGAACCCTTAAGTGAAGAAGCAGTAGAATCACTTATGGAAGCAATGGAGCACATGGTTCGTCAAACTCAACGAATCAATAAGAAGTACATTCCTAAGAAGTACAGAGATAAAGAAACCGAATAGGAATGCGAGGCGAATCAAGTGGGTTGGATTAAAGAAAAGGTTATTGAACTTACGAAGAAATATGATACTAGAGATCCATTCGAACTTGCTTCATGCTTAAATGTGTTTGTGTTCGAATGGGACTTTCACGAAGAAATCAACGGGGTATACAAGTATGACAAACGAAACAAGTACATATACATCAATTCCAATTTAAATATAAATAATAAATTGTTTACTTGTGCTCATGAGCTAGGCCATGTTGTACTCCATCCTAGAGCCAACACCCCTTTCATGAGAAAAAATACACTATTATCCGTGGATAAGATCGAAAAAGAAGCTAATCGATTTGCTGTTGAATTGCTGGTTCCTGACGAAGCTTTGTATGACTACCAAGATAGCAATCTATCAATACATGAAATATGTGAGCAATACTCAGTTCCTAAGGAGTTAGCGTGCATAAAAAATTTTAACAATTAACTAGGTATATCCACACATTACTATTTCATCACGAAAATACATTCGTGTTTTTATTTTAGGCACCGATGGGTCAATTGCCCATATATACATAAATATCACATTCGATAGGAGGTTTATAAATGAGCTGAAATTGTCCTTTTCGTATAAACAGTTTCAGTTGTCTTTGCAAATTTATATATTAAAGATAAACGGGGTGTAGATTTGATAGCTATTTTCATAATAGGCTTTCTAGTATTTTTATTTTCTTTAACCTACCTAATTTTTCATTTTATTAAAAAGATAAAAAATAGGAACCGCACACTATCGAAAAAAATCTTCTATTCTACTTTTGTAGGGGGGTTACTCTTATTTATTGTCGGGGGTTCTTTTATGGATACTGGAATACAGGATCAATTAAATGAAGCCTTAGCAAATAATGAAAAATTAACTTCTGAAGTCAATGAACTGAAGTCTAAGGTTAAAGAACTACAAAAAAGTAATAAGGATCTAATTACAGCTAATGAGAAATTAGATAAAGACTTAAAAGATACAACAACTAAGGTTACAGCATTAGAACAAGCTAAACAGGAGCTAAACGATCAAAAAACTACCTTTGAACAGGACAAGGTCGGTCTCAATAAACAAATCACGGATTTAGATGCTAAAAATAAAACTTTAGAGAGCGAAGTTACTAGTTTAAAAGAACAACTTACAAACAAAAACACAACAGCTAGCGCAAACAAGAGTTCAAACTCTAACACATCAGGAACAACAAATAAGACTGCTTCATCATCTAATAGCTCGAGCCCAAAAACTGCTACGGATACTACTGGTGGAAATGAAACCTTTGCTAATTGCACTGAACTTAGAAAAGTTTACCCCAACGGAGTACCGAGCTCTCATTCAGCCTATCAATCAAAAATGGACCGTGATAAAGACAATTATGCTTGCGAGAGATAAATAGATTGCCCTCCCCTGGGCTTTTCTTTTAAAACTAAAACAGAACATATATTCTATATCGGAGGTTTCATGATGAATGCTAAAAACGAAATTGAAAAATTCAATCTACAAGAAGAAATTAAGAAGTCTAAACAAACAGGCGTGAAGTTGGTGAAAGTCCCTCTGCTCAATAATTTTAGATTAGTAGACGGTAAATTGCAATATGACATCGAAGATTATATCGAGACGCCTATACATTTTTTGAAAGATGAAAAATTGAATTAAGGAGTCGCGCATGCGCGTATCATCATCATCTATATTCTTATTCTCTTTCTTATTCTCTTTCTTATTCTTAGTTCTTCTTCTTCCCCCTAGTCTATGGATAGTCTATGCATACCCTATCGATACCGTATAGATATGGTATAAAACCTTTATGTATCAAGGGTTACAGCAATTTCAACAAATATGTAAAATCTATCCTATAGATACTGTACTTATACCATATCCGTAGTGTTTCTATAGAGTATGCATACGGTATCTACACCCTATTTATACCGTATGCAAGGAGTATAGATAGACCTTAAAAATGAAAGGTTGTGGAATATATTGGCATACTTCCGGAAAGTGAAAGCAAAAAATAAAAAAGGATATACTTGGGCATTTACGATTGAAATTGGGATTGATCCTGAAACAGGAAAAAGAAAACAACTCACACGAAGAGGTTTTGAAACTAAAAAAGATGCAGAGATGGCTTCAGGAAAGATTCAACAGGAAATAGAGAATGATGAATTTATTCAACCGAAAAAGGTACTTGTAAAAGATTTTATGGTCGACTGGCTAAATAATATTGCTAAACAAAATGTTAAGCCTTCTACTTTTGCTGGTTATAAAGGGGTTGTTGCTAAAAGGATCATTCCTATATTCGGGGCTTTAAAACTAGAACAACTAAAACCTATTATGATTACAAAATATTATAATTCACTCTTAGAAGAAGGATTATCTGAGGAATATATTGATTATATACATTCTATTCTTAAAACATCCTTAAATACTGCTGTAAAATGGGAATTCATTAAAACAAATCCTGTTGTAAAAGCTGATAAACCTTCTCTTAAGAAAAAAAGCGTTTCAACATGGAGTATAGAAGAATGTAATGCATTTCTCTCCAAAGCGAACGAAGACAGCAAACCTCATTTTTATATTTTGTATTTATTAGCAATCTATACTGGAATGAGACGAGGAGAAATATTAGGATTGAAATGGAGCGATATTATTTTTACCCAAAAGAAAATAAGTATTGCTAGGACTCTATATTATATCCACGATCAAGGTATTATTGAACAATCGACCAAAAACGACGGATCAACTCGTGTAATTTCTATATCTGATATGGTAATAAACGAACTAAAAAAACATCAATTGTGGCAGAAAGAACGTAAACTAGAATATGGTATCCCCTATTCAGAAGATGGATATATAACAGCTAATCACAAAGGCGAAGCATTGAATCCAAATTACGTTTATAATCATTTTGTAAAAATGACTAAGAAAGCAGGATTAAAGAAAATACGCTTCCATGATTTACGTCATACACATGCTACAATTATGCTGCAGCTAGGAGAACATCCGAAAATCGTCTCTGAGAGATTAGGACATTCTTCAATCGAAATGACGATGAATACCTATTCTCACGTTACACCAGATATGCAGCAAGATTCTTCTGATCGCTTTGAAGAGGCCTTAAAAAACGCGAAAAATCTATAA